AATCATTATTCATATATACCGACCATGACCATGTCTTTGTTGGCTCCACGCAATCACATCTATCGGCCTGCGCCAAGCCATTAGCGTAAGAGATACCATCGGATTGTAGGTTATTGTCGGCTATCCTATTTGCCTCGTCCTTGGTGCAGGCGGTGTATTTACCAGCGATTTGCTTATAACTGATAGTCTTAGGAGTACAGTTGCTAGGACAGTTCGTAGCCTTGACATTCCCCCATCGGTCATCATTGCCAACCTTAGAAGGGCATGTATTAGCATTAACAAGAATCTGAAGAGCCTCCTTAGCGCTAGAATAAGCATCATAAGCGGCGCTAGACGCATCTTGAGCCGTGCTCCTGCAATATTCTCCGGCAGAAACAACCTTCATAGGGATACTAGGAGCGCATACATCACCACATTCGCCCGAACATCCCTTACATACCTCATTGGTATAGATAGTGTAGTCATGTGGATTACAACAATGCTCACCACCATTCTGCCAATATCCTGTAGGATCGCACTCGCTAGAATAATGCTCCTCGCTATTACCATTATTACACCTACTATCATCCATATGATATGTATTATCACACCCGCATCCACAAGATCTGGAATCATACTCAACCACCTCGTCTTGATCAGAAGCAGAGGAACAAGGATTGGTTTGACTCCTTTTCTTACGATAGGTACACCCGTCGCAATAATAACTCCAATTACCATAAGCAGGAGTATCATCATCGTCGGCACAATCACCATTCTTGTTAGCGTAAGCCTGAGCGGCGGTCTTAGTCGCCGTATCATTCTTGAAAGCATCCTGAACCTTGCTGTCGGCATCCGCCTGAGATACGGTAGATGTCAACGCTGACAATCCTAAGGCACTATAAGGAACGGATAGAGCGACACCATGTTTACATGTACCACAATTATCCTTATAGAACGTAGCGCTTCCAGTACCGGTCCACACACAAGTGCCATGCTGGTTAGCGTAATCCTGTCCTCTCTGGTCTAGGATCTGCTCTGCCTTGCTCCTGGCATCAGCCAAAGAAACCTTGCTGGTGATAGGCGTACCGCCGTTGGCTTGCGTAGAGGTCACCGTTATTCTCTGACCAACCCCGCTTCCGGCGCAATTGTTCTTATAGAAGTCACGGCTTGCCACGTAAGTCCATGTACATCCTCCATTCTTATTGGCGTAAGCCTGACCATCAGATCCACGAACCGCGTTCTCAGCCTTCTTGTTGGCGTCAGCCAAGGAAACGGTGGAGGTGTACGGGTGTCCCGGAAGCTTGCTGCTACTTACGGATACCATGTCGCCCACGCCGCCGTCAGCGCAATTGTTCTTCCTAACCTGTCCGGTATAGCTTCCTGTCCACGTACAAGTACCCTTCGAGTTAGCCACGGCCTGACCCTGAGAGTTCACGGCGGCCAATGCCTTGGCGTTAGCGTCAGCTTGGGATACACATGACTTAAACTTACCATCAGAGCTAGGACTTGGATCCGTAACATCATTCTGAGTTACAGTAACAGAGCTTCCAACTCCACCATCCGCACATTGACGGGTAAAGGCCTTGGATGCCGTACCAAACCAGAAACATGTATTATTACCACCAGCTATATACCGCTCTTGATTATCAGGATCAGTATAACAGGTATTGGTATTACGTTGATGTAATTGAGAGATACAGTCCTTACATACGGTCTCTATAGTCTCCCATACCGGTTGCTCGGTCTTCGTATGGCACGTATCATCATAGTTCTTGTTGACGAACGCCTGACCCATTCTATCGATATAGGCCTTAGCCAAAGCGTCTGCATCTTCCTGAGAACGGGTTGAGGTAAAGAACTGACCCATAAGATCCGGGGTTACGGTGATAGGATCTGCATACTGACAAGTAGGACACTTAGGAGTGAACTCCTTGCTATAATTACCTACATATATCTTCAGTTCGTCGCAAGTACCACGATCGTTGGCTATAGCCTGACCTTGCGCCTTGACAGCGGCCTTGGCAAGCTCATCGGCGGCGAACTGGCTCTCGTATGAGTAGAACGGACCTCCGGTCACGTCAGCCTCAGTAACGGTAACTGAAGACGGGATAAGACCAGACGGACAATTATTCTTCTCAAACGCCTCGCTATAATGACCGGTGTACTTAGGAGCCTCATGGCAAGTACCACGCTCATCGGCGATCTTCTGACCTTGATTCATGACAGCGGCCATAGCGACTAAGTTAGCCTCATCCTGTGATACACAAGACTGGAACGGATGACCTTCCACCATATCTTGTGTCACGGTGAACGGATTTCCTACCTGATTAGCGCCACAATTGCTCTTCGTGAACTCGAAGCTAGCCTTGCCGGTATACATAGTGGCGTTAGAGCAAGTACCCTTGGTGTTAGCCAAAGCCTGTCCTTGAGCCTGTACGGCGGTCATAGCCATAGCGTCAGCGGCGGTCTGGGAGTCGTTAGACTGGAATGGGTGTCCTTCTGCCATATCTTGGGTGATTGTCACCTTAGATCCGATCTTACACTCACCACAGTTGTTTCTCGTGAACTCCAAGGAAGCACGGCCGGTGTACGTACAAAGGGCGTGGATATTGGCAAGGGCCTGTCCTTGGGCGTCAACGGCGGCCTTGGCCTTGTTGTTGGCATCCTCCTGTGATACGGTAGACGTGAACGGATAACCGTCAACCATCCTATCATTTACCGTATAAGTACCACCAGTGCCAGTACCACAATTGTTACGGGTAAACGTACGTGTATAAGTACCGGTATATACAGGCACCTTCTCGCACTTACCTTTCACGTTAGCCACATCCTGACCTTGAGCCTCGACGGCGGCCTTAGCCTTATTGTTGGCGTCTTCCTGAGATACGGTAGACCTGAAATCCCCTGTCACCATAGTCTCATCCACGGTAACCTTGGTTCCGTACTGAGTCTTATCGCAATTGTTTCTGGTAAATTCCTTGCTATACTTACCGTAGTAGATCGTCTTCTCCTTACACTCACCTTCTAGGTTGGCTTGTTGCTGGGCGTTAGCCTCAAGATCAGCCTTAGCCTTATCATCAGCGTCCTTCTGGGAGATAATAGAGAAGTACTTACCAGCGGAAACGACATAAGTATAAGGTTGACCGATATGGAACTCATCACAATTATTTCTCGTGACTGTCTTCTCCATCCTTACGTTATAGTATACGTTAGTCTGACAGTCGCCACGCTCGTTGGTGATAGCCTGACCTTGCGCCTCGACAGCGTCCTGCGCCAGCTTGTTGGCGGCATCCTGCGATACCGTAGAAGTAAACGGATATCCAGAACACATCTTCTCGTCCACGGTGAAGTCAACAGGAGTAGAACCCTCAGGGCAGTTGGTTCTCTGGAATACCTTAGAGTACGATCCGGTAAATACCGGTATCTTCTCACAGTTACCCTTGATATTCGCTATATCCTGACCTTGAGCCTCGACAGCGGCCCTTGCTAGGCTATTAGCGTCTTCCTGAGATACGATGGATCTGAAGTCTCCTGTAACCATCGTCTCATTAACAACCACATCCGTACCGTATTGGGTGGAATCACAATTGTTACGGGTAAAGGTCTTGCTAAACTTACCATAATAGATATTCTCCTTAGGCTTACACTCACCCTCCAAATTGGCTTGTTGTTGACCGTTCTTCTCAATATCCTCAAGAGCCTTCCTATCGGCGTCCTCCTGAGAGATGGAAGATACGTACTTGCCCTCAGGAATGATATAAACATATTCCTGACCGTCACTGAACTTATCGCAATTATTACGTATAAACGTCTTTCTCTGCTCCTCGTTATACCAGATATCGGTTATACACTCACCATGCTCGTTGGCGTATTTCTGACCGTTCAGGGCTATATCCTCCATAGCCTTGGCGTCTGCGTCCTCCTGCGAGATAAACGACTTGTAAGTCCTTTCCTCGACCGTATACAACACCACCGATCCATGTTGGTTGGCCAGACAGTCATCCTTGGTGAACGGCTGAACCATCTTGATATTATAATAAACGGGTTTGGCGTCTTGGGCTATCATATACTCCTTGACAATATTACCGTCCTTTGACGTTATACGGAACTTAGCCGTACAGATCTGACCGGTATAATTAGCCTTGTATACGATATTGAGCTTATTATCGCCTACCCCATGGCTCTTGTCGTTAATGGCAAAGCAATTACCCTCGACACAATTCTTATCTATTTCCCTTGCCATATTATCCTTCAGTTATTCTCCATGAAACATCATCTCCGGCCTCTACCCTCACGATTTGGGTATCACCATCCTTATTAAGCGTCAACCTTTGCGGATCCACGTTGAAGGGTGGTTCCGGTTCCGGCTCACTACCATCACCGCAAGTGCAACATACCAGCTCAATATCATACTCGGTATTGGACTTGATATCGATGACAACCTGACCGTTCTCGCTAGTCACGTTATCGAAGTCATGATCAAGTATGATATAAGGTATATCATTAGGCTGTTGATTGATATTAACAACCTTACCGTTCAAGACAAACATCTCATGATGTTGTTCGTTATCCATATTCTTAGGCATAGCTATGACAAAGCTAGCCTCATACAAATCAGTGGCTCCGGGATCCTCAGGATCGGCATACACTATATACCTGCTATCCTCTTCCGGGACTTTCATGGATAAACCGTTCACGTTCATGGATACTATATAGGACTTGCTCACCGAACCACCAAGAGTAAGGCAGGAAGCCTTGACCGAGGCGGAGTTGAGCTTGGCGTTGATGGTCGCCGTCCCACCCTCCATGTCGAACATGATATTGGTCGGATCCACGCTTACCCGCTCCATACCCTTCTGGGTTATAGTGGCGAGCTTCGTAACCTTGCCTTTCTCGACCGCCACGTAAGTCTCCCTAGGCAACCTACCCATCCATCCCGGCTCTACCTTGATAGCCACCTTGTCGGGGCCGGTACCGGAGATCTTGTCGTAGGACACCCATGAGGAGCCTTGCTCGATCTTAGCAAGAATATCTTTTAAATTATTCATATCATTCCGCTTGAGTTATAGTCCATTTATCACTCTTACCTACGATAATCTCCAGAATCTGCTCGCCACCCTCAGGAGGATACTCGAAGTTAGTAGGCTTAATCTCAAACACGCTGGCGCCTCCACAACCAAGATCACAGATCATATCCGGCAACCATCCCTCCTCGAAAAACCGTTCTATAAGCTCCCTGACAGCCTCTGAAAAAGAATCAAGTTCTAACCTGTCTACGGGGAGAGATCCCTTCTTGAGGGTCTCACCACATACCCAGCCGTCGCACTCGGAAGCCAAGACCGTATCGTACACTCTTTTAGCCATAACATGAGGTATTTAAAATATTACTATTCAATGTAGTATATACGATATTAACATCAGTGAACTCATCACCCATGCAATATTTCTTTTTAAACTTAACGGACCTGCCAGAAACGACATACCCGTCATTGGGGACAATAGTGCCACAATAGGTAACGCTGAGCACGACTAACGGCTCGTATCTTAATCTGACAGCTTGAACGCCCTTGAACGAGTCACGCTGGATGGACGCCGTGGCGCCAGATACGGCGACCAGCTTCCTTACCAGAGACTCGATTACGTTATTCATGCCATCACCGTTCCTGATATCTGCCTCAGGAAACGACTGACCGTCATATATGATCTGGGAGCTGTAGATACTACACTCGTTCCCCGGTCTATATTCCGGCTTACATGGATTACAATTATTTCTCATATCAAATCAATTTATTGATCATTCTTCTTAATTCAAGTATCTCGGCATCCCTATCCCGTATGGCTTTTATCATAGCGTTAAGGGTATCGGACATATCGCAATTAGGGGATAATCCCAATGATTCCACACGTACCTTATCACCGGGGTAAATACAATCGGTACTCATGTACGTAGAGCACGGTACTTTCGTGTCGTCTACAGTAGGTCTGTATTGTTTTTTGTTGCAACCGTTCATCACCAAACCTCCTCTTCAGTTCCGCTATCCCCGCCGCTACCACCGGCGTTGACAAGCTCGTTTATAATCCTCTTCAAATCCAGAACCTCACGATGGTATAAATCTATCTGCTTATCCCTAGACGCTATAATACGCCTCAATGAGTCTATAACGACAGAAATGTCATTACCTTTCTCTATACCATCCGCTACCAACTCATCGCCTGAGTATAAGACACATTTATCATACAAGGTTATAGGACATCCATAACCAACACAAGGTTCGTCCTGACAACCCCGATCGCAAGGATCACAAGGATCGTTAGGGCATTTGTTAAGAAACCCATCTATCTTAACGCCATGACAACACTCTTCGGGACGTTCCCGTGAATGATCATGACAACAACCACCTAAATTACACATATCAATAATATTATTGTTTTTAGCAAAGATACAGATTTGATTTAATAACAGGATAACACACCTCATTAAACAATACAGGGGGATACGACATTCGTATCCCCTGTACCCTAGAATTATAACAACGAAATAAAATCAAGATTTCAATTTAAGAACAGGATTACCCCATCTTTCTTTCCATTGCCTTCCCAAATCATTTATAACACCATTGTAGTCTTTTATATATCCAGCATTAATAGCATAAGATATATTCCTTTCTATTGATACTATCATATCTAATTCCTCAAAAGAAGCTCTATTCCTTATCCCTTCTTCATGTACTCCAAAAACAACAAAATTTATACCCTTAGCTATCCTTGATAACAACTCCTTTAAATTACTTTTATCACTTATAAGCGAAGATACACTACTGCACATCTCTATATAAGCATCACCAGCGGCATTTCTTATCCCCACAACATTATCAACAAACCACATTACAACATCAGCGCAAACCTCAGGACTCATTTCCATGGCCACCACAAGGAAAAGATATGGATTCATATACCACATTTGACCATCCCCCTTACCTTTTCGACATGCTAATCCCATTTTATTTAAATCACTAAGATTTAGAGTCTTATTTTGTAGGCTGATATTTATCCGCTTACATAAATCCCTATTTTCCAATCTACTAATTATTTCCCTACATTTCTCCTGGAAACCATCATACTTAATAATATCATTAAGCTTCTTAGGAGATAAGCCCTTCTTAAGCCTATCGTCAGATAAGACTTTCATAGCTAAAGTGATGTTAACAAAACCATTATCACTGAGCGCAGGTATAACAACACCCATCAATCTCCTATCAGAAGATTTGATTTCAACTCTACTTTTCATAACTTTGAACAATATTTTAAATTAAACATAATACCTATCGGTTCGAGATGAATAGATAGGTATGCAAATATAAAATATATTCAATATACAAACAAGTGTATTACAATATATAAACTTATTATATCTGATATTTTTACAAAAAAAATGGAGGAGATATGCAATCCCCTCCAAACACTAATCTATAAATTATGGAAAAACAAAAAAGCATTCTTACCAATAACACTGATCTTCTTGATCGATATTCTCAATCCATTTCTCGCATTCAAGATTAAGATCAGCGTACTCCTGTCCCTCTACCATCAAGACCTCACGAGCCTTGGCGTTGGCATCCTCAACCGATATCCATGACCTAAACCTGTTGGCTTTGATAGAGTAATATACTTTACCGGACTTATATCCGAACGGACATATCTTCTCGAACCAATCACCGATCTTCGTATTATAGAATATAGGTGAACAACTACCCTCGGCGTTAGCCTTCTCCTGACCTTCTTTCATGAACTTCCTATAGGCTAACGTATCGGCATCTATCTGGGATATATCGGATATGATAGCTCCGGCTGGCAATTCATATACAATACCTTCCTTGCCTGATGTGCCAGCCTCGCAATCGTTCTTGTAAAACAAGCCACGAAGAGGCTGTGAGACCCAGTCCTCGCAGCAAGCCCCGACGGAGTTGGCCTCCCCCTGCCCGATCCGCCCAAGCTCCACCCTAGCCTTATCATTGGCATCTTTCTTGGATACGTAAGAGACAAACCTACCTTTCTCTACACATACCTGTTCCTTAGATCCCTTACCGCTTACGCAATTGTTCTTAATAAACTCATCGCATACCTGATCATTATACCATACGGACGGTATTATGTCGGCATATGTGTTGGCGTAGTCCTGACCATTGGCGTTGATATCATCCTCAGCCTTGCTGTCAGCCTCCTCCTGCGTATCGCCAAAATAGACGTTGGCCGGGACCCGGTAGTCAACAGAGCCGCCCACGTACCCGGCAGGCGGGTTGTTTTTGGTGAACGTCCGAACTATTTCTTTGTTACCGTATATCATTGTGATTCACTTTGTCGCAAATATAGATATTTTACCGATATGAGACACATAACCGTAAATGCAAATATGCAGTTACCTGATTATCAGTTTTTGGGCAAAAATGGAATTAATTATCCCAATGACTAAATGACTCCGATCCGGCAAAAACGCCATAATCCCTGAACATGCCTCCACATAATATGAAATCGCTTTTCTTACTACCGTTTATAGATGACAATATATACCGGTAACCCTTTCCTGTTATATAGATAGTCCTTGCATATACAACCTTTCCGGATTCCGTACATATATTCTTATCCCGATAATGAGCAAATCCTTTCTTTACGGCGTTAGCCGTAATCTCCCAATCTCCATTAACCTTGATCCTTTTAACTATTATCTTTATCTTAACAAGAAAATCACGAAGACATTTATCACTTATAATTATATCATTCTGTTCAAGTTTCTTAGCTAAATCCCTTATCAATAAATCCGACTCACCGGACATGATAAACGACTCTGAAAATTCTATATCCTCTTTCTTCGACTCAAGGACCTTAGCCACCTCCTCGGCTTTAGCCTTCTCCTCTAACGCCAGCTTCTCTGCGGCTACCCTGCCACGATACTCCTTAGCCCAAGCCTCGGCAGCCTCTGCGGGATCAGTAAAATTAGGCAGCTTGATCAAAGAAGAATACGACCCCGTCTCTCTTATAGAAGGAAGAACTTCTTTTGTAACCCATCTCTTAAACGATCTAGCGGATTTGATCTTAGATTGCAAAATCAACGAATACACACCGGATTCATTGATTAAGCGTATTTCTCTAACTGCCTGATTTAGAAGGCTCCTCCCAAATTGGATACTTGATTTACAGCTACTTGACAAAATGATAACATCCTCCTCATCAACCGCATTTCTAACCGCATCGGTAGGCTTTAAATAACCTAGGCATTTAGCCACATCCGTACCGACAAACCATGGAGCACCTTTTTCATCCAACACTATTCTTACATTCCCAAATTCATTACTCTCAAAAATCTTTATATCTTCCATAGCAAAAAATGCCCGAACAGCAGAACATAGCATCTCACCTCTACGAACCGCCGAACGGGTCAATATCTTTCAAACTTAAACGACCTTTAGTGAGATGCCGTCGTTTATGTTTCAATGCAAATATATTACGAAATATATAAACAACAAAATATTTAACAATATTTCATAAATATATATCTATGCCACTGATTATCACCAATACCGATTTTTCTCCATTGGCTCGTTACCTATTACAAATCTTATCCTCCAAAGCATAAAGAATTTTCGCTACGGTCTTATCACCACTTACCTTCACGCAAGACTCACCAAGATCCCGGACATCTATAGCCTCCCTGATACGGGTAAGCTCGTCATATATCTCCTCTATCACATCAGAGATCATAACACACTCATCAGAGTCCTTATGCTTTGACCACTCTGGTAGATCACCCTCATAAGGTACGCAAGTGGACGGAGTTATATGTAAACAACTGTATTTTTTCATGCCAGTAACTTATTAACACGTTCCTTTAACGATCTCACCTCATCCGGACATAACCCGCAATCATTATCACATAATGACCTTTGCAGACGAATTATCCTACCCCAATAGGATATATCGGGCTTGTCACCGATCCTATACCTATGGTATCTCATATATCTACCCCATTGGCAGGACAGCCATTCGTCTACGACCTTACATAGATCTATTCTATCAAGGTTTAATATGCTCTGCGCGCCCATCGAGAATCTCCTTTCTCATTTCCTGTACCTCCTCGTCAGGCGGGCATCCATACGGCAGATTCTTGATCCACTCACGGATCTTTTTCTGCATATTAAGATAAGATACACCAACGCCATCACCCTTGGTACGAACTTGCTTATATATACTAACCACGTCACGCTCCATGGTCTGCAACGGATCTTGCATAACCATACATCCAGCGGTGCTTCTAGAAGCATATTCCCTATCGCTAACAACGGTAGAAGAAGAATGATTCATCATACTTCTCTCAATTCTTTCTCTCTCGGCCCTTAATGCCTTTTCCCTACAAGTATTACAACCCACGACTAAATATTTTTATGTTTAACAATCCACGCAATTGGTAGCCATCTCAAGAAGCTCTCCGACACGATCAATGATCTCATGAGCCGCCTCTATATTGTCCAACCTAACGTTAGCCTCCGCTACGACCATAAGTATCTCCATCTCCTGTATCTTATTTATAAGATCCTTATCCTTGTCCTCGCATAGGATATCAGTCTTAATCCATAGCCGATCAAGACGCCTGCGTATAAGATCCGTCTTAAGATACTTGCGACTAAAATTGTAAGTGGAAGGGCTACCTATGATCTTGATATCATATATACCGTCTGGGAGGTCAAGGTATTTGACATTACAATCATCGTAATTAAAGCAATTGAGACCTAGTGTTAAACTGGTAAAGGTATTGACCTGATTCTTGCCAAGAAACAACGTAACGGGGTCGGACATGCCCGGCGTAGTGATCTCGATGATCGCCTTCCTATCCTCCAGCAGCCCCCACTCGGACTCATCCAATACCTGAAGCACCTTGGGATCACGTGTCTCTAGCACCTGAAACGACAGCCTAATATCATTCATATTAACCTTCTTATCGTACCGGCACAAGCTATCGTCATAACGGGCTTGCATATCAAGATCCGGGATATCGGTATAATATGTCTTGACCTCATGACCGTTGATAAACACCGATGTTATCTGGCAAACATGAGACCTAGCGACATCGAAAAACACCATCCTTACATTACCCTCATAATCAACTCCTGATGTCGGGTATGTCAATATCTGGGTATTATACTCACCATCGTTACGCCTAGCCACGACAGTAATAACGATAGGTTTTTCTATATCGTAATCATCCATGATAATCCTAGCGGCGAACTTATCATGAATTATCTTCGGTATGATATTGATCTGATTCATTCGTATTTCTTTTTCACAAAGATAACTATAAAGACGAATCTTGAAAAATAGATCCGAAAATAATGATGGACGAATATGTTATCAAAAAAAATGGATATATTCGCGTCATGGTCGGTTGGATGAGTGGTTTAGTCGGTGGTCTGCAAAACCATATACCTCGGTTCGAATCCGGGACTGACCTCTATGCTATTTGCATATCCTTTAAAAACTAATTAGAGAAGGGGCGGTGAGAGATCATAGCCCTTTTTTTATGATATATAATTACAAAATCTTTGTCTTCTTCAATATATACACCAATACCAACAATATCATCAAGATACCAGCTACTATCCACACTATAGGCCATCTTGATTCCTTCCTATCATCTACGTCCTTAGATTTGATATTTGTCTTATTATCCAGATCCTTTATATCATTCCTTGTCTTATTAACTCCAAGGGAATCGGCTGTCACCGTGCTGTCCCGCCGGCCAATGACAATATGGGTATCTGTCTGCGAGGACACCGGCCGTTCCCCCGTGGCAGGATCAACATCCTTGCCCGTATCGAATTTCCTCTCAGTTATAACGATATCAGCATTAAGATCAGATGTCTTGATCTCTACGATCCTCCGATCCATGGCCTCATCTATCATCGTCTCTATCCTGCTTATCAAACGATTATCTATAGACGTGTCGCTAACCTTCCTCCTGCTTCCACAAGAGGACAGGAATAGCGACAGACCTAAACAAAAAACAGCCTTAAGACTTATCCTTAACCTTATCATCAGCAATCTTCTTTATATCGTCAAACATCTCGTCAGGTATGTTTTTAGAGAAGCCAAACATCTTGAATACGTTTATTCTCTTGAATACAGCCTTGAACACCTTAACCAGATAAGCGTCAGCGAAAGCATCCCCTATCGTATTCAGGAAAAGCATCACATATCCAACAAGGGCTATATACACCCCATATTTGGTAACGGTAAGTATCATGCTAGCCTCCTCCTCGATCGGGTATAACGTCTTATATATAACACATAATGTCATTACTATAAAACAAGACAAAGCGAACTCCTTAAGAATATCAGTAAACCTGACCTCCCTAAACCATCTCTTGAAACTAAACCTCCTCCTACGGCTTCTACGGAGCTTCCAGCCCCTTACGCTTTGCGCTAACCTAGCCAAAAAATTCGCTATTAATACTATAAGTAATACAGTCAATAAATGATGCACTGGCTGGAAGTAAGCCCAACAAGAAGCACCATACGCAAGCGCTATATTCCATAAAGCCCCCACTCGCTCTATCATGTCTTTGTCTTTCATTTTATACCCTATACGCAAAGTTAACCACTATACCGTTAAGTACCTAAAACACCACGGCGTGTATACCGTTCCTCGTATCAAGGCTGTCAAAATGCAACCAACCCACCTTCCCTTCAAGCCGGAAAGGATATGGTAACATATCTTGATGATCCAAAATCAAGCCTCTGGCCTGTTCCGCCGTCATTGACTTGACATCGAAATCCCCAGCCTTACCCAACACATGAGCGGATAGATAAACATCTTTCTTATCCTTGACTATCTGGCAGATGTTGCATCTAAGACCACGTTGGGAAAACTGCCCCTGCTTGTCCCAATTATTACAATACATAGGCTGTTTGATTATATCCCTCCGTAATATAAGAAGATTATGGAGAAACGCTGTATCAAGAAACTGCCACGATCTGTCCTTCCACTTATTGTATGTATGAGGACACACCAATTCCACTATATCAAAATACGAACCTAATTCTTTTATAATATCATTCCTATCCATATCATCCATTTTTAAAATAATGTAAAATAACAATACCACGATAACCTGATCCTCCTCGACCTCTCGTAGCCCCACTATTATAAGCTTTAGAGGCTCCTCCTCCACCACCTCCATAATAAGTGGCATTACCTCCATTTTTGCCATTAATAGTAACACCCTCAATATCCTCGACTCCAGCTCCATCACCTCCCCCGTGATTTCCGCCTTTCCCTCCGGATAAAAAGCCCATATCCCATCCTCTTGTATAAGCTCCCGATCCACCACCAGCGCCCATAGGATAAGGATATCGGTCAGGATATTTGTTGTTAAAAACATATGATCCATCTTGCCCTGGATTTCCCGGGGAAGGATCATGACCATCCCCTTCAACTCCATATCCGCCTCTTCCACCTTTACCGGCAATAGCCTGATATATACCGAATATACTATCACCACCTATATCTCCGACAACCACCCTATATGTAACACCTGGATTTACGGATATAGTCCCAGTCAGTACACCACCTCCGTTACCGCCACTCCCGGCATTATATACATCGGAATATTCTCCATTAAGACCTCCGGCGACCAACGCGAACTCAACCTCATAGACCCCATCAGGAACCGCCCAATATCCATTATCCTGAGGAGATAGCTCCTCGAATACCTCTATTATCTTCCTTTTGGGTAACATCCTTCTTCTCATCATAAAGCAAATAGGATTTTACCCCCCCCCAATTTAGTTTTAAAATATTGATATTCATAATATTATTCTGGTTTAATCGTCCATCTCTGGGCGTAGTTATTTTTTAGCACATATATCTTCTCCATAGGTGTAGCGGGAGACCCGTTGGACGAGCCTTTCACGAATCCCTCTGGGGCCTGCTCCGTGCCGGAAGGACGCTGGTTTTCGGTTGGATAAGCAGCAACATACATGCTTACCGAAAGACTATAGAACTGGTTCCTCTTCCCATCCTTAGCCACGGATGTCATAGTAATCTGATCCCATCCTACAACAAGGTCGTAGAAAGAGTTCACGAAATCATCTGATCTTTTTTGGCTATGAGTGGATGCATTCACGTTAAACCATGTAATAGCCCTCATCTCATAAATATAATCCGGAAGCTTATCCATTCTAAGACTATTGCTATGAGCTGCAACGAAACTAGTAAGATGTTCCAATCCCCTTCCAGACATATTATCATCATTCCAACCCGTCCTCCTTTCTCCATTTACCCAGTCATCTAAAAAATAAAAATCAGTAATATTAGGATTTATCTTATCTACCTCGAAAAAAGGAAGGGTATTTATATCAAAATAATTCCACATATCAGAAGGGCCAGGATGTATTTTCAACGAAGTTAATTTAGGAAGATCATTAAACTCCTTTATATACCTATCCAAATAACATGAAGACAATTCAAGGGTTTGAATATTTTTCATATTTTTTATATTCCTTATCCCGCTAGATTCTATATCCCTAAGATCAAGCATATTAAACATATTTAAATAATATACCTCTGTCTTACTGGTTATAGCCTCAGGAATTACGGTCATTCTTTGCCCTATATTTTGAAGATCGATATAAATTAACTTTTTGGATCTTGACAACTTGTCTACAGGTATACCGTCATTAACATACATCGTATGGGATACGACCAAAAACTCAAGTCCTGGTATATCCACAATCGGGAAAGCCGTCATCTTACAAATTTGGATATTGGCATAATAAATATCACAAGTAAAATCTATCGACACAGCCCGTTGCACGTCCCTCCTCCCATCAGCGTAAGCATGATTATCTATAGGTACGTATTGCGATCCATCCTCCTTCCTGAACCACCACGTAGTATTGGGATTTTTCCTGTGTTGTATTGCCAAAGAACGGAATATAATACAATAATCATCCCGCCCTTGAACCTTGGTCATAGGAAACTGCTCCTTTATTCCATCCCCCCAATCCACATTAGCCATACCGGGCTTTCTGGATCTAAACTCGACAAACGTATTATAAGGATTACCAACGACAGGATCAGGTACATAATTATAATCATCGGTATAATAATTTCTAAGTGCCCTATCCCATGTGGTGAACCACACGAACTTGTTGGATGATGCCTCGTATTTATATAATGTCTTAGCCATTACCTATCTTGTTAAAATATTCTACAATAACATTCCTGTCCAATCCCATAGAATCACATAAATACTCCCCTTCTGGTTGACCCCCAAACGATAATACCTTATCCGTATCATGAGCTAAAACATCTCCATTGCCTACAAAGGTACGCCCATCGTCAAATACGATAAGCTTATATGGCTTATACGACCTCGTGTCAATATCAGAAGATCGTATTGACCTTAACACCGAAGCCTCTGGCGCCATACTAAACCTCCATCCATAATTATTCATAAGCACATAAACCATCTCCATAGGAGTCGATGGAGAGCCATTAGACTGACCCTTTATAAAACCAGAAGGTGCCTGTAATACGCCACTAGGCCTTTTATCAGAAGGACTGGAAGCCGAATACATAAGTAAATACAATCCATAAAACTGATTCCTTTCGCCATCAGAAGCAGAGGAGGACATAGTGAGATAATTAAACCCCATTACCTTATCATATAATGTTGATATAAACGTATCACATCGACTTTGGGTTGACAAGCAGAAATACATATAAAAGCTATTCATAGACCTCATCTCATATATATAATCCGGGAGATTACTTACATCTATATTACTATAACTATATGAAGCGTCGAGACTCTCAATGTTTTCCAACCCCTTACCACTCATATACGGATGCCAACTTACAACAGATCCATACCATCTGTTTATATGACTGAAAATCTTTAAACTAGAATTTATCCTATCCACCTCATCCATAGCCGGGCATGTATTAGGATCAAACGATGGCATAGCCACTCCCGGGGATATATATAATTCTCTTAGCTTGCTAAAAGACAGCCATTCCCTTGGATATACCCTAACCCTTCCACCAGCTAAATGCAATATCTCCAAATTAGGCCACATGGAAGGGAATTTCCTTATATTGGAAGCTTCGGTATCACTAAAGTCAATAGACATGGACAAATTCAGACCTTTCAATTTAGTTAGTCTATTCCAATCCTCCGGGATGGACGTCAACGTATCCACACCAAACTCACTTAATGTTATACGCTCTATATTTACCGATCTCATTATCCTATCCTTTGGTATATCTGTTATGGTACGATTCCCAGGAATACTTATAATTATATTGATAAGGCTAGGCATATCAAGTATAGGGAAACCTACCATCATAATCCTATAGGATTCCATCATCGTAACATCATTGGTAAAAGACATGGATATCACACGCTCCTTATCCATGCCATCATCATAAGCATGATTGGGGGCGGGAACATACTCACTCCCATCCTCTTTGTAAAACCACCATGGATGACTGTCTGGATTCTTATGATAACTTATACCCCTTCTCCTGAACATCAACCTGTATTGACCATATATAGATCCACTCCTAGCCCTTACAAAAGGGAATTGCTCTTTACTCCCATCTCCCCAATCAACCTCGCACATGCCGGGAGCATTAGAATAAAATCCTATAGTCTCATTATAATTATTAACATCCAATATAGGATCAGGAACATCATCAGTAGTATCATTCCTGTTAACGCCCCTAAAAGCGTATTTACCCTTAGTAAAAAAGGTTATAGACCCTTTATTCGTATCCTTACATATCAGCCTCATACCTCTCCCTCCTCTATTCTCCTGAAATACTCGACAACCGGTGAACTGTCCAATCCCAGATCGTTACAGATATCTATAGCCTCGTATTTGTCAGCGAAATTATACTTACTCATATTATCATCCAATACATCTCCGCCGAACACGGATACATGGCCGTCCTTTACGCCAAGGACGAAAGGGGTGATCCTAGCCTTCCCAGCCCGCCTTGCCCTCGTAAGGGCGGCCTTAGAAGCCGGGGCAGGGGCCAAGACCCATGTCTGCCCGTAGTTATTGGTAAGCACATACACCTTCTCCATAGGCGTCGTAGGATTACCGTTGCTAACACCCTTAACAAACCCCTCAGGGGCTTGATAAACGCCAGATGGTCTCTTGTTGGTAGGAGCTGCGGAAGTATATAAATCTAAGGTAAGTTTATAAAACTGATTCCTGTTACCGTCAGAAGCCGTCTGTGACATCGTTATATAACTCCACGACATTATCTTATCATAAAATGTATTTACGAATGTATCAGCCCTCTCCTGCGTATTTATAAATGTACCACCATCACGCAAAGTCCATATCCTAAATTCCCTTACCTCATACAACCAATCTGGGAGATCGTCTACCGGTACCGTGTCTGAATTACAATACATGCCCTGAATCTTATTCAACTTACCTTCTACTAGATCTTGTTTCCATGAGCTACCACTACCCATAAAAGTAACGCCTGTCTTATCATCTCCAACCTTATCCACCTCATCAAATACAGGTATATTATTCCGATTGCTTATAATGCTTATACCTTTTGCTGGAATAGAATTAAAAGCCGGATCATAAGAAGGGATGTTACACCAGTTGAAGTTAAATTCAGTAAGATTCTTCCATTCAGAGAATCTTCTCCAATTAGAATCAGGATTATCAGCGAAATTAAAAACGAAATTACACCCAAAATACTTCAATCTTTTCATTTTTAAAAACCCCTCCGGCCAATTATCCCAAACACCAGGGTGAGAAAAAGACCCCATCTGTATATTACGAAGATTAACGCTCTTGCTTATCCTGTCATATGGGATATCTCCATTTTTTAAAACGGACCTGACCATAGCCAAATAAGTTATATTAGGTAGATTAACTACAGGAAACTCATGGAGGACAATACCCTCCATATTGAACTCCCCATCGATTACGTTAGAGAACCTCATCGTAACCTCCCTACGCCTGATATCGCTATACTTATGTGGAGGAACCGGTATATACTGAGATCCATCCTCCTTCCTATACCACCATGTAGTATCGTCAGGATTCTTTTTGTACTCAATATCTAAAGACCTGAATACTATCCTATAACTACCGTCAGACATCTTGACCAAAGGGTATTGATCCTTTGTCCCGTCACCCCAATCGACGTCCACGAATCCTGGATTGTTTGCCGAGAACCTGAGATTACGATTAAAAGCATCATAATCTACTATCGGATCAGGCACATAATCAGCATCCTTCCCATTATAACAAGGGAACCTATCCTCGTTAACATAAAACGTCACCGAGGACAGGGCCGTATCATATCCTACTAAAAATCCCATATCAACTAATTGAGGTTATATCATAAGACACCCATTCCTTGTATCCGTTAACCATCTCATATACCTTGTTGATGGTCTTGCATACGACAGCGAATCCGATATCCACGTTAGGGAACTTCTCGTTAAGCTCGTCTATCGTAAGATCCTTGGTTATGCTCTCGTCCCATTTACGCATCTCCTTTACCTCCATAAGGATCGGTTTACCGGTTATGCCTACACTCATGACCCACTCACCCTCACGATTGGCATCCGCCAGATCGGGGAAGATAGTAACGCCAAACAACTCCGTGAGCACGAACTCATCGCCGTTCCGGGTAAACGACACCGCCGCTCCGGGGGTCAAGACTACCTCGTTCACAGCCAGCATACTCACCAGCTTCTTGGCTCCCCCTGATACAGTACCATTCAACACGACAGTCACGTTACCCGTAGCACTATTAACGAACTTGATATCATTCTTCTCGCTATTTATAGCCTGTAACCTAGACCCAGATACGATATTCACGATCTCATAGTTCTTGTCATAAGTGCTTTGCAACGTAACATTACCATATCTTGTATCAATCAACGTAATCCACTTAGCCTTACCACCTACTATCTCAACAAGCTTATAAAACACGTCATTGCCGTCAGCGTCAACCCATCTAGCTATAGCTCCAGGAGCGAAATTAGTCACCTCCCGATCTTGGGTATAACTTATAGTGCTTTCCGTAGGCTTATTAGTCAAAGTAACATAAAGGCATTGCTCTACGTCGGCTTCCATCTTAACTATCCCAGCTCCATCGTAATAATAATCAGGTACATTTTTTTCTCGTATCAACAAGATAGTACCTTCCTTAAGCTTATCGGCGTTAGTTGGATCATCCACGAAAGACTTCATCTGGATATAAGTATCGAAGATAATAGACGTACTCTTATCCTCTATCTTCTGATTGATATCATTGACAATATTATTAATCTCGTCTTTCGTATAATAAGGAGATAAATCAACCTTCGGGCCTTCCTGCTCTAAAGCCTGAGTTCCATCCCACCAATAATCAGGTACCTCCTGCTCCCTGATCCAGAAGCTGTCTCCCACACGGAGCTTAGCCGTGTTCTCCGGAACCGCCAACCACTCATTCATGGCATCGACCGTATCAAAGATATACGCCGTGTTCTTGCCCTCAGCTATACGTCTTACGACAGCCAACTCGCTCTCGACATCGCTAAGTCTTTCCTTTATATTATTGATTTCTCGCTCTAACTTATCATAATTATCCTCCTGATCTATAGCGTCACCGATGGACATATAAACCTCGTTAGTGAGCTTATTGTAGGTAACACGAGCCACCTTCTCGTAGGATGTCTTATACGTAGATGAGCCTTTGCTGGTATGACAAACAAAATCATACGTATTTTGATACACCACAGATCCACCGGTATTGATGAAATTATATCCATCTTGGCTCATCGTACCTCCCTTGTATCCAACAAGTTCAAAAGAACATTTACCCGTACCTTTAGATCCAAACCATGTAGCGTAGGCCATGAAATACGTCTCTTCAGGTAGGATATCATAATATTTAGCCCTTAAATCCTTCACCGACATCCAAACACATTCCTTACCAGACCCGGTATTATCACCACCCCATTTAAGGACTTCTCTAACAGAGCTATCTCCATTTCCGGGACCAGAACAACCTACAGCAAGATTATCTATGGTGGGAACATTAGAATTAAGGGCTTCCGTCATAGTATCCAAATCCCTTCCAGAGCTTGATTCCCATAAATACCTAAAGGTCACAAAATCGACATCTCCAATCTTAACACCTCCAGTATTACTAGGATATGTTTTTGTGACTAACTCATAATACCATTTACCGTCACGGAAAGTAACCCTTATCCTCTCTACTTGCTTAGGGGATATAGAGACATATGATCCTCCAACGGAAATATTATCGCTATCAACCGCACGGGAAGTCCCATCCTTTGGATCCTCAGGGTCCACGGGGGTGTAGATCGTAGCCTGCTTATCTCCGGCATTGATAACAACTATATAATAGCTGTCCCCATCAAGACCCTCATCATGAGCCATGGTTACAAAACCCTGCTCGCTATCCGGCCTCCATTCAACGACAACCATATGCTTATCCATAGGTATACCGGAAACGCTGTTAACGTAATTGGTTGACGACATGAAAACAGCATGGTCATCATAAGCCTCATCAACACGTTGATGCTTAGTAGCCAATCCGTCAAGACGTGATATCTCAATGGGGTCGGTTACCTCGACCCCATTATAATCATACCACTTATATCCGATCATCGTATTCTCACGACGATATTTCCTTTTCCTTATGACCTCACCGCCGGCTAGGGCGTCAATCATATAATAATCATTACATACCTTAACCATGACCTTGATATTAACAGGTTTGACATAAACAAGCCACGATAGTAGCGCCATCGGGGATGGAGGTCAGCGTAGTCCCTACAGGGTAGGTAGGAGAGGATGACTCAAGCACCATCAACGACATCCGCTCTACGACCATATTGTTATCAATCAACCGACTTCCCTCCACATAGAACCGGCCATCGGCCACCTCATAGCATTCCCGCACCGGGACCATATGCCTTTGGCTCTTATCAGCGTAATCACAGATCGTCACCTTAGCCCCATCCGGTATAGACGTAAGCTCATCACCTACATTGTAATCAGGATGATCAGAGTACACGACATACAATATAGACTTAATATCCTGTAACGCCGGATTGACTGTCCTGAATCCCTTCAAATGTATCTTATGACCACCGATCTCATAACAATCATCCACGTCCATGATATTAAGATCACAACTGATAACCGTCCAGCCGTTAATAATCGTCTGCGTAGGGGTAGTATTGATAGGATGATCGGGGTCGGTAGACTCAACGATCTTATAGTCGAAAGTCTTTACATCCAGATTTCCGTTCAACGACTCCTGTCTCCTGATCTTCACCGTACCCTTTCCGGTATCATAACAAGTCTCAGTGGTATCGATAAGTCGATCCATATAATCCGGCTCCTCGCATTCGATACGAGCGAAATTGGATGGCAAAGAGGTATATTGAGTACCAACATGGATATCATTATCTGTAGAACTCAATACATGATGATTATACGACCTAACATGATTTAAAGGGTTGATAACGTAAGTGGATTTAATCCTTACCGATCCTCCCGGTGTCGAGTAACATTCTATCGCATTTCTAGTAATACGATCATCCAACCTTTCTAGAGCACACCTTTCACGGATAAAATCCGCAGGGATATTATTTATCCTATTTCCTAGCCCATACTTATTATCAGACGAGTCCACAATCTCCCAGAACTGGTTTCTTTTCCCAAGATCACCGTCATAAGACACCACATGTCTCATACGCACGCTTCCGGCTGATGTCTTGTAACACTCCTCGATATCAATAGGCATCCTATCTTCCATATCCGTGAAATCACAAGACACCAAAGAGAATCCGTCCGGGAGGGTAGCCAGTTCGGCCCCCGGAACGAAGCCGGCGTCATCCGATTCAAGCACCTCGAAGCGGACGTATCTTGCCTTTATCTTGGAGTCATAAGAAACCAACCTACGAAGCTTGACATTGCCATTGCCTCCGTTATAACACTCGACATAAGACCGGATGTCACGCTCCTCCATATCGTCGAAATCACAGACAGTCCTTACCCACGTATCTGGCAAGGAACTGAAGCTGGCGCCCTCAGGTTGTGACGGATCGGTAGTCTCCAGGACTTTATAGCTCTTATCCCTAACTCCTATATTCCCGTCCCATGACGTGAGAACCTCCAGCTTCACCTTACCGGCCGGTGTCTTATAACATTCTACAGTTACCTCAATATCCCGGTCCTCCATATCCGTGAAGTCACAAACGACCTCAACCCAGTCATCGCTTATGCTGGTGATAAACTTACCTACCGGATTCTCAGGATCGGTACTTTGCTTGACGCGATACCATTCCTTTCTGGTACCCATCTCGTAATCAAATATCTTATATCCCTCTATCTGCACCCTTCCGGTTCCGGTATCAAAGCATTTAAGCACCGGTATTATCTCCCTTTGTGTCATGTCCGGGAAATCACATACTATACGACTCCATGTATCGGGTATCTTATCATACTCCGTACCGATAGGATTGCTATCGTCAGTCGTATTTACCACCTCATAATGGGATACCTCCGGGTTCAGGCGGGGGTCTACCGACTCAACGCCCTCGATCTGGACCTTGCCCCCTTCCGTGGCGTAACATTTACTTACGAATATCAACTCCCGATCGGTCATCTCCGCTATGCTACAATCTATAGCTACCCACTCGGCAGGAATCTTATCCAATTCCGTACCAATAGGCGTATCAACATCTGAAGAGTTGATGATAAATATCTTCTCGGCCAATATCTCACCCTTATTATTCATATAGGTATGGATACGAGCCTCTACCTGACCTCCCGGAGTACGATAACATTGGTTGACGATCGACACACGGGCGTCCTTGATGTTAATGAACTGATAGTCCTTTTTAGGAACCTCACTTACAAGTCTCTTTACTCCTTTATCATCGAAGTACACGTAACACCCGTCATTCCTCATCATGACCGGATACGTCTTCCCGTCTATGACAACACCTGAGAAGTCATCTGGCGGAACGGAGAAACCCATGCTTCCGAATATAGAAGCCAGTCTCTTTAAATACTCATTTATCGCAGACATAATATCATATTTTAATTCTACTGCCTCAAAGATAACAAAAAAGGGAAGAGAATTGAATCTCTCCCCTTTAGGAAATATATGAACGCAAAAAAGGTTCTTTATTTCGGCTCAGTTACGATGGCCGGTCCAAGACCAGCGGCAGCACCGATCATGTTAATCATCTCCTGAACACCCTCATGAGCGCCATAGCGTACACGTAAGATCAGATTAACCGGATCATCGGCGAGAACCTTACCGAATCCTTGAGAGTACCTATGAGGATTAATCGTGATCTGGAAGTCCACGTATTGGGCTGTTTGTTCAACACGGCTGTATTCGTTCATGAATGTCCGTCCCATGAAATCCTGATGTTTCGGGAAACCGTTGAAATGAGCATAGCCCTTCAACTCGTCATCCATCATATTACCGCCGACATGAGTACGTGGTGCTTTGCTGGACAGTCTCTCGAAATTAAGTTGATCCCACCAGATAGGAGACCCCTCGTCAAGAGAATCAGGATAACCTCCGCTAGCGCCAACGATCTCAACGCTATCCTCTACATAAGTCATTTTATCCATCAAGCACTCTGACGGAGATAATAACATTTCCTTACCACGGAAACGGATACCGCACTTGCAGTTAGTGCCAAGTTCCTGAGCCGACTCCAATTTCTTCCACATACGGTTGCGGTAAGACGCCGGAGCCTCGCTGGTGAAGAATCCCTCGAACACCTTGTCGCACTCATCACACAACATGTTAGTATATACCGTTGTCTGGAAGCTATGCTGGCAAGCCGCAGGAGTACCGTAGTCAGTGATCTCCAGTTCCGGGAAAGCCTGTTTGATTTCCTCCAAAGCACTGTTCCCGCACTCATCATCCGGGATCGTGATATAATACTTCTCGGTGGATACCTTGCAAGAACCACAAGCTGACCAAGAAGCGGTACGAACCGTAGGATTCTCACACATATCGGATGTCTTAGCCACATAGTAGATAATAGCCGTAGGATTGGCCTCCACGAAAGTAGAGATCTCCTCATCCGTCAATTTCTTGGAAGTAGCGGCAATATACAAACCTGATCCCTTGATCTGACTCATCTTATTAACCGTATCGGCTACAACGTTAGGCAATGACTCCACCGTAGTAGACATATCGACACCGTCATCCTCCAAGGAGATAGAATACAGATAACCACCCTTAACCTCGGTATAGTTAGGAGGACAATCCGTACATCCTTTCATGATAGAGATCAGACGTTGAGTATAATCAGCCGGTTTAGCGCCTTTCTTCATCACCTTATAACGTGACATGCTACCCTCGATAGTCTCACGTACGATCTTCAATCCTGGATATTGAGCGCGAACCTCAGCCAACGCCAGATCATCACCAGTATCGCATACCTCCATGCAATAGAAATTGACATCCTCCGTATCAGGCTCAGTAGCCTCATTAGTACATCTTGTAACCGGAATGATATCAATATAATCGGATAATTTACCACCACCGGCAATAGGTTGGTTCTTCATCCGCTCGATACACTTCAATACGGCGGGTAACAAATCAACCTCCTCGCAAGGATCACATTCCTCGCATTGATTAGGGGTATTGTCGCAATCATCCAAGAGGATAGCGTCAAAGATCTCAACACGACCTCCCTCGTAGCCAAGAAGCTCGAAAGCCCTGCCGGCGAGAATCAAGCGGATAACGATACGGTCGCCCTTGGAAACGGAGAAAGCCGTGTCGTCAGAGACACCATTGTATCCTAAGATAACGTCATCGACATAAGCGTGATCCTTCTTCGGCCAAGAAGCGTAAATCTCGGTGATCTCATTCAACGAGAACAGAGGCGTGGAAAAATCCTTATCATATATAGAACGGGAAGCCGCTTGTTCATTACGACCGATACGGATCTCATAACGCTTGTCATTACGAGGCTTACCGGTAAAGTCAATTACGGCCTTGCAACCGTTCTCGGAAGTATCTCTGGTATCATAAATACCGATCTGTCCTTCCTTTAAGAAGATGGAGTCAACATCCACCATCTTAGCGTGCGGGGGTACGAAAAGTACCCGGTCTTGCGGTCTGTGCAACATATTATCAATATTTAGTTTAAAAAATTATTTACCTAACGCAAACATAATAATAAACGAGTTCACGACAATAAAGTACAACCATGAGTATATGAATATTAATACGGATTACACTTTTTGTAAATAGGATATACTGATATACTACCACAATGAACGATAATTGATAGAAACAATTTATGATGTTTTTTATATAACTATTTGATATATAAATAGTTGCTGGAGTCGGAGATTTCTCCGATTCCAGAGAAATAATACCAAATAATATATACAAAAATAATAAATCCCATTATTATAATCATGATTATCAATTAATTATATTATATTTTGAAAGTAAATCCCATTTATTTATATTTGCATCGTGAATCTATCTATCACAGACCGATTCACGATATTACATAAACTTTTAAAAACAAAATTATGAAATCAAATCTAATTTTAAAATCAGAGAGTAGAACTCTTTTAGGAAGTCCTATATCCATAATGAGTAAAGATGGATATGTGTGTATAACAGAAGCTATGGATTCTATAAAGAAAAAAAGGGAATCAATGAACTTATCCGCAAAAGAAATAAATGATGTATTGCGTAATCAAGGATTCAAGGAGAAGATAAGAGCATTGATGACTCAATTAGGATACGGTAATGATAGCTTAAAGAAGAGAATAGATTATGATAATCTAACGTTGAAAGAATTTAGAAAAATAGGGCTAGCCTATAGAAAAGGAGGTAGAGGGGATCAAAAATGGTTCATAGATCCATATATTTTCGTAACTATAGCAATGGAACTAGATCCGGAGATATACGCTACTGTTGTCATATGGCTTACAGACGGATTGGTTAAAAACAGGAATATAGCTGGAGATACATATATAAAAATGTGCAAGGATGTTAGATCTTTGTTATGTGACAATATAACAAATAGTGAATTTTCAGCATATATATCAAGAATAGCAAAAGGAATGAATTATGTGGTATTTGGTAAACATGAAGAAGGAATAAGAAATTACGCTTCTATTGACCAGATGCAAGAAATAGTTATGCTCCAAGGGTATATATCCGATATGATAGAAAGTGGATTCATATCTGACTTTAATGCCCTAATCAGGTATCTTGGAGATAAATGGAAAAAAAGATGGGGCAATATAAATCCTGTGACAGGATGTTAAAAAACCGGCCTGTCTTTTAACTGACAGGCCGGACAATCAAAACTAACGTTGTTTATTTAAAGGAAGCCACATTATCCTTATCCATCCTATATCTACTTAGTTCATTCTCGTTAAGGTTGAATTGCTTGGCGACCATATCCAGAATCTCCTCCACCAAAGGATCGGGCAGCTCAGGGTCGATGTCCGTGGACCGCTCGCCGGCGGCGTTGATGTACCCGGCCAGATCCACCCGTACCGGATTCCGGTAGTAGGTCATCCTGACCTCGTCTGTGCGGAAGCCGTCCTCATACACCACGACCTTCCCGTCACCTATGGTGTAGAACGTTTCCCGATAGTCAAAAGAAGGTTTATTATTATCATCCCCAAGAAGCTCATGGACATTCTCGTTCTTAGCCTCCCATATGACAAAATCTCCAACCTCACATCCATTATAAGAAAACGCTCCTTTTATATTTGAGAACCATAAATAATCATCAGGAAGACCGAATGATGTCGATTCGGGGTCATCAATATGATTGATCTTATTAAGCGATTTCCAGTATACCAGAAGAGTTTGTATAGATCGGATGGTCTCATCATCCTTCCTATTAAGATAGTATCTTATCAACCTATCCTGAGCCTCATTGAACAAAAGCACGAACCTTCCTGGATCAAGCTTAATCCCGCCATTGGCGAGATTCTGCTCATTCTTCTGCAAAGACCTTAGATACGCTTCTTGGATCGTCATCGTTATTCCTCCTTATCACCTTCCCCTACGTCTTCCTTCTTCTTGACATCCTCAACCTTCTTGGTCTTGGTCTTATCGTCTATATTAGAAATAGACATAAGTTCCTCGTACTCATCCAAGACATTAGCCTTTACACTGATAAGATCTTTCTTGGTAGCCAAAAACTCGGCGGACGTACGGGTGTCAGGGCCTATGATCTGACCATTATATTGCAAGCCGGATGGAGTCATGTTAATACGACCGTTACGTTGAAGGACGTTTATGATACGATAGAACTCAAGAACTTCCTTGAAATCACCCTCCAATGACCGATCCCAGATATCAAGCAGATAATCGATGTTGGTCTTCTTCTCGTTCATCCAGTTTGATAGTGATCCGGTGTAATAATCATCCTCCGTGAAATCAGGACGGGTCACGATACCGATGTACAAAAGAAGGTCGATGACAGCCTGACGTTCCTTGCCACCTTTCTTAAGGGCGTCGATGAACTTATAGCTGATATTCATCTTATTGATCTCACGCTGCTGAACGAAATCCTTGGCGTTGTCTTTCTCAATGAAACAGAACATGGAGTTCATGAAAATAGGATCACCATCCATTTCCTGAGGAGTCAACATGCCAGAAAATACAGCCAGATATAAATAAAATAACTCAACGGTATTAGCCGTGTTATAAACCTTACCCATATAGATCTTGTCTTTAGCATCATCCCAAAACTCGAAATTGGTCTGGGAAAGATCCTTCTGGGAAATATTCTCAAAAGGCTTCATTATATTATTGACACGCTGATCAACCAACTTATCAACCTCATCCTTATCCATGCCATTATAACATCTTGATCTTGGATAAAAACCGGTATTGTAAACCTCTGAGAAATCATCCCACGGGCAACATACGTGAGTAGCATTCTCCGGGAACGGAGCCTTGGCTATATTGGCGTCTTGGAAGGCCTGCGGAGCGCTTCCGTCGTGTTTACCTACTACCTCATACAAGGTATCTGACATGATATTGAAGCCGTTTACCTCGACCAATACCTTCTTTGATTTTAAAATCTCTTTCATTTCCTTATTTTTGCGTTACTTTCCTAAAAAAAAGAGGAGAGGAATATCCTCCCCTCTAAAAACCAAATTACATATGAAAAAAAACTTAGCCGAAGTAGTTCGGTTGAAGCTCGATAATCAAGAACTTGCTGTTATCCATAACCCAAGCCGCTGAAGCTGAGTGGCACCAGAATTGCTCTTTCATGCCCGGCAAGGATGATACGATCTCATTACCGTTAGCTTTGTGTGCCCAACGACCATACTCATAACCCCACCACATGCTTACGCCTTCTGGCTTGATATAGAATACGTTGTTATTCATATTACCCAACTTAGCGTTAGCCGTATTAGGAATAGCGGAATACGCGTTAGTCGATCCAGCGTCAGTGATATTCTCAATAATACAAGAATAAGAGGATCTAGGATACATGCCATTCACTAACTCGCTACGATCTGTCATGTCAGCGTAATCCAAAGAAGGATCGTGCTCGAACTCTACATTTCCGATGCCGGGAAGGAAAGCTCCCTTAACCTGTACCGGACCTAAGATCATAGCATCATTAGTACCAGAGATAGGATTAGAAGGCAACATACGGTCACTACCCATACCCCAGCTCAAATTACTCAACGTAGTAAAGAAAGCATCTCTAATCAACTTCTCTAAGTTAACCATAGCCATAGCTCCTACCTTGAACTTAATCTTACGCTCCGTAATAGGAAGATCTTGACGACCACGGAAAATATAAGCGGCAGCAGCCATAAGAGTATCCTTAGTAATACCCGTCGGGCGACTATAGTAGATAGTATAACCACGGCGAAGCTGACGGTAGATACCCTCATTTAAATGGATAGGACCATTTTGATCCATGATAATACCACCTTCTTGCCACATCAACTGTCTAGCTTCTAGCTTAACCAACTCAGCCATACAGAATACCTCCAGCGTGGACGCTACCTTAGCCGTACGTAAATCAAGTCTACCATTAACAGTCTTGCCGATAATAGCCAAATCAGGAATATTACCCTCATACTCGCTTCTCATGGCATTCATACGACGAAGGGCGGTCTCCACGAACTCTGAAGTGCTATTCTGGGCGGCCTGCATGGACTTCATACCAGCATACATAGTGGTCTCACCCTCAACGCCACGGTGGTTTCCTAAACGGAATTCACAAGTCATAGAACCGGCCTTGTCAGCTCCAGATACCTTAGAGAACTGGGTACTGTACTCACCAAGAGCATGACCGATCTTCCAGTAACGGATACCCGGACGTAATTTCTCTTTAGGGAAGTATTTGGCCTTTCCGCCGATAACACGACCCCAATAACGCGTCAAATCACCTTCTGTTTTTGAAGGGATCTCACCAGATATAAGGATATTACAGCCGTTAGCGGCGTCATAGGTGATGACATCATAAGCCGTAAACTCAGAGGTATTCAAAACGATATCAAACAAACTACCGTCAATACCCGGTTTTAGATGATGACCTGAAGTATCCTCAGCCGTAACGACAGCGAATGTCTTTGTAACAGGTAAATCATAACGGAAAGAAGCTCCAATACCGTTAACGGAGATCGTAGCACCGTTATTAATCATACCCATATACATCGGAACAGGGTAGTTGGCGATATTAGAGAACAAGTTCAACAGACCTAGATGATTCTTGTCGGGATCCTCATAATACCAGCTCGCCAATGAGCCTAAGTTATGCTCTACGAGCGAAGTCTTATAGTTCTTGGCATCGGTGAAGGCAATAACGTTATCGCCATTCACGGTAGCCGGGAAACTTTTTGTAAGAAACGGATTCATTTTCAATATATTTAAACGTTATACACTCTTTGATCCACTTAGATCAAGGAAGTTAGCCTCTATAGTATCATTATCGATATTATTCTTATTTTGCTTTCCTCCCTTATTGCCAGAAAGAAGAGTGATGGTCTTCTTATTGACCTCCATCTTAGCCTTGTTAGTCTTCTGTTTAAGGAACTCGTCCTTATTCATCAAGAACAAAGCCAGATCAGCGGCCATGTCCGGATTCTTGATAGCCTCCGAATAAGCTTTATCTATAGCCGTATGACCTTGATTGTCTATCGGCTTGGTAACGAAATCGACAGCCTTACCTATCATCGTGTCAGTCAACTGGAATCCTGAGCTTATAGACGTCTTAAGACCTTTCTTATAGATCTTCATCTGCTCAATCAACTCCTGTTTCCTTTTCTCGGATTTTTTCTTCTCCTCCTCGATAAGGTTATCCATCTCCTTTTTCAGGATATCATGGAACTTATTGGCCTTGGACTCAATGAACTCATCACCCTTGCCAATCATCATCTCCATATTATCCTTTATCTCGTCTTCCGGCATACCCAACATCTTATAATAATGCTGGATGACCGCAAGCTGATCATTCTTGTTGCTCATATCAAGGTTGTCCAAAGGCGCCTGAATGTTCTGATATTGGTTTAGAAGCTGACCTACGTTACCTCCAGCCTTATCCACCTCTATCATCTTCTTCATGAAGTCAGACATAGAACCGGTATCAACCTTATCCTTCAACAACTCATCGGCCTTATCCTTGATCAACCCCTCCACTATATCAAGTAAATCATCTTCTTTTGTGATAGTAGAAAGATCGACTGGCTTATCATCTACCATAATATCAAGGTTATCGATACTGTCGATGATACCTCTGGCGGCCATCTTTTCCAAGAAAGATTTCCCGTTAAACACTGATACCACGTTATTATTATCAGTACCGCCTTCGCCAAAGGAATCTGGGTCTGGGTTGGTAGCGTCGCCGCCCTTATCCCCGCCACCTTCAGCCGCTCCGCCGTCGGCAGGCTCTTTATTGGTATCACCTATAGGATTACCATCCTTATCATATTTACCCTCGATATTATTCTTATCGCCATCACCGTCACCACGGTAAAAAAGTTCCTCGACACTCATGGTCTTAAAACCCTTAGCGAAATCACCCATGTCATTCATACAATTTCCTTTTTTGCTTTTTACAAAAGTATTATTAATCCAATTACCAATTAAATCAAACCCATTATAGTATATGACAGAATTTTACGCCAAAATGATTACAGATTTTGTAAAAATATTTACAAAACTTGTAATCAATTCTTGTTTATTATTGACGTAAACCTATCTGTATCAGAACGTTTGTTTCTAGCGTCTATCTCCTTTTCTTTTAATTCCAACTTTCTTTTCTCTATCTCCTCACGAGATCTTCGCTCAGCCTCGGCGTTAGCCTGTCTGGTTCTCATATCCTCTTCCTTGATATCAAGATCTCTTTCCCTTAAAGCCCTATCAGCCATAGCCTCGACATAATCCATGCCTTCAGAGTTGTTCTCGGTCCTAGCCGCTTGACCGGCGGCCATTATGCTCTTACCCCTTAAGTCGAAGTTGCCCTTGATATAAGCCAGCTCCTTATCCTTCTCATGCTCATCATTACGTGCCTGTTGCTCGGCCTCGGCTTGCTGCTGGACAAGTCGCTGTTGATTCTGGTATTCTTCTTGCCTTACACGATCGGCGTAAGATCTAGCATCCCTTCCGATCTGATTCATCTCAGCCGTTGAGTTGGCGCTCATCATCCTAGTGATATCAAGTAAGTCATTACCTAACGTATTTGTCTGTAATATATATTGTTTCAAATTCTCCAATTCCAGACGTTTCTTGGAATTAGAGACAGCCATAACATTAAGATGACGTAACGACAAGCTATTATCCGTAAGACTGATGTAAGCCAAGGAAAGATCGCTGTTTCTGTACATCACGGTCCAATCGTATCCTTCCTTCTGACATACTTGAGCCACGGCTAGATGAATATCCAATGTCCGTTTCTTGAAGTCATCGAAATCATTAAAATAAGTCTGGGTCTGTAACATGGTAGCGTTAACCCCCTGTTTTACGCCCGTAGAACTCTCGTATCTAGTTGACTGACCCATTGCCTGCTCGGATATTCCTATCATCCTATAAGCCATCATATAGGCGTAAGACGCCATTTCCATACGGGATCTTATCTGATCCGTATTAGTAAGATCATATACACCAAACTGATTATATATGCTACTCATCTGCGGATTCTGGTAAGGATTATTCGTATCATTGCCACCTACGCCCATAAACGAGACGGACTTCACGATCTGCATGAAAGTAGCTAAAGCACCCTTCTTGTCCATCATATCCTTATATTCAGTAGGCAAGAATCCAAGGTCGCCTAAGAAGAACTTACCGATCTCCTTCTCGGCGTTATTGTATAGCTGATTCATAGCAAGGTTATACATCATCTGGAACGGCTGTATGCGATCAGCGAGACTAGCCCCTATAAATCCCGAAACCGGAATGACATAATCATACAGACTGCTGTCACCATGTATCTGATGAGGTATTGGATCCCCACCGATATATATAGGCTTATCCATTAAATTACCTCCGGTGATCTTAACGCCAAACCTAACCTCAGGTACATACTCCAAGATATAGGTGTTCACCTCAGGATCACCAACGGCTTCGGCCATAACCCTCTTCACTTTCTTGATACCATTCTTCTCCAAGAACTCCGGGAGAAGCTCATCTGTCACAAGCTCCTGATCCACCATTCCGGTCTCCGTCATGTAAGTTATTAAGAATATCGGTTTCATGGATACCCAATATCCCTCCATGACCCTAAAAAGGCGAGAGTCTATCTCATATCTCTTGCCATCGGCCATTCCGGAGTTGAAATATCCAAAGGGATGGAAGCGGGGCAAGAAGCGGGGCTGGGTGTGCTCCTCCCCGTCCGGCCCGAAGGTGTGGTACTCACCCATCGGAACGCCGTAGTAATCCTCAGCGGCGACTATAGATTCATAGTCATGGTATCCCTTCCATGGGACAACCTCATTCTCGTACATACCGGTAATAGACGGTTTCTTTTTCTTCCAGTCATACCTAGCACCGTCATTAGATACCCATCCCTCATAATCATCGTCACCTCCCATAATCCGACGCTTGTCCTTGGCTGTCATCTTATGGCCGTATCTTGATATCAGCTCAACACCCTCGTAATAATGAATACGGCCCACATAAGATCCGTATTGCGGGTATTTCACGTCAGGATGGAATACCTCCATCGGACTCCATACCTCCGGACGGTAGTAATCGAAACCAACGAAATGATTCCGGAACATCTTTCCGCTAAGAAGACGATCCCGGAAATTCTCCCTGTCAAGCTCATCCATATAAAACCGGCTACGGTCAGCCTCGATCGTATGATCCCCCCATACCGCCGCCTGCGTCTTCCATCTTGTACTCATGAACCTCTGGATATCATCAGGGGTCATAGACGCTTTGGCCTGTTGGATTTGCTGAACATAAGCCTGACGCTCCTCCTCGGAATTAAACTCATTGTACGTAGGATCAAGACCGGCCTCCACAAGACGCTGATTAACGATAATATCCCACTGTTCTTGTATATGACGATGAAGTAAGTTTGACATCGTATCCTCATACTCACTTATAGCCATATCCCCTACCTCGTTAACCGTATACTTATCCTGTAGGTTTGTCAGCCATCCCTCAAAGGCATTTACGATACCACCTATTATATCATAATGCTTCAAGAAAGAAGGTATCCTTATATCGCTCCTTAGCTTCTGTACGTTCCTTAACTGAGGGATGACATCCGCCATCTCCATAAAAGATAACTTACCATCCGCCATCAGATAATAGTCACGGTACATCTGGTTATGATCATACTGTTTCAATCCTATCGTCTCAAGAGCGTCCATACAATCCTCCTTCCATTTCCTGTTCTTTTTCTTCGTGGAAATAGCCTGAGGAGGTAATCCTAATAACGCTCCTTTTGCTGGAAACGAATGATCTCTATTAAACACTTCCATGATTATTCAATTTTATTTACAACAAAGATAGGCGTTTAATTGACATTCATTTACCTAAAAGCTCCTATAGATACCGATCCAAAGGCAGAGGCATACACCTCATGGTGTTTATAAGCGTCTTCCTTGCGGGCATTATTCATCTCCTCGATCTTCGATTTAGGCATGTAATTGTTATCGTCAAAATATCTGGCGAGAACCAACGCATGCCCGAACGCTATTATCCTATCGACGTTCAATCCGGGCTTATATTGTATTATCTCATCCAATAGGGCTATATCATCGATCAGCTCAATACCCTTGACAGTTATATCAAGACCAGTCTGATCATCATAACCGATAACGAAATCCTGCCAGCAATAATCCACCACGCAGGAGAAGAGCAGGTTCTGGTTGCCGGGGGTAGGGTACAACCCTAGCTTGCTGTTCTGCCGGGAGCCGGCCTTCACGTACTTATTGGCTATAGCCTCGCCAGCGAACAAGAAGAAGGACGCAGGCATGCCGCTCTTCCGGTTAAGGTATTGCTCATACATCTGGTCAGCGTTCTCCATAAGACATATAGCACCATATCCCTTCTGAAGCACCTCGCACGTACGGCAGAATTGGTCTATAGATGATGGGCGGGATACGTAAGAGGCAACTATTCTATAGGCATAAGGATCTCGGATACCAACACGCCTTTTGAATATATAAAAGGATCCCAATGAAGGAGTATCAGACTTGGCCTGCTTATACGGATCTTGGCCCGCCACATAAATAAAATCATCAAACCTATTGGATTGAGGCATCTCGAATATCTGGACAGGAGCGTCAATAACACCGCCGCTAAACGGGAATCCAGCCAGTTGCTTATTCGATTTAGTAGTCCCCAGTTTATTACCTGACTCAAGAAAGACATCACACAGCATACCGCTATATTGCCCCGACTCAAGGAGATCATTCTTATGCTTGATAGCGTACTCGACCGGAAATAGGTTCTGGGATGAGCTTAAAAAACAGTCATCGATCGTAAATGGATAGAACATGGTATGAGAAGTGTACGCAACCCTATCTTTTGTAGATAGTTTCTTCCGTTCCTCATTAAGTTTATTGGTACTAGCCTCGAAATCAGTAGCGTCGATCTTGATCTTATTAAGCTTCTTGTCATCAGGCTTACCAAGATAATCGCCCAATCCTATAGTTCTCTTAACACCGGAGTTAGCCATCTGACCGGGAACGAACATCGCCCATTTCCGTTCTTTCCATGTTTTCCCTTTCATGGCTCTACGATTTAAAATATCCCAGTCCATAACCAGAAGATTGTAGGTCTCAGGATCAGAAAACATTTCTTGAGCGTCCTTGGATAATTCTACCTCACCACCAGTACCAGCCAAGATAGGGCTAAGACGCCAGCCGTAAGGAGTGTCGTAGGAAGGCATAGCGGCAGTGTACGGTTTCTTGATAGGGCCCTTACCAACCTCGTCGAAAATAGCCGTAGCCGGTGTCAAACCAGCCGTCTTCTGCGTGGAGGTCTTCCTACCCATGTTGATGTTGGCTATAGAGATAATGGCATGGATATCACGTACGCCATTGGACATCCTCTTGCCTAATGTAACGCCCGAACTCCAGTCGGTCTTGGTCCTGTTAATCCTGAAAAAAGGATGCACATGATCAAGACCATACTCACAATACTCACCTATATTAGATAAATCGCTATCGCTGAAACCTACCACGGAATGGCTAAGCCCGATCGTCATGGTAGCGTTCATCTGAAGAAGGGATGACATGATAGTCGTATTATGAGATACGACAAAATTGGTGGTAAGAAACTGATGGGACTTATTATCGACCTCAATACAAGTAGCTTTATATTTCCCGTAATAATCTATATCGGATATCCTAAGTCTGTTATGGGTCTTGGATATATACATATCATCACCATCCATGACGCAATAATATCCCATAGACCAGAATATTCTTCTTACGAAGGATATAATATACTCACTTTTGTAAACAACCTTAAAACGATCATCACCAGTACTTATGCCGCAAGCTATCTTCATGAATGAGCTTATAAACAACTCTTTCTGTTTTTTGGATGAATAAATAATATCATCCATCTCCTTATTGCTTAACTCGAAGATCCTGTCGGTAGATCCACAAAGGAAAGAGGCGGTCAGAGACCCAAGGAGCTGGGGCGACATCAGCCACCGCCGCTCGGGGAAATCCACGGCCTCCCCTATATCTATGGTCATCTTCTGGAAGTCAGAGTGGATGATACCCATAGTGCTCATGACTTTATAATCACCATGATATTTAACCTTCCACTGATGTTGACCGCAACATACTATACTGCGCCCGTCCTCAAACGTCACCTTATACATATCAACGAACCCTTGAGGATATACGCCTACTACAGTCGTAAGCTTACCATCATCGCCATATATGATATCACCGATATCAGCGAACCCTATCTTCTTAGGTCCATAAGGAGTATATATCAGCTCCGAGTCCAGAAGGGCCTTTCCAAAACGACGGGTACCGAACATCCCCAGCCCTTTCTTCTCCTGACGGGCACGTTGGTACATCTCAGCGAAAAACCATTCATTATCACGTAACCGGCTGATAGCAGGAACACGCTCCCCATTTGGAAGATCTTGAAATACGGGAAAGAAATTAACATGCCAATAAAGCCATGGCGGGATGAACGTACCGTTGATAGTCACCCCGTTCTTGACCTTATAAGCCTCCTCCGTGAAGAACTGCTTAACATCATCATCTTGATCCTCCCAGCCGAACAAATCGTTCCACACTGGAGGATTCTTCATGTTTACATAAAATTCTGGACTCGTGCTTAACCCCATCACTTCATACTTTTTAATACGGACTCTATACCTCCAGACACTTGTCCCTTACGTTCCTTCTTCTGGACATTGCTGACACTCCTGTATACATCCATGATCCCACTCTTCTCCATATACGAGTCATTCCATACGTTGATCTTATCGATCAGCTTGGATATGAAATCGAACGCCCTAGCCATATCCTCAGGCTTCTCCTTATCCCATGGATGCTTGGCGATATACGTCTTGGCGTCATCCACGGCCTTGGATATGACCTCAAGATTATCGTTTACCCGATCGACGTCCCTACTCGTCGGCTTTCGTCTTCCCTGTGGCATTGGCTTTCATATCCTTAAACTCGTTATACTGTTTCATAAGAAGCTCATAAGATTGAACAACCCCGATCTTACTTACTTCCGTCACGCTCATGTCATGGAACATATCCTCAAGCTCCTTGTCAGCATATCTAAGACGTTCCTTGTCATCATAAAACACGAATCCAGACGTTCTGTCTTCTATAATACTCTTGGCGGTGGACGCATATGTCGTATCTAAATCCAGATCCATACCGAAGCTGGTAGCCAACTGGATTATGAACATCAACCTAGAATTGACTTTTACAGCCTCTATATTCAACATCTGTATCTTATGGGTCATCTCATGAAGAACGACAAAATCCTCCTCTTTTATCAATGAAGATGATTTAAGGGCTATCTTCTTAGTCCTATCCTCAATATCGCTATACAAACGCTTGCTCTCACGTTTTATAGCTATCCAATGCCTTATATGAGTATCCGCCTCTTCTTTAAGATAATCTCTAATCTCTGTTTTTATATCTTTATCTTCCATATTACGCATTATAATCATTGTTGTTTAACTCAATCTCATCACTGATGCTTTGGTCTATAGACCTCAATAAATCCATGGTACTAACATCCCGCAAGAAGCGGACATTACCACCATTAGCCCTAGCTATCCTCCTTAAAGCGGAGTAAAGTATATCACCCAATGAATATTCAGGTAACTCACGGCATCCGACTTCCATGACAATAAGGGCATGGATACGGTCATCTATCTTGCTTCTTACGAGATTTCTCACGGCATTATTTATAAGCTTCCCCTATAATACGTAGCGGGAAATGTTTGAAATTACGTTCAGGATCGTCCTTAGTATAACCCATAAGAGATAGATGTTTCTCAAAATGACCTTCCGTATATTTTGAGGTATCTAACGTCATCCTAAATATAATTCTATTTTCATTGTCAGGATGTTTGTTATATGATACATCTCCCATACATCCACATCCGAGATGATGCTCCTTGACATGGAAACCATCATTATGGATGATAAATAACACGATTTCTATCTTATCACCTATTTTCTGATCAAAAATATTTAGATAAAACTCGCTCTCGTCATCCGTCAGTCCTATATCAAAGGAATCGTTAGGACACTCAATATTAAAATCGTTATGATCGGCTGTTATCACCTCCATAGCATTCCATTTGGCTTTCTCTCCTTCCACGAACTTCAACGGGCATACCTCTGTCTTCATCCAAGCCTTTTCCTTGATAAAGCAACCACACAGCGAGCATGCCTGTCTTCCCATCAATCTTTGCAGCAATACCTTAGCTGGTAACTTAAAGAAAGCTATATTAGAAGAGTTCTTAGGACATTTCTTGCATAAATCAAGACGATTCTTGTACCACTCCGGATAATCCTTCTCATCCTTAGGAATCCTGCCCAATAAACTGTCTTCCCAAGCTTGGGCTATCACTTGGGCTTTACCAATTGTTTGCATATTATTTTTTAAATTGTTGTTGTTGAAAATCCTGTAACTGTTCCCATGTCATACCATACCGACATTGGTACATAGCCTCATGGTTGTCACGTATAAGGGGATCTCCGTTCTTCAATCCCTCCATATCTTCTATCACCTTTATCTTCTTATCCAGGCAATCAAGCTCAATAGGCATCCTTTCGTCTGGATAACGATTACCCTCCTTGACATATATGCGACGTATCTTATCACGTCTTACACGCATCTCACGGAGATTGCAGATAACGTATCCGATAAACGGGATCCTGATAGATATATTATCAGTATATCTGGCGAGATGATGGATATAAGATACGGATGCTTTCATGCACCACTCGACCTGTTGCTTGGTAAACTTCCCTCCAGATCTTCTCACCACCTCATCGACAATATCCCTGTCGAACGAAATAAGACTCCTATCCATCGATATTCAATTTGTTTCTCTTGAATACGAATCCCATTACACGGGTGTCATCACCCTCTCCGTCAAGAACAAAATAATTGCGTAGGCTTCTCATCTCAATAGACAGCTCACGGGTACGGAAATTTCCGTTCTTTTTATCTACTAAAAAACCGCCACGCTTTAGCTCATTGTTAAGGACAGCGATATAAGATTCCTTCTGTCCATAACAATCCATGTACTTAGCCCTGGTATCATCCAAGTATCCGTAGTTGATGTAGAAAGAAAGTAAGTTTATCGTCCTTTCAGTAATCAAGCTCCTACCCTTGGAATCCAGATAGCCGTTGTATATCCTTAAGAACTGCTGGATCATATCCAACCTAGTATCATAAGGCAACGCAAATACGAAAGCTTTCCTCTGTTCGGCCATATAAAATTAGTTTTCGACAAAACTACTTAAAAAAAATATCGTTGTCAAGAAATTATGCCATAATCAACATAATATATGCTGATTAGCATGTATTTACGAACATCCAAAGGGAAAAGGTGGTGGAAATGGAGGAGGAAAGCCAGATAAGTCCACCGTAAGCCACGGCAACGAGGCCAGTTGAGCACCGGCCATACATGCCTCCGAGCGGCGGTGGACAGCTCTATCCTGCCTCATGGGACATGACCACACCTTTTCCCTTTGGATGCCTTCCTGCCGTGCTATGGGATATAAATCCAAAGGAAATGGGAAGTCTTGGGGCGATGGAGCCTGCCGTAGAGGATACGGGCGGTCGGAGCGTGAGCGACCGCACAAGACCTCACCTTTTCTCCTTTGGCTTCTGCTCCGCCCGATCCCCTTCCGGGTCCCGGACTCCGGTAACATCATATGGCATTGTTATTATAAGCCTGCGGTGTCCTGCCTGACGGCACTACACCTTGGCAGTAAAAATATTAATTAGCTATATAGACATTTGACTTCATGATATACCCTACACAAAACATGGAGGATTAGGAAGTAGGATATATTAATATAGTTAATTATAATTAATAAATATACCTATTAATGCGCGCGTAACAAGTATGATGTCAAAAATGATCATACAGAAACACAGATATTTACCCCCCCCCATTTTATTACGACAATTTCGTATAAACAACAAATGGGCGACCTTCACAGGCTACCCATCCATCCGAATAACTTGTTTCGTATTTACGGAACTCGTATATTCGCAGCAAATAAAAAATCCTATGGGAACAAAGATAAGATTTTTACATATAATGAAATCAAATTTCGATAAGATTCTTACCGAAAGATATATTCCACGTAATATTCAGACCAAGAAAGATGAGCTAGGATGTGTAAAACTTCCAGCCGGATCACTTATATGTCCAGTTGATTTTAAGCCTGTTACCAATAAGGAAGGCAAGAAAGTGACAGCCATAAAATATTCATTGAAACATGAGGAGTATCATGGATCGGGAATCCAGATCAGCGATGAATGTAAGATGGCAATGATATATCTTATTATCATAAACGTATCCAAACATGTGTTTCTAAGAAAAAGGATGCAAGATGGAAACAGAGATCAGATAGAGATTAACACCAATGATTTTATTGATATCCTATCGGATGGATGCGCTTATTTCTGCTACCGACATGTATTAAGGGATTCTCATGAGGATATGAACTACCAGCTTATAAGCTTAAAGGCTTGGGCTGAAGGAGAGATTATGATAGCTTTATCGGATATCATAAAATACAAGCATAAGGCTAGTAAGACCCCAAGGATAAAGGATATGTTTGTAAAGAAAGGAGAATCTGTATATACCTGCCTTGATAAAAATCTTGATTCGAATACCAGAAGAAGGATGGCTAACAAAAGTCGTAAATTAAATAGAGTCAAGATGTTATCAAAAATAATATTCTCAGCTAGAAACAGAAATATAAATAAGATATATAAGGTAACTAAAAAAAGAACTATCAAATTCAATGTGTCATATCTTATGGATAGATTGAATATAAAGTTATCAAAAGAAGGTATGATGCTAATATCCCAAAGAACGGTATATCGGATGATAAAAGAAGTTCTTAGTATGTGCTGTAAGACTATATCCGATTTATATGATGAGGTAAAGAAAAACAATGGAATAGTCAATACCAAAGACAGGAAAAACGTAACTATCGGACACCTAAGACTATCATACAGAGGAACGATAATGCATATAATTATCGCCGAATATTTTATAAAAGACGTTTTCTTAGGGGTAAAAGGGGTTGAGATGAGTAAGGCTGGATGATTTGAGTGTCAGATACAAAATTTAATATTTATATATTATTTACATTTATTTCAATTAGTTAATTATAACTATTCGTATCTTTGTACCATAAACTTAAAAAGATATGGTAAAAGAGGATTTTAGAAATGAAAACGACCTCCTTCGTCATATTATGACGGTGGATAAAAACGTGGAGCAGGGTCGTGCCTTGAAGAAGATTTTCACCACTAGGGAGAATCTGTTCATTACCGGTAGAGCTGGTAGTGGTAAAAGTACGTTCATGAGACGTATCGTAAAGTTCTTGGGTAAGTGCGTTATCATAGCACCGACTGGAGTAGCGGCGTTGAATGCCGGTGGACAGACCATTCATTCGTTCTTCTCTATAAAGAACGATCCTTACATTCCTTCTATCGAGAGAGGTATGTTGTCGAATAAGGTGGATGTAAGTCCGTTTATGAAGAAGAAGATCAAGAATCTTGATACTATTGTCATTGACGAGATCAGTATGGTAAGACCTGATTTGCTTGATGAGGTGGCTGACATACTTAGACAATGCAGGCGTAGCAAGGAGCCTTTCGGTGGCGTTAGGTTGATTATGTTTGGAGATCTATCACAACTACCTCCTGTGGTGACGGCGGATGATTTTATCGACAAATATTATGAGAGCCGGTTCTTTTTCTCATCAAAGGCATTAAGAGCGTCAGGATTCTCGGTCATTACCTTCGAGAACGTATTCCGTCAAAAAGATCCTCAGCTTCTTTCCGTACTTGAGGATATAAGATGTGGGGTTATTACCGACGAGTCAAGACAGATATTGGATAGCAGGGTCAAGTATCCGGATAATATGGATAATACTATAATTATATGCTCAACTAACAAAGAAGCTTATGAGATAAATAAGACTAATCTTGATAAGATCAATAATAAGGTATTTAAGTTCGATGCCACTGTATTCGGGGAGAAGCCTGTAGCGCCTTGCGAGGATGAGCTTATAGTAAAGGTAGGGGCTAAGGTCATAATAACCAGAAACGGCAACGGGTATGTCAATGGCTCGATGGGTATCATAACCAGCATAGATACTGTTGATGAGACGATATATGTTCATCTAGATAACGATACTGAGGTGGAGATAACCAAAGAGAAGTGGGAGAAGATGAAGTACAAGCAGGTAGATGATTCCCTTGAAGGCATTTCTTGCGGCTATATAATACAATATCCATTGAGGTTAGGATACGCCATAACTGTCCATAAATCCCAGGGAATGACTTTAGATAATATATTTGTAGACATCAGCAGAGCCTTCGAGATAGGACAGATATATACCGCTCTTTCAAGATGTAGGTCTATAGACGGTCTTTATCTAAAATCAGTTCCTAAGGAAGATATGGTACTGCTAAGCGATAAGATATCTGACTTTATGGATAAGGTAGATGAGAATGAGGGTGTTTTGAATCCGGAAAAGATATCTGATATCGGGAAGGATATGATCAAGAAACAACAGGATTTGTTTAATTTCGAGGAATACGGATTATAATGGCTAAGAAAGAACTTTTTTCAGACGTAGATGAGTTAGTATCATCTTTAAATAAAGAGCTTGGAGAAGGCTCGATAATGAACTTCGGCGATGATAAGCCTATAATATCCATACCAAGGGAAAGCACTGGTTCGCTGGTGGTGGACAAGGCCCTCGGCGGCGGATGGGCGGTAGGCCGGATCCATGAGCTGGTCGGCATGGAATCTTGTGGCAAGACCATGATGTGTACGTTAAGTATGATCGAGTTCCAGAAAAAACATCCCGATAAGCTGGTAGCTATAATAGACGTGGAGAACGCTTTTGATATTGAATACGCTAAGAAGATGGGATTGGACGTTAACCGGTTCCTTATTTCCCAGCCAAGCTACGGGGAGTTGGCTATCGATATCACGGCCAAGCTGGTGGAGTCCGGCAGGGTAGGCTTCATTGTCGTGGATTCCGTGGCGAACTTGGTCCCGAAGAAGGAGATCGAGGGTGATATGGAAGACAGCAACATGGGATTACAAGCCCGGTTGATGTCAAAAGCTATGAGAGTTCTTACCGGGATCGTAAACAAAAGCGATTGTGTTCTGGTGTTCATCAACCAGTATCGGGAGAAGATCGGTGTAATATACGGTGATCCGAAGGTAACAACCGGTGGTAACGCCCTTAAATTCTATGCCTCTATCCGTATGGAGATGTCAAGGAAAAAGGTCATTGTAGGAGAAGATGGCTCTTCTATCGGTCATGAGGTCAGGATAAAGGTATTGAAGAACAAGACAGCTATACCTTTCCAGATAGCAGAGACAGCTTTGTATTATGGTGTAGGATTTGACAAGGAGCTTGAACTTTTGAAGTTATGTGAGGAAACCGGTATCTTTACCCGTAAAGGATCATGGTACTGGTACGGAGAGATCCGAGTAGGAAACGGAGTGGATAATACGTTAAGTATCATGAGAGATAATCAAGAATTGTGTCAAGAGTTAAGAACTAAATTAAATATTTGAGGTTATGGCTATCGGAGCAAAATTTGTAGACGTAATACCTTCTAGTGTTGAGAACGCTATAGAGGTAAAAAAAGAGGATGTAAAGACCTATCTATTCGTAGGTATTCCTATGAGCGAGTTTATCGGCAAGAAATATGAGTTTGAGGGATATATATTCATGTGCTTACAAGGTGTAACCGGTGGGGTTGAGCTTGGCGGTGATATAGCCGTAGCCGTATTGAGACCGGTTCGCCCCGCCGTAGGGGAGGCTTCTTACCATTTGGTGGATATCAAGAAGTGTAAGTATAATAGAACTGATGTAGTTCTATTATTTAGAGAGGGAGATTTCAAGGTTGTTAAACGTGATGATTGTAATTTAATTTGATTATGGATGCTGAGAAGAGATTTGTTACAAAATATAAAATAAATGGAGAAGAATATATTGGATGGATATATGCGTCTAATATAGATCAGGCTAATGATTTTCTTAATCAGAGGAGAAATACCGAGGAAGTAGTTGGTGGTCCGTGTATAGATCAAGATGAGATAAATGATGTTATTAATCATATATAGTGTATGGGAACATATATATCAATAAAATCAACAGTAAACGCATTCAGGTACGGTATTGATCCTGTACCTGAATGGTTCGATAAGATATCCAATAAGACCAATGAAGTCGATGTTATGGTTGACGGGAATAAGGTAAAGGCATTGGATATAAGGCTAGAAAACGGCATTCTACGGGCTTTTTACGGTTATTATATAGGTATGTATCCGGATAAATCGATACAGGTGTTTAGACCGGAGGATTTTCATTCATTATATACGCTCAAGATATGAGAATATACACAGGACTGATAAAAGATCTAGGATGTAGATGCTTTTATTACGATAGCGGGATGAATATACCTATTGGGTTCGTATGCGCTGAGATACCTGATATTAGTTCTATATTATCATCAAAGAATGGATTATCTCATTTTTATGAACATATGATAATAAAATGCAATGATGATATTAGTGATAAGTTGTTCTATGATTTTGATGGATATACTGATCAAAGATCGATTGTATTCAAGGGATTTGTTTTACCTGATGTCAATATTGATGAATGTATTAAGTTCGCTCATAATTCTATAGTAAATCCAAACATGAATAGTGATTTTATAGAAAGCGAGAAGAATGTTATACTAACCGAGATTGATAATGATAAATCATGGATTAATGATGATAGACTTATAGAATTATCTGGAATAGATAAGCGTTGTTTCACAAATATATTGGGTACTAAAAGATCTGTTAATAAGATAACAGAAGATGATCTTACGCTATGTCGAGATACGATATTAAATAAATCAGAAATAGTATTTCATTTATATGGGTGTGATAATTTTGCGTATAAACATATATCAGGCATAACGGAATTGTTAAATACTGTTGATATCAACTCATTCTATCGCAATAAGTTTAAGGAGTTTTCTGTATCTGATCCTAAATACGGAGTTTATAAACATACGAAGAAGCCAACACAGTTATATGTGTCGTTTATATTGGATAATTATGATTTTAAGAAATTGTGCGTATTGTTTATCGTATTATCTATAATATGCGACAATTATAATTTCTCTATGTTTAATTATCTTAGAACTAATGGATTGTGTTATTCTGTAAATAGAAGATACATGGAATTTTCGAATAGAATAGTAGCTAGCGTAATAATTGATGTAAGCCCAAGTAGATGTGATATCACAAAAGATTGTGTGATTGATTATATCAATAATTTTCATCGTATAGCGAATAATGACAATATAGAATATGTTATAAGAATGGCTAAATTGCATGATAAGCTAGATATGATAAACATTAATGATTACTATGATAGTTATATATGTTTTGTAATGTCAAGATTTAATGGGATAATGAGTTTATATGACACATATGACAGTATATCTGTGGATGATGTGCGTGATATGGTTAAAGATATTAATGAGGATAAATTAATAATTCAATATTGCTCTTGATATGAATGTAGTTATAGGAATAGACCCGGGTATAGAGACCGGAGGATTGTCCATGATACCGGAGAACGGAGATATTAAGGTAATTATGACTCCAAGGATATCGGCTAAGGGAGATATAGATCTTAGGGCTATATCAGGTTTCTTCCTCGATGCCGCTGACAAGATCCAAGAAGAGGGTGGTGGGACGCTAGCGATCGCCGTCGAGGACGTCCACAGCATCCACAACAGCTCAGCCGCCAGCAACTTCACCTTTGGCGGGAGACGCCGGGAACCGAACGCTTTATTCGCGATGATGGTGGAGATGATGGAGCGATACGGATCTCACCCGGATGTTAGGTTCATGTTCGAGGAGGTGCAACCAAAGACCTGGCAGAAGGAGCTTCATACGACAGCCGATCGGGTGTATACGGCGGCGAAGTTAGACACGAAGGCTACCTCCATCCGATGTGCCATGCGCCTTTTCCCTTTGGTTTCTTTCGTGAAACCATGGTCAGGAAAAGGAGTACAACCTACTAAGATACAAGACGGCATGTGTGACGCTACGCTTATAGCCGAGTATATTAGACGTAAGTTTAAACTATTTTAATACTATTAAGTATTTATTGTATTTGTATTAATATAATTATGATTATATTTGCGATGTAATAAAAAGTTGTTCGTTATGCTTATAAGATGCTTGTCGAAGTCATTAAATGAGAAGTTGGGCAAATTGGAGACGGTTGTTAAGAATGCCGGTCCCAACTCCCTTTATAAGGATCTTAAGATAGATGTTGTCAATAATCTGGCTTATATCACTTCCGTAAATGCAAAGGTATGTGTTATAGAGCGATTGAAGGTAGAGGCTGACTCTAACTTCTCTTTCTTGGTAGAGGCAAGCTCTTTTATTAAGTTCATGAAAAAACAGAAGAATTGTGAGATTACGATACTGCTTTCGGATAGAAAAGATCAGATCACGATCCACTACGCTTCTGGTGAGTATAGTTGTCCGGCTTTTGATATCAATACATTCCCACAGGTACATAAGATACTTGATGGAGGAATTAAGGTTAAGATGAGCGATTATGTTTCGGTTCTTAACAAAGCCAGCGATTATACGGAGGTAGATGACTTTTATCCATGCATCGAGAATGTGGTTATTGATATTGATGATATTAATATTAATATAGTAAGTACGGATAGAAATACTATTTACAGGTATTTTGTCCCTAATCAGGATAAGGTAGAGAAGATGTTTATACCGGTATCGAACGAATCCGCGATATTGCTTGATAAGCATATCAATAAGTCATCGGATATGTTGTCTATAAAAGTGGACGATACTAAGACTTATTTTTCTACGCCTGATATGGATATGTATGAGACCCATTTTGAGGGTAATTATCCAAATTGGAGGTTCGTGGACGAGCATTTTGTCAAAACAAGTACCTATGTCTTTGATAAGGATCTACTCGTCCAAGCCCTCCAAAACAATCTTAAGGTAAATGAGTTTGATCATTGCAAGTTGATATTTACCGATAAAGGATGCGGTATTATGTCAGAGAACCCGTCTTCAGGTAAATCATGTAAGGAAAGACTTACCCCTTTGTCTCATTATGGTGAAGATATTGTATGCAACGTGTTATGTGGAAGATATCTGGGTATCATAAAAAGCATATCGTGGAATAGGATAGTTATCGAGCATGATCATAAATCTCATTTCAATAAGATTTATGGGGAGGATAATAAGAACGAGTATTTCTTGTCATCATCAGTTATTGTTTAATATTTAAAAATATATAAAATGGGAGTTAGAGAAAATTCATCAGGTGGTAATAACCATTACTTTAAAGTAAGTGGTAGCGGATTATTATATCAGTCATCAAGAGAACCAAAGGAAGGTTTCGAGGAGCATATAAACGAGAAGACCGGAGCCGTTTCTTATTGGAGGGTATTCTGGAACGGTATCGAAGGTTATTTGTCTGATATCAATGTGCGAGAAGTGGAGTTCAATGGAATAAATGCCAAATACTTATCCATAAAGATAAGTGATGAGGATGGTAATTACTTTATAAACGTTCCTTTGATGACTCAAAAAGGAGGTATCAATAATTACGTTAAGTCACTGGTAAGGTACTTGCCTAATATCGACCTGAAACGTAAGGTGGTGATCAATCCTGCTCATGCTAAGAAAGGGGATCAATATGCTCCCGGTAATTTCTTTATCTCATACGCAAGGGAGACTCCTGACGGTAAGGACGAGCTTATCCAGCAATATTATAAGAATGGGCAGAATGGATGGCCTGACAGGGTTGAGAGTACTGATATAATGGGGAATAAGAAGTTTGATTATACGACCCAAGACGCTTTCGCTTATCAGGTACTTAATAAATATATCCAAAGTATTAAAGCGGATGGCGTGAGACCGGTTCAGTCTCCAAGCCAAAACAACGCTGGTGAGGCTATAACGCAAACGCCCCCACCGTCATACGCTACGCAGGCTCCGCAGCAGACGCCTCCTCCATCATACCAGCAGGCTCCGCAGCAAGCGCAAGCCCCTTTGTTTGGAGGTCAACAACAACCTCCTCAATATCCTCCTTTTGGAGACGACAGTGATCTTCCATTTTAATTAACTAATTAAAAATCAGAAAGTTAATGGAGAGTAATTTCAATATATCTACTAAAGTGAATCGTGTCTCGATGCCTACCCAAAATAAGGTAGATACGGTTATGAAGAACCTAGGGCATCGACCTTGTGTAGCGTATTCCGAGGAAAAGAATATGTATTATAAGGATGGAGAATGGGTAGCGTCAGATCTTGACGCTACTATCTTACCTCTTAGGGAGATGTTCGAGAAGACATCTGATTTGAAGTTAGGACTGAAGATCGTTTATTTAATAATCAAATTATAATGGCCAGTATTGAGGATATTAAAAAGCTTCTGGAAAGCAAGTCGTTTACATCAGCCAGAGACCTTGATGAGCTTGAGGAGAAGCCGGATGATAAACAAAACGAGGTTAGATTGAATTGCGAACCTATGGTAGGGATGGTGGAGAAAGAGGGAAAGATCTTCCTTAACTCCGTAAGATTCTCGAAAGCATGGAACTCGTTGGGTAAGGATATTCCTATCAAGCAGGGTAATGCCTTCCCATTAGGGCAGGGTGATGTCCTTGATATAGACACAGGGGTGTGGGCATCGTTCCCGGATAATACCATAGGGGTGTTGATGATGCTGCCGTCGTTTACCGGCGATACGGGACTTACTTTGGTGGGATCACCGTTCGTCTCGTCTAATAACGGGAATATCATGATCAGGGTCACTAATGTCCGTAAGGATATGGCTATAGTCGAGAAAGATAAACATATAGCTGAGTTAATTATAGTCGGTAAGATAAATGCCGATATTCGTAAAACTTATAACAGTGATAAAAATGTTCGGATTGAAGATAGTAAAGAGTAGTTATATAAATACTCTAAATCAGGATCTTGATGAGGCTATTAGCTATTCAAGTAGATTAAAAAGAGATTATGAGGATTCCCGCAAGAAGATAACGGAATTAGAAGAGAAAGTAGGGTATCTTGAAACTCTTTCCGATTCCCTTAATATGGATATAGAACAAAAGGATTCTATTATAATTAAGATGGGTAATGAGCTTAGTAAATCAAGAGAGATATATAATGAGTCGGTAAAAGAGAAAGAAACTCTTAAACGGGCTTATATGGATATCGAGAAGAAACATAAACTATCATCTAAATTACTCGATGAGGCTAGAAGAAGATATAAGGAACTTGAGGACCAGAATAAAATCATGTCAGATCGTATCAAGTATCTGGAGGCAGAGATTTTAGACATCGATGTTCCTAATGAGGTTGTTGCTGATGAGGATAAGATGGATCCTAACTCAGGTCATATTGATATACCTGAAAATAACGCCCCTGAGGTCGCTGATGCCGGTATTGACGTAAATGTCGAGAATAAGGCGGAGGATAAGAAGAAATCTAAGAAACGTAAAAAATCTAAGAAAAGTGAATAAGATCTTGTTTTTCTTGTTAACGTTATTTACCTTAGCGGTTGTCGGATGCAGTACGTCAAGAACCTATTATACGGAATATGATACTACTGATATATCTTATGTGGTGGATTCCATAGTGTCTTCCGGTACCGTGATGGGCCAATGGAAGGAGTGGCGGTTTACGCTGGACGACGGCCGGGTCGATAACTTTGGCTTCACCGCCCTATACGACGCCAAGGGAAAGGCTAGAGGGTCTATACAGGTAAGGCAAAGATCCGATACGTTTAATATCAAGATAATTGATTACCATAAAAAAGATAAGTAATGGAATACGGACTAGGTTACATACCATCGCCAGCAGATGATAGGGACGCTATTATGAACATGCAGCATGAGGCTGTCCCTGATGAGTATAAGGTCAATAACGTTGATAGCGTAGTGGATCAAGGATCTTCTCCTATTTGCGCGGCAATAAGCTTGGCTGAGATACTTAATTGGAGAAAGAGTATAAGGGCTATTAAAAGACCGGCTAAGATCTCTCCCTACGATATATATGATCTGAGAGAGGATAAGGATCAAGACGGGATGGTTCTTCGTGACGCTATCAAGTCTATCAAGAACGTAGGCGTAGATGGGGAGAAAATAAACAGTTACGCTAGGATCATAGATCCGGTATCGGCTAAGGTAGCTTTGATGCTGAATGGGCCTCTGGTTATAGGTCTGTATTGCTATAATTATGGTAATCGATTCTGGCAAGGCCAAGGGCAGAACTTGGGAGGTCATGCCGTTATCCTCACCGGCTGGGACAAGGCCGGCTTCGTCCTACAGAACAGTTGGGGGACGGGATGGGGTAGGTCTGGTGTAGAGACATTCCCGTTCGAGGATTGGTGCTATATGCTAGAATGTTGGACAATAGTTTCATAAAGTTTCTATATAAACTCCGAGAAATTCCTATCCACATCCTCTTGTGAAAGCCGATATTCTCGCGAATAATACATAATTCATGCAACCCATAAAACATTTGCATGAATTATGTATAATAGCTAAAAGCTATTCCGATTATTAGCCTAAGCCTTGAGACAAAGGCTACGTTATTTGAGAATACATAGTTACCAAGGGATGTTTGCCCAAGTCCCTTGCTCTAAGGCAAGTGATTAAACAATGGTTGTATTCGGGCCATAGTGTCGCTTGCATCAAAACCTCAAAATAACATTGGCGATGGGCACTAACAGGGTTTTTACCCTGACTTATGTTGAATAAACATTGAATTAGTTTGTGAAATGGTGTATGTACAGGACATAGATGGTAAACCGATGATGCCTACGACAAGGCATGGGAAGGTTAGACAGCTGCTAAAAGATAAGAAAGCGGTTGTCATAAACACATGTCCTTTTACCATCAAATTGATGTACAAGACATCCGATTACAAACAGGAAATTGTGTTAGGCGTCGATGCCGGAACCAAACATGTTGGTTTATCCGCTACGACGAAAAGCAAAGAACTTTACAGCAGTGAAGTTATTCTTAGAAGTGATATTGTAGACCTTTTGTCTACAAGAAGAGAGTTACGAAGAACGAGACGAAATAGGTTGAGGTATAGAAAACCTCGTTTTGATAACAGGATAAAAAGCAAACGTACAGGATGGGTAGCACCTTCTGTGAGGCATAGGATTGATGCTCATATCCGTGTTATCGACAACGTCTGTTCTATCCTCCCGATATCCCGTATTATCGTTGAGGTCGCTCAGTTCGATACCCAGAAAATCAAGAATCCCAACATCTCCGGTAACGAATATCAGGAAGGAAATCAACTTGGTTTTTGGAATGTCAGGGAATATGTCTTGACAAGGGATGGACATAAATGCCAGCATTGTAAAGGTAAGTCAAAAGACCCGATTTTGAATGTTCATCACATCGAGTCTCGAAAAACAGGAGGTGATTCTCCTTCAAATCTTATTACCTTATGTGAGACATGCCATAAGGAGTATCATAAAGGTAAAATCGATTTGAGGGTAAAACGAGGCAAGTCGCTTCGCGACGCAGCCGTCATGGGTATCATGAAATGGAAGTTGTACGAGGAGCTGAGATCCAGATACGACAACGTTTCGATGACGTTCGGATACATTACGAAATACAATCGGATTAAATATGGAATTGAAAAATCCCATATCTCTGATGCTTTCGTTATTTCTAAGAATTTCAATGCTTTAATGTTAGAATATCATTACAAGGTAAGGTTGATTAGAAGACATAATCGTCAAATCCACAAACAAAAGGTTTTAAAAGGAGGGGTTAAAAAGCCGAATCAATCTTCTTTTGAGGTTTTTGGTTTTCGTTTGTTTGACAGGGTTATGTTTGAAGGCAATTGTTACTTCATATTTGGAAGACGCAAATCGGGTAGTTTCAATATTCGTGATATTGACGGTGGTAATCAACGGGATATTACGTACAAAAAGTTGAAATTATTAAGATGTAAACGTTTTATGATACAAAAAGAAACAAATTGACTAATTTAAATGAAAATATAGACATGGTGTATTTAGGATCCGTAGCTCAATTGGTAAGAGCAACTGGCTCATAACCAGAAGGTTGTCGGTTCAAGCCCGGCCGGGTCCACGCTATTTTTTGGGGAAAAACTAGCATAGAGTTTTGTCATTAGGTTTTTTTTAAAGTTTAGACGTTTGATGTCCTGGTTCGTGAGAATAAGGACATATGCCCTAATAGTTCAATGGATAGAACACGTCGGTCCTAACGATGAAATTTCGGTTCGATTCCGGATTGGGGTACATGGTGTTTTCTTAAACATATTCCCGTAGGTCGGTAATTAACGATAACCGGTAGACAGCCTACGGGAATTAATAAAATCTTACGTGCTTAAGATCGCTTTCAGTTCTATTTTTCGTGTGTAATCTATAGGAGGGTAGCACGACCCTCCTTTTTATAAATACTATTTGCTATGGACATTAATCAAATAAAAACGTATCTACCATCAGGATGGGATGTGGTTGATCTAATAGATCACGGCATAATCGATCTTGATATCATGAATGGTAAGATGATGGGTGAGTATGTGGCTGTGTTGATGATAAAATCTTATGATAAGACCAATGGTCATATTCTAACCACTTTCTCGTTCCATGATAAGGATATGGAGAAGTTGAGGATGTTGATAGGTAACGCTATAATGGCGGTAGGATATAGGAATAATCCTCTGACAGGAGATGGGAACACGGCAATCAAATAAAGGCACGGAATACACTGAAAGAGGGATATTGGATATCCTTAACAGACAGTTCTTGGTATCTCCTAGATGGATTATAAACAACTTGTATGTCTATAACTGGGAGTCCGATTATCTGGCTATAACCAGATCCATGTACGCTTATGAGGTTGAGGTGAAGATCTCGTTGGCTGACTATAACAAGGATTTCGAGAAGGAGGGTAAGCACCAAGTAATGCAAGGCTGGTTCGAGGCCCGGAAGCAAGCCCTATACGAGACCGGGGACTGGGTCAGGTACGGCCGCCCCAACTACTTCTACTACTGCGTTCCTGATGGGTTGGTTGATCCTAAGGACATACCTCCGTACGCCGGGCTTGCTTATGTTTGTGGCAGGAATTTGAGAAAGATCAAGGACGCACCTATCCTGCATCGTGATAAATTTGACCCCGAAGCTTATAAGATGGCGGACAAATTCTACTACAATTGGTGGAACGAGAGACGTAAAGCCAGACAGATAGAAGGGAAGGATATGAAAGATGAGTTCAGGAAGAGCATGAAAAAGGTGAAGGAGAAGATAACCGTCGATGCCAAGATCAAGGCGATGGAGGCGTTCTGGAGCGTCTGCGATTATGCCTACTGGCCGTACGGGGGAAGAGGGGTGCCCGGAATGAGACCCAACTGTTCCGCTTGTGGCGAGGAATGTAAATTACAATGTCCGAAAGGGAAGGAATTTAAAAACAAGATAAAATGAGTAAGATTAAAGATTTATTGGCAAGAGCCATTTCATTGGCGTCAGAACAACCAATGAGTTATAATGAGGTAGAATCATTACTTGAAGATATAGATGCTTGTAAGGTCAAGATATGGCTGGAAGAAGGAGCGATATTGCCTAAGTACGCCCATAAGGAGGACGCTTGCATGGATCTGTTCGTTAAAAACATAGAACTTGACGGGGGTAGGATTATATACCATACTGGTGTGCATGTAGCTTTACCTGAGGATTATGAGATGGAAATCCGTCCACGTAGTAGCATTACAAAAACTAAGTCAATTATCCAAAACGCTCCGGGTACCGTAGATGAGGGATACAGAGGGGAGATTATGGTAGTGACTAGACGTGTAGATCACTATGGAGACCCTTCTTATTCGGCAGGGGATAAGGTAGCTCAATTGCTTATCCGTAGACGGGAACGCATCGTATGGGATCAAGTAGGGTCGTTAGAAGACCTTGGAGAATCAGAGAGAGGAAATGGAGGGTTTGGTAGTACTGGAAAGTGATTAATGTCTTATGAGCGGGAGAATTAAGATAAAGCCTAAGAATAAGGATAAGAAACCTGATATCGATGTATTTAAGATAATAGAAAACCGGTTTAAGAATATGAACGAGCTTCGAGACCTGATCGACATGGATCCAAGGAAAGGACTGGTCAGGATACGGGACGGAGCCGGATTCAGGGAGGTAGAGCGGGGCGGATGCCTGCATCGGAACTACCTTAATTTGTTGGAGGAGGAGCTGGGAGCGAAGTTGTCAATAGATTTGCTGGATAAGTACGTAAGAAAATAAAGTTTGTGTAATTTATAATAAGATGGATAAAATATTCGAGAAATTAGATATGGGTAACGTATCTGATGGATATCATACCTTTAACGAGCTATACAGATACCGTATGCTTTACAATGCCGCTTTCTTCAACGAGCTGGCTAAAGGGGATGTAAAGGTATGTAAGTCACATAAGCATTATGATGGGGAGGAATGCTTCGGTGGAGGATGGTTTATTGTAATGGCCGAACTACCTACAGGTCAGATCTCCAATCATTATGAGAACCGGTATTGGGGGTTATTCAATATCCCTGAACTTGAAACGGCATGGAAGTGGGATGGTCATACGCCTAATGAGGCCGCTGATAGAATAGAATCTTACTTGAAATTAAAATGATATCAATATCTGCCCTAGGAATTGCTTAGGGCAGGTTCGTTTTATATACCGAAGTGTCTACCACGATCTGGTTATCCAGATCCTCAATCAACTCAATGATCTCATCCCTTATGTCATAAGAAAGTAAGATCGGTATTATGGTTAGTATAAAAGATAGTATTATTCCTGATCCTATTATGATAGTAATATCATCACACTCTATATCTAACATCGGCATGACAAACATCAACCCGGCCGTGAATATCATCACGAATAACGCTGATATCTCATTTATCATATCCCGCTCCATCGTATCCTTAATCATATCTCCTCAACTTTAGTATGGTTTATTATCCTGCTGATATGACGGATACTTAATCCCGTCCTGTCCTTTATCTTACCATATACGTAGTTCCTTGATACGACCGTAGCCAAATCACCTAACTCGTACAGTATCTCATTATACATCCTATGGATCTCGTTGTTGCGGATAACCGTACTGTCCCTTACATATATCTTCTCAACGTCGTCGTCGCAGAAGAAGATCTTAAGCTTATGAAGTATGTCTCTAAACATGATTATAGTTTTGAGTAATTATATACAACCTTACACTACAAATATACTGAATTATTTTTATATATAAATAATAATCTATATATTTGTGCTATGAGATTAGTCGAACAACATATAATCAAGCAAAGTTCGATGCATTATAATGAGCTTCAAGACCTGTTGCATAAGTGCAAAAACTTATACAACAAAGGATTGTATGTTGTTAGGCAGCATTACTTTCAATATAAGGATGATAATACTGTTAAATACAAATACCTCAACTACTACTCCATTGAAAAGAGGTTGAGAACAGAAGATGACGTTGATTATCGTGCTTTACCGTCACCGGTAGCCCAACAGGTACTTATGATGGTTGATCGGAATTTCAAGTCCTTCTTCAATCTTCTTAACAAGAAAAGCAGAGGTGAGTATTCTGAGAAAGTAAGAATACCTAAGTATCTTGATAAAGACGGGATGTTTATGGCTGTTTTCCCAACAACAGCCTTTTCTCAGAAATGGATAAAGCAAGGCATTATTAAGTTACCAAAACAATTCTCTTTCACTACAAGAACCAACAAACATAATATCCAACAACTCAGGTTCGTCCCTAAGAATGGATATATTATACTTGAAGTCGTATATAACAAGAAAGAGAAAGATCTTATGTATGATAACGGTAATTACCTTGGTATTGATCTTGGACTTAAAAATCTTGCATCTTGTGTATCAAATACCGGTTCTTGCTTTATCATTAACGGTAAGCCTCTAAAATCTATCAATCAGTATTATAACAAGAAATTAGTATACTTAAAATCAAAATTAAAAAATAACAAACAAGTTTCAAAACAAATCATTTCATTAACAAACAAAAGGAATAACAAGATCAAGGATTATCTGCATAAAGCCAGTAGGGTATTGATTAATCACGTAGTCTCCAATGGCATTAATACGATCGTAATCGGTCATAACAGATGCTGGAAACAAGAAATCAATATCGGAAAACGAAACAACCAGAACTTTGTATCTATTCCTTTTAATATGTTTATCTCAATGGTATCATATAAGGCTACACTTGAGGGTATTAATGTTAAGATCGTTGAGGAATCCTATACCTCAAAATGCAGTTTCTTGGATAACGAGCAGATTTGCAAGCATGAGGAATATGCCGGAAGACGTATCAAACGAGGATTGTTCAAGACGTCTTTCGGTAATATCATTAATGCCGATATCAACGCTGCATTTAACATCATCAGAAAATCGGCAAAAGAAGCCTTTGATGTAAGTACATTACCAGAAGGTAGAGGGTTTTGGTGGAACCCGGTACGGATTTCCGTATAGATATATATCATTTTACGATTTTAGTGCAAAATGGTATATAATCACCTAGTTTTGTCCCAAAGATATGAATTTTTGATATCCGGTCAAAGATAAGACAGGGAGAAGCCAAAAATAACGGGAGGCGGAGGGAGGACGGGGGATGCCCGGAAGGATGGAAGCCAGTCCTTTCCCTTGGATTCAGCGACATGATCTGCCCGACGCCAAAGGATATGATGATTGGTATATCTCATCATGTGGTGAGCTTTCATTGATATATATGCACTTGACGAGTGTCAATAACGCATTATCGGCTATTGGTGGACAACAATTAACTAAGGATTACTATTTGTCTAGTTCGGAGTACGATCCGGAAAATTTCTGGATCGTACTATTCAATAATGGGCGCGTATTTAAACGTCCAAAGAGATTGGGTTGCCGTGTCAGGTTTGTCCGTAAAATCGAGTGATAATAACATTTCATATGGGATCCAATGGAACGGGCCGGATCACATCCTTCCTGGCCTGCCCATCGGGTCTTCCGCCAGCTACTTCTATTGGCTAACGCCCCTCCATCCATGTCGAGTTTGGAATATCCCCCCCCCCCATGTATTTAACTTCTTTATTCATAATATGTTATGTTTTAATTATATCGCAAATATAATAAAATTAATGAGATTATTAAGTCGTGAGGGGATGAGGGATGTGGACATAGGAATATGTTGGGACGCCGGATATATTGGGATATGCGGGATAGGTGGTGAGGATGGGGGATATGCGGAGATATGTGGGACGGACCACCTCCCCGAAATCGGCCCGGTCGGGCTGCCGTTTTTTGGACCAGCCCCCCCAATCCACGAAGAACGGGAAACAGGAACGGCAAACGATCTGCGAGCCGAAAAAGGAATGCTTATTTTGTATTTAACTTGTTGATTGTCAATCATATAAATCAATATTTTAATATACGTTTACATTTGATTAGATTTATTACATATAATCGTCGAATTTTTATTGCAAAATATTTGTTTGAAAATAAAACATGTAGTATATTTGCTCCTGTAAGATAACAGCATTAACAAACAGGCGCACCAGATGCCGATACAAGTCCCGAGGGTACGGGCAAATCTAATGACAAACAAAGAATTAAACAAAGTCCAGAATGAAGTTAAAAAATCAAACGAAAAGACATTAACAGGTGCAGTAAAAACTTGGTGCAACCTGTTTAAATCTGGTAAAGAAATAAACGACATACTAAAAGAAAATGATATTAAAGTATCAAAGGAGGTCGTTCCCGCTTTGGTTGCTTTAGCTAAAGACAAAGAAGTAGTAATACAACTTTGTAAAGAAATACTACCACGTGTAAATAACACGTTCTGCGCATACAAAGAAGTAGAACGTGAATACTATGATAAAAACGAGCAGGATAAAAACAAAAAGCTTAAAATGAGTGAAATAGAGGATATAGCAATACTAGGATCGTCTCATAAACGCTTTGGATATAATGAGCCTATAGAGTACGATTTTGGCATATATTACGAAACGTTTAATGGCACTGACAAACGTATTGTGAAATGTGCCGTGCCGATAAAGCGGTACACATTTAGTCTTATTGCAAAATGCGTCACATACTACCTAACTCACCCTAAAAATGATAGATAGTATCATTTGCCCCTATATCTATATATATAGGGGCGTTATGGTGGCAATGCCTGTACGTCCCCGTCGTGCCACTGGACTAGACTAAACAGGTAGGATCTTTAATTTATTGATATAAACATACACAGGTGGGTAGTGTTACGATAGCCTGTGTAGATAGGCCGCCGCTTAACAATGTGGTTTAAGTATTACCCTAGTCCAGGATAGTGCTATTATCTTTTGGTTTATATCGATCTGGTAAATACGCTAGGTCAACCTAGTAGGCCGTGTAAAAACACGGGGTATATTGGTGTATATACGCATGTATAGGGCGTATATCCATGTGTAGCGAGAGTAGCACGTATGGAGTGCATCACGGGGTTATAACCGTACCAATATATCAAGGCAATAACGTTTAAGGTAGCTTAAATACTTATGCGTTATATGTAATAGCAAAATAACAACCCTTACAAGGGTATTTTGTACGGTTAAATTGACGGACAAAGTGCGCCTTGTCGGTACGTATCACGAGCAGCGTATGTGCGTATTAGGTCTCGTTCGTTCGGGGCAAAGGGACGAAACCAAAGAAAATAGGGGGCGTGCGGGCGTTCGGCTAGTCGTATCGATAACGCCGGCCGTATTGTCCCCGGCTTACCGTTTCTTATTGGTGCAATTTAAAACGAATAAATTATGTATAGGAGAAAATTTGATAATCTTAATAGAAAGCTAGCACTTAAAAAGGAAAAGGCTTTAGACGATGCAAGAAAGTCTCAAATTGAGTTCTACGTTGAGCTTACCAAAGAGCTATACAAATCTAATAAATTAGATTGTAGTAGGGAGTCGGATAAGTGCAGGCGCAAGCGTGTTAGTTACATGGCAAACAAATTGCGACAGTAGATCGTTTGTTTTTATTTGATTTTAAAGTTTGTGCCCTCCCGTATTGTAGTGATATAAGACGGGAGGGCTTTTTTGTGCCTATATTTTACAAAATGATAGCATATTAATATGTTTTGCTTACACACAAAAGTGTTAAGGCGGCAAATTTTAAGCCTTGATCGAAAATGTGTAAGTAAAATTATTTATTGTGTATCATTTTGTATACATATATATCCATACATACGGGTATATTGTGCCCTTATGTATGGTTTCGTGCGTGAATCGATCCTAAAAGGTATATAATAGGCGGTACTTATTGTATATTTTTTATCTATATCTGGGCTTATCTTTCCTTAGAGGAAGCTCTAGGGATTGATATATATTATATTGTTGATACTCAATTAATTATATTATTTGGGTATTGTTTCTAAGTTACGGATACTTATTGTATATTTTTATGGGTATATTTATATATTTCGTACTTGCCTTGTTTTGTGGTTACATGGCGTTTGAGTTGGGGCGGTATGTTATAGCTACGGGCGATGCCCTGCCCTTAATCATAGTTCTTTTATTGGCTTTATTATCAATACATTGCATAAAGCAAATATACAAGGCAATCAAGAACAAAGACCTCGATATCCCAGACTAATCGGGCGTTCCACGTGGAACAATCGGGAGGAAGGTCTCGGGTTTTATGCTGGGAGTTGGTGGGGTTGGTTTGTTTTGCGGGAGGGTGCACCTCCAAACAAGGGAAACCAAGAAAAAACCAAGAAAAAACCAAGGGAAACCAAGAAAAAACCAAGGGAAACCAAGGGAAACCAAGGGAAACCATGGAAAACCATGGAAAACCAATGAAACCCAAGGAAAACAAAGAAAAACAAGGGGAACCCCTTCAATCAACAAAAGAAATACTTTCCAATCAATGGGATTCCTTTCTAAACGGGGGTAATACTTTACCGTTAAGTGGAAACGCAAAGCGGTTGCGAGCGATGGTGGGTAGGGTGTTATTGGTGGTAGATATTGTCTGTTGGCGTGGGAGTGATACGGAGGGAACCAAGGGAAACGGGCGGCGGCGATGGCGTGGGGTCGGCCCCGCTGGTCGTCCGTTCCCTGTTCTCCTTTGGCGGTAGTGTAATATTAAAAATCTGATGGTGATATGACGAAAGAGGAAGCGAAAGAAAGGTTCGGTGACAATATAATAAACAAACTATTGTCGCTTGGTGCTGAACCGACAAATGTATGCAGGAATGACGATATTGTGGAATGGTGCAGTGATGGATGCATAAAAGTGGGCGATATTGAAGTATGGGCTTACTATTACTTTTATGAAGGAGAGAATCCTGATTTATGTAATTGGGAGGATCGTATGGAGATAGAGGTAGAGGAATGTTGGATTTAAAATTGACTGATATGAGATTCATGTATTTAACGGAGCTTAGAGGAAAGGATATATGCGTAGGCGACAAAAAGTGCAAGAGGGTAAAAATATATGTAGGCAGGCCGTTGGCGGATACACCTAAAACCTATAAACAAATAGGTGGATTTGTAGCAAAAGAACTATCCAACGCTTATAACAGCGGTTGTGTTTCCATCTATGAAGCAAAGGATAAAACGCTCAGATATTCGGTTTATCGAGACGGTTGTTTTTATCCTTATTACGGGAAATTAGAGGTGGCAGAATAATACCAAGGGGAACGGGCGGCTGATCTGCGTGGCGATACTTTCGCTGGTCATGCGCCGTCCTGTCTCGTGGGACGAGCTTAAAAAATGAAGATATGAGAAAATTGCAAAAAGAACTTTTAAATAAAAAGATGTCATTGCATCAGGCTCTTATGTCGATGGATGTATTGAATCCTGATTATGACAAATTGAAACGGGAGGTGAATCGTTTTGACGACATATACGATAGATATATGTCGTGTTGTGGCTATACTAGATACTGGTATATAGCTGGGAATAACTACTACGGAGATTATCATGTGGTTAGTGTCTGGTTGAAAGGCGATCGTAACACTTTAGCGGGGTATAAGTTATATACCAATAGAATAGAGGCTGAGTTAGTATGTAATCATTTAATAACTGATTGACATGTATAATATAGAATTAGAGGCTATCAATGGAAAGGGGAATTAATGTAAAAGCCTTAATATTTAAGGGTAAGAAAGAGATTATCCTATATACGGATGCCATAGGTACGTCGGATCTGGATTCCCCGTATATAAGTATTGACACTGAATGGGTTGGCAGGATATTCAAGCATTTCCCGGAAAAAGCGTGGAATAATACTATCATAAACATGAATATATGTGTTGAGTACGGAACTGGTGATATATGGTATTCTAGGGTAAGGACATTTGAGGGAGGCTGTTGTTCGGAATATATTCTTACATCTCGAAAACCCAGGAAGAATAACCGGAGAGAACTTGTGAATAATCCCGAAGATCAATTATTGGGTTTTGATACGGTAAGGGAGACTGTATTTGGGATGGAGAAAGAATTGAGCATTGATGAGAGTGTTAATGTGAAATTCGATTATGAGATTATTTGAGGTGGTTAATGATACCAAGGGGAATGCGGACGGCTGTGGGGAGGCTGGACAGGCCTTGTCGCCAGCGCCGTCCTTTTCCCCTTGGCAACAATAGGAATGAATATGAACGAAATAGAATTACTAAGATTACAAGATGAAGCGCTATCTTACCTTCGTGATAATATTACAAAGGATGAGGCGTATTATGTCCTTACGACTGACAAGGATATGATAGAGATTCTTATAGCTGATAAGAAGGACGGAAGCAAACGTATCAAGATTCTTGATATGGAATATACTATCGAGAAGGATGATATGTTATTGTTATTCGATACAGATGGGATAATAGACGAATGTCTTTTGGTTGCCACATACATAGGGGTAAATATGTATTTTCGCAGACAAGATGTCAACGCTATTTTGAATAATATCAATAGAGAGAAAGTTATGAAATATCCTTACATAGCTATTCAGTTAGATAATATACAGACTGTAGAAAAGCGTAGGGTTATATTCGAGATAACCGGTCATAGGGTGGATTATGATAAGGTGGATTTTATGTTTGTTTATTTTATGGCTAGAATATTATGAGAGCGAGAAGGACTGTGAAAGAAAGAGATATTGCGAAGATATTGGTATTCGGGTATGATAGGACGCTTATAAAATCCATTAAGGATTCCGGATTCAGAAGTATGTCGGATGTAATATCGTACGCCAATAATATGGTCGGGGATAAGCCCATTGATCATATTAGGGTATCAAATGAGGCTCGTGGATGGTGTGGGTCATATACTAATTATGGTAAAAGAATAGATTAGTTTGATAGTAGGATATGATATGAGAAGGATTATAAAAGAGAAAGACGATATCAAGGTATCTATATTTAGTGGGGATAGATTGGCTCGTGTTTTCATTGATTCTGGGTATAGGAATATAGCTATGGTGATAGCCGATTGCGGCAGAATAGCTAATGGCTGTTATCATATACATCATATTGAGGTGGTAAATATGGATAGGGGATGGTATGGTACATACACCTTATATGGAAGGAAAATAAATTAGTCGGATAGTGAACAATAAAGGAGGTATATATGGATAATATTATAACAAACATGGATGGCGTGAAAGTAAAAGTAAGAGTATATGATTTTGGCGATGAAGTGGCTGATAGATATACTATAGTATGTGTAAATAAAAACATAAAGGATTGTTATGGGATGGTGTATTATCCTGTTTTCTCATGTAGTGAGGATCCATTCCATCCATTAGGAGTGGGGATGTATGCGGGAGATTATTATCCGCATAGAAGTCATATGTACAATTTTGGTAAAAGAGTGAAGGATATAGATTCACTGCCAAAGAAAGTGATTGAATTTATAAAATATATTACACGATGAACGAAATAACTTACAACAATTACGATTTGGTTGCTTTTGAGCAGAATGGAGAAGTGGTAGTAGCCGTAACATTCTACAGGTATTATAAGAAGAAAGCTAAAGGTGAGGTTAATTATAGGTGGAGAACCAGATGCCCGGAATTGGTGGATAAGATCGTAAAACACCGTACCAAGGTGTTTACCGGTCAACTTATCCAGTTAGCGAAAGTGTATGGGGAGAAAAAGGTTATAAAATATCAAAAGGAGGAGGAAGAAGTATGTCAAAATACGATAGAGACGCTATAGAAATATATATACTGGATCATATAGATACATATAATTATGGTAAGCAGTTTAAATATGATAGGGAATATCTATCTTTTATGCTTAACGTGTTCAAGGATGAGTATAAAGAACATATCAAAAGGGATGGGATTAAGAAAGCTTTTGAGGATTACATAATGAGCGTTCCATCCATATTTAGGATTCATATAGCGGATTGCGACATTAGATATTTATTACGTTCATGGGGCGTGGAGTTCGATGAGGATGATGATGAGATATACATCTTGTATAAGAGGATCATAAGAGAGGTCTTTTTTAAGATGTGTGAGGATATGAAAGTTTGTTAATGTTGAACCAAGCCTTGGCGGGGCGGAAGGAATACCATGATCGTACGTGTGCGGATATGGCCCGGGGTCGGTTCCCGGCGCCTTGGCATAATTTAAATATAAATGATATGGGAGATAATATTTTAAGAAAAGCGGCTGATGAGTTAAAGAAGACCGGTTGCAGGGTTTTCGCATGGCAGGATGATACTTATAATAGAGGTTGGAGTAAGGGTGATTATACGATGTTGTATTACGCCTTCCCTGATTCACCCAACATCGGGTATCTGAGTCATGGGGAATATGGGATGAGCGTAGCGTATAGTAGAGCTTATATACCGAGCTGTGGAAGTGGATCGGGGTGTTGTGTCAAGGAGGAAGCTACGTTTGACCTTGAGGCGGCGTTAGACGTGCTGAACGGGCCATTACCTAGGTGGTGTAGGTCTTATGGGGTTTATCCAAAGCAGTACGATAATATTGATAAATGGTATAATAGCGATAATCATAACAAAAAATTATTTAAGGAGATTTGATATGGAGGTAAAAGATTGGGAAAATCTGGTTTTGAATACAGAAGTAGGATCACATTGTTTTGTTACGCTGATTGATAATAATGACATCAGTAGAGGTTACGCGCAGATCAGACGCGCGGAACATTTCGGGTATAACATCTGTTTTACAAGGTTATATGGGAATAAGTTTTACTTCGAAAAGATAGAAGAAGGTCGTACGCAACAATACATCAATAGGAGGAAATAATATCACTATCAGATGACAAGGAGACAGTTTAACCAGTTAATAAATGAACTGGACGGCAAAAGCCCGTTTATCGTATTACATAGGGATGCCGTTGCGCCTAAATACGTGGGCGTGGAGGTCTCGAAGGATGGGATAGTATACAAATATGCGATAATAGGGATAAACGATGAGTATAAGGCTAAAAAAGCCCTTATTTCGAAAATATTAGGCATAGCTAGTTGCCTAAATAACAATAAGCCCTTAAAAAAGGGTTAATTAGATGTATTTATGACCTGCGGCATCATATACGATATAATGCCATAAATGACGTTGTATAGAGGATATGTATGATAATATGATAGATAACGCATTCGTGTCTTGATATCATAATATTATGCCATTATATCCTCTTTTTGTATAAAAAAGATAACAAATGATACAAACATCTTGAATATGGATGAGATTAATATAGGAGATGAAATTGTGTTTAATATAACCGGCAACCATAATATAGGATACACTAAAGGAGAAAAGTATATCGGGACAGTGTTAAGTAGGGATCACCGATCACGCCTTTATGTACGGACGATAGGAATGCCTAGGGCTTGTATTGATGAACGGGACGTGGATAAGATTATTGATACGGGTGATGATTTTGATATGGATGAGGCGATCCCGAATCCTGCGGCAAGGGAGTTGTATAAGTTGATGAGCAGGTATATTTATACGTTCGGAAAGTCTCATGAAAATATAAACGGATATATCGTGTATGAGTGTATAATGATGGGTAGGGATTTAAGACACAATGTTATGTGCCTGTTACATGGTCGTGGATTTGAGATACGGCATATTGATAGTTATTCTTGGTGGATGACTAATGAGAGGCTGATGTCCGAGGTAACATATGCGGAGGGGGATATTCATATAGTTGTTCATGAGTGTATGGAGGATTATGTGGATAATGTGAGATTTGAAGAGGAGTTTTATAAAAACAAGGGAACGTGATAAGATACTTACTTGTGATGGCGATGATAATATTGACACCACCAAAAGGGAACGGAGGCATGCCCCACGCCCCAAGGCCTGCCGTGGTAGAGGCACGGGTATGGGATAAGCTGGCGGCCGCCCTGTCTTTCGTGGAGTCAAGGAATGACGATCGAGCGTATAACGCCACTTCCGGGGCTTTAGGGAGGTGGCAGATGAAAAGGATATACGTTGATGAGGTTAATAGGATATTACGCCTTAAACGGGAGAAAAGGAGATATAGATACAAAGATCGAACGAACCCTGTCAAGGCTAGGGAAATGTTCGAGATATATCAATCTCACCACAATCCTAAAAAGGATATAGATCGGGCTATAAAGTTGCATAGAGGATTGCATTCTCCTATGTATGTTAAGGAGGTTAAATGTAAATTAAGGGAATAATATGAATCGTGAGGTATTAATAAATATCATTAATAGAGGTGGAATAAGGTTTATCCCAGTAAGAAGATGTTTCTTATGCGATGAATATGTAGGATATAAATTCGTTAGGATGTGTGATGGAAGTATGATACCGGTATTTTCTAGTGGATGTAGATGTTGTGGCATAAATAATGGGACGCTATCAGAAAGGACTTGGGATGAAGTGCTTGATCTTGTCAAAACGGTACAAAATAAGCCTATGAATGAGAGAACGGAGGAAGATGAATTTATATTAAATAGTTTAATACAAGGAGGTATTGTATATGAAATGGGTGATAATAAAAGGCGTTAGATACCCTATCTCCGTGGTGTCAGCCTTCGCTGCGTATTACGGGGATAATCCCTTTTTGAAGATAAGGATAAGAAACAAATATCACATAATTTATTTTGATAATATGGATTATCTGAATATTCAGATAAGGTATTTGATTAACAACTATCCTGACTTCGTGCAGATAGGGAATTGGTATATATCCAAGAAGCAGGTGATGTCGTGGGCACCCAAGGGGCAGGCCGTGGACGGGTCGGGCTGGGTCATATCCTTTTACCTGTTTTTTGGCTTGGAGAACAGTACTCAAATTAAGTTCGACAAGGAAGAGGAGTATCAAAGAGCTTTAGATTGTTTAAATGAGAAGTTCAATGTAATATTATGAGTTGTATCATGAAAACCATGATACTTAGAGGAGTATTGAGATTGATAGCGATCAAGGCAAATGATGTTGTTTAATTTAAAAAAAAATAAATTGTTATGGAAATAAAAGAGCATTTATCAGTTTATCTAGAGAGTGGATATCTTTTTGACGATATGTCAGGAAAATTAAAGTGGTTTGAGATTGATAAGATCTTGATCAGTTTTACATATGGAGTAGTTAGATATGTAGGAACATGGGGAGGATGTAGGACTGAGAAGACATTAGATGGGAAATTATTTTATTCGTCCGAAGAATGTTTTAAAAAGGGCGAGAGCATTCCTAAGACAAGACTATCAATATATGATGTTTTTGAGTCATTATATGGGTTCATTCCAATAGGTGATGTGTGGAAATACAAAAACGGAAGAGCTGTCAAGGATAAGTTGGAATATTTTGATGTTGAAATAGATGATAAAGGAAAAATTTATTGTAAGGAAACATATTACAGAACACGTGAAGATGTGTATAAATTCAATGACTTAACTGTAGTTGACAGGAATGGAGACATAAGGTTAGTGGAATCATCAAAAAGTAGATTAATGCTTAGTGATGATCAATTGGATGTCGTGGAGAGAATGAAAGGCATCATTGATGACATGGTTAGGTTAAAGATGATTATGTATATTGATCAAGACTATAATCTTTGTTTTCTACCGGGAGATAAAATAGAAGATTTGACAATGGATGAAACAGACGGATTTGTGGATACCACCGGTATAGTGACATCTATAAAATCTAAGGATGTAGTGGAGTTTTATGTAGAAAACCCATTCGTAAAGATAAAGGGTGAGTGATATCTGAATCTGGATTGTGGTGGTTCGTGAGAATAGCCATAATCATATCTCTAAACGTGAACATAAGGAGGTACGTATGTCATTCGATTAATATTAGGGATCCAATTACATTTAAAAAGAGGAGGAATTATGAAAAAGACAGTGATAACCGATGATTTGATAGTATTTAGTGACGGATTTGTTTGGAAAAGATTATCCAGAAAAGTCGCAGAAGCACTTTGGAACTCTGTTATAAGTCATGAATTAGAATTGTATTGGGTGCGGACTGATGATGAATCCGAAGCTGCAATTGAGGGATTCGATGATATGGAAAGAGCCTTTAAATGTGGTGATTTTGTATGTATAGAAGTTGGAAAATTGCCATATGATATGACTTTTCTAAAAATGGAGGATTAAATATGGCAACAAAGAAATTTGATAGAACCGTGTGGCATGGTACGGATTGTGACAAAGTTACCAGCCTTTTTGAGTATGGGTTATTGGTGAGATATATTACCAAAGAAAAAAGCTGGCAATGTATATACCGCAACCCTCATGAATCAAACAAGTTTTCGTACAGTTGGATAAGCGAGGAAGATATGCGTGAGATGTTTTTGACAGGTTGGGCAAAAGATGATTTGAAGTCGTTTTGTTCCTATGTCGGTGATACTTGGAATGACTGGTTGCTTCGTCCGGTTGCTACAAGAATATATGATTTGGTTTCCTATTATGGAGCGGAAGAGATATTTGGAAACAGTTACCGGACTTACACAGCAAAGGAAGTTTGTCTCAGACTGCGTATAAAATATATGGAAGAATATGAAACAGCGTGCTGATACCCGATAGCTTTTGAGGTCAGGTACAAAGAATGGTTGAATAGAAAACAATAAACAATAATATGAAAACAATAAATCTAACCGTGTTTAGCTTTGATGAGCTATCAGAAAACGTACAAAAGAAAATTATAGAGCGTGAGCGCTGGAATGTAATGGAGTAATGTATGGATGCTTATGGCATAGACTATAAAAAGTCAATGAAAGCCTTTGAGAACCTAACTAACACTGAGGTCTATAATTATAAGGTAGGATATTCAACATACTATTTTTGTTACAAGTTCAAATACGGAGATCCTATTTACGAACATCCTACAGATTATCATTGTGATATATATCCTGAGAATCTATGCGGTAAATTACTGTTCAGATATATCAACAACAATATTATGCCATATATTATCAAGGGCAAGTATTTCTCCATGTCAGGTAAATATATTGATGGGAAATACAAATACAAGCACAAGTATAGTAGGGTGATGTTTGACTATGGAGATAATTGCCCATTGACAGGGATGTGTTATGATTATTATCTCCTGAAACCTATAATTGATTATTACAATGCATGGTGTACTTACCCGGAGGATTTTTCTTTAGAGGATCTGATGAGACAATGTTATGATAACTTCTTCAAGTCATGGCATGAGGAGTACGAGTATTGGGCTGATGATGAAGATGCGATACATGAGGAGCTTCATCATAATCAGTATGAAGATCGACCTTATTATGAGAATGGGGATGTGTATGTTGAACCATTAAATGAAATAGTATGAAAGTAATATGTACAAGGTGTGGCGGAACAAATATTGCTTGTGAAGCGATCGTAAATCCAAACACCGGGAAAATAATAGATTATCTTGATGAATCTTTTATGCATGCTAATTGTGGGGATTGCAAGGAAGAGGTAGTGATAACGGATGTAGATAGAGTCAAGAAAGATATTGATTCTATGTTTTTCGAGTTCGTTAAAAAGAATGGGGAAGAACCTGAATACGTAGAATGTCAGATCGTATGGAAAGACACAGGGGATGATCGAAGAACGACAATAAAATTATCATTAAGCATCAATGATGATGATAATGATAATGTTTTCTATTACTGTAATGGGATAGAATCACTTAGGTCACTTGTGGAATATGGAGTAGGAGAGTTTATTGTAATAGATTGTTGGAGTTTTTTTTAGTATTGATAATTTGTAAATTGATGAGATTATGAATATAGAGGTAATAAGATACAGGCTTCCAGTTTATTGGGCTTGCGCTCTGATAAATGATGACTATACTGGATTATGTAAAGAAGAATGTCAAGAAATAAAAAACTTCTTGAACATCGCAGATGGCTATCCGGTAGATGTGGATTGGGAAACAGAAGGGTTCTATCAATATAATGATGCAGGAACACTTCCGGGAAATTGTGCCGATTTTATTTTTCATAAGTTAAACGATTAAACATAAAAATATGGAAACTGCAAATAAACTAACTTTTTTAAGTACAAAATTCTTTACAGAAAACAAAAGGGAATACAGAATAACAGTCACGATATCGTTAGATGATGATTGTCATAACAATATGTGTGATTGGAGTATAACCGCTGACATTCGTTGGAAAAACGAATATGGGATATATAAAGAGTATATGGGAGGCTGCTGCCACGATGAGATTGCGAAACATTGTCCGGAATTGGCGAAGTTTATACCATTACATTGTTGTAATCATTATGGTGCTCCTATGTATCCGGTGGAAAATGGCATGTATCACATAAAGAATAGCGATAAGTCTGTGGCTATTGAATATTTACGTATATCAGACAAGGAATATTCCAAATTATCTGAAGCGGTGGATGATAAGATGTATTTCAAGTATCTGCTTTTCAATCTGGGGATTGTGGATAGATGGAAACGTGAATCAGGCGAGCTTATTGCGGAACTTGAAGACCTGTGTGGAAAGAAATGGGTTAATCCATATAAGCCAGAAGAAGAAAGATTTACCCTGACACTAACGGACGAGGAACGTTTGCTTATTGAAGAGCGTATTAAAGCCGGGTATTATTCCGCAGAAAATATCGAAAAACGTAGGGAGGAGGCTCATAAGGCAAAGATGTTGAAAAAGCGTACTGAAATTTGTGAGCGATACGATAAGGTAATCAGGGAAGCGGAAACAGACAAAAAGGTAATGCTCTGTGTATTTGATTATGGATTGTCAACCGATAATGTGATATATTATAATCACACGAACACTTTATCTTTCAACTGGTGTGATTATGGGGAAAAGATCACACAAGAAGAGTTTGATGATTTCGTGAATAACGTGGATCGCTCCCAACTCCCGGAAGGAATTAAATTTGAGTTAAAGTAATTTTTAGTCTACACATAATCACTATCAGATTTACGGGAGAGACATCCAAGATGTCATGGGCGGCGTTACCGGTGGAGCCGGCGTGTATGGGTAAGGCGGTCGGGGAAGCGGGGCGTCCGCCCATGTTCGTTGGATTGGCTGAATAGATAAAGCTGCAATGTAGTGATATAACTAAAGTGAAAATAACAATATAAATACATGTAAAATTATGGGAAAGAAAATGATAACAATACCATTTGATTTAGAGTTGGCAAAGAAAATCAACAATGGTGAGCGCAATGGAATGATTGTAACGGATGGCGATAATTACAGAGTAGAGTTTGTGTATCATAGGGAAGAGTCTTTCCCAATCCTAGGAGTTATCCATACTGATCACGGCATAATATCAGATTGGTTCTCAAATAATGGATTCGGAGGAAAGAATTATAGACTTAAGCTTAAAGTTCCAGAATATACCACATTCAAGGACGGAGATGTATTGAGTAATGAACAGGGTGATTACCTGTTTATATTAAATACGAACGGAGAATATCTTACATCTTTTCATGCATCATGGAAGAAGGGGAGGGGAGTCGTGATTCCTAGAAAAGCACATGCTGATTGTAATAATATTGAAAAATACAGACTTGCTACTGAGGATGAAAGGCAAAAGTTTATTGATGCTCTTAAAACAAGCAAAGAGCCTAAAGCCAAAATGTATTTGAAACAATTCTTTGGTATTAAAATAGAACCAGAATATAAATTCAAGCCATTTGATAAAGTTTTAGTAAGAGATACAGAAGACGATGATTGGCACGTAAGTTTGTTTGTTAGGAAAATTGCTGATGCTCAATATAAAGAAGAAAGATATGAATGCTTAAATGGGACGGGATGGATCTATTGTATTCCTTATGAAGGTAATGAACATTTTTTGTAAAAAACATATTAAAATGGAAAATAAAGAACAGGATTTTATCAATCGATATAAAAATGTGCAAGAATCCATTGTGAAGGCAATGGACAAGGCATTAGAACGGGCAATAGGGAACAAGGCAATAGATTTCGAGAAGTGTGAAGGCAATTATTTGGACATCTATCCTCTTATCGGGGCGGTCTTACAGAAGGAGCTAAGGAGTGTACTTGGTGAAAATGTGAATAAGAGTATATCCCGGAATATGAAAATAAAGGCAACCAAGTACAGAAATGATTACAGGGTATGGTTGGACTATGCAGGAGATTACAGAAACGAAAATATAGAATAATATGAAATATCAAAATTTTATGTGCCCTTATGAGCTTGCATTAAAGCTGCATGAGTTGGGTGTAAATTCAGAGTCGGAATTTTATTTTGTGAAAGAGATGAAAGGAGGGGGATCCCAAACAGAATCAGTTACACAAAATACAATGAGGTATTCATATAGAAAAGAAGGTGACCTCATACCGGCTTATATGAGTCATGAACTTGGAGAGATACTACCAAGTATGATAAATATCAGTAAATCAAAAATATGGGATGACTGGTTGCAATTGACACAATATTTCCCGAATAAGGATAGCGAATACTACGAAGCTGCCTATGTTCGTTACAATGCCTACGATTCGCCAACAGAAGTATATAGCGGATTTGGGGAAACAGAGGTGGAGTCAAGGGCGATGCTTCTCTTTGATTTGTTGGAAAAGAAGATATTGACACCTGATGGTTTGAATTTAAAGGAAGTGGATAGGAGAAAGGAATATGAGAACGAATTTGAATAGTACAAGTATGAGAAACACATGTCCAGAATTCCCGCTTTTCGGTGCGAATTATCCAGACGCGACTTGCATAGATGGCATATTGTATGATCTGGATAATGTAGGTGATGATGGTGTTCTAATCAAGCCATTGGAAGAGATTCCATGCCCATTCTGCCGAACAGAGGAGTTTATCAGATACGATCCATTCAATAAAGAGTATAGCATGGATAGTGAAGAGGATATAAGAGATTGGTATATGAGCTATATTAATGAAATGAGAAATAAGTATGGGGGAAAATAAGAAGAAACAAACACCACGCCGGAACTTAAAAGATTGGCATACGAACAAATGAAGGAGGTAAACGATGGAGACAGTAAGATTATCAGATTACTCTTCTTATGATAAAAACAAGGGAGGAATACAAAAATTGCGTCACAAATTCAGGAATCAAATACTTGAATATTGGGGAGAAGATACCGGGATTTTGATAGGAATAACCATGGTATATGAAAGACATTTGTGGAACGAGGAAGTTAAAGTAATATGATTATGGACGATAATAGGATAATGGAAGCGGCTAAATTGATAGCCAACTCCTCAGCAGCCTTAATACAGGCTATAGGGATGATGAGTGAGAATATAGAGAGGGCTAACAGAGGGGAATCTCTGGCTTATACCGAAGATCAGTTTATGAAACTAATTCAAGATAACGGAATAACGTATAACGATGTAATACAAAGGGGGTGGATATGAAAAACGTAGAAAGAATAAACGCATTAAATAAAGTTTATTATGAATAGAATGAAAATATTTTTTAATTACTTATTCTTTAGGGATATGGGTAATCTTGGTGAGGGATGTCTTATAAGCGCATTCATCTGGTTTATGATCATGCTTGTCATTATTGGGGTATTTTGCTTATACTAAAGATCATTTCATGAAAATCAGGATAACGTATAACAATGTAATACAAAGGGGTTGGAGATTATGAAAGACGTAGAAAGAGTAAATGCATTAAATAAAATGCTATTAAATGCGAACGTAGTAGCTTATGGAGCTATGGTTGATTTGATTAAAAGAACAGGGAGACTTGATCTTGATGTGAGTAGCGTAGGCCATATAGATGATTTTCCGGCTGAAATAAGGATCTTTACCGATAACGGGTTGATTTGTTTATCTATAACATCCGTGTATTTATCGGGGGAAGATAATTTGATGGTTGATGGATATGATGAAAACAATGATAAAGTTGATGGGGTGAATGTTTATTACGACCAGATAGACGAGGTAGTATATCTGGTTAAAATCATATTAGAAGAAATGGAGGGAAAAGATCATGGGGAAAGCAGTTAAAACAGATATAGAATATAAGGAAATATTAGAAAAATCACTATCAGCAATCCAATATCTAAGAATACATGGATTCTCGACGTACATGGAATCGGAGGGAATTGTTAATAGGATAATGATGTTTAAGGATAAGAATGAGATGAGGAATCGAAAGATTAAATCAATTCTGTAATGGTTGATCATAATGGTAGAGAGATATAAGTACAAGTGTATTGATGCTTATGAGGAGCCGGAGAATCCAATGGAATGGTTGCCGTGTCCACGATGCGGCCTCCGGCCTCTGGTCTGGAAGTTCGATAACGGGAGAGCCACGGCGTGCGGGTGCGGGACAGACTGTTATAGTCATTGGAGCGTGCAAGCGGAAAGTATTATGTCGGTCATAAAAAGATCTGATAACGGTAAGTCGGCTGAGGCGTATGATATTGATGAACTTAAAAATAACTGGAATCATTGGGTGAGGACAGGGGAGATACTGTTTACGCCGGGAAATGGGAGATGGTAATATAATTAACAATTTAAGACATGGATCATTATTTGGATACAATTAAAACAATATTAGATAGATGTGATGATAACAACACATCTCCTAGTATTGATGACATGGAGATAATAAAAATAAACCTATGCAGAATAATTCAAACTCGTTACGGAATAACTCAGTTATGGTTCATCCCGTTGATAGAAAGAATACAGAATGCTTGTTGTAGACATTACGATGATGTTGATATGTTATGGGAAAATTTTGTTAAAAAAATGACTGAATAGGAGGGATAAATATGAGTACAAAAACAAGTAAAGAATATAAAGCGATAAAGAATTATATCCATAATGAGCTTGGGCTTACGAAGGAAGATATAATCAATGCAATTAGATCTGATATAAGAAAATATGTTGAGGAGTGTATATGTAATACTTACGGGAATGATAATAATATAGAGCAGATGATTAAGCTTATGGTAGATAATGAGCTTAAAAATAAAGATTTTAATGTCATTCCAAGAATGGTAGAGAAAGTATTAAAAGATAAGATGTTAAACGATATAGAGATTGTTGTAATAAACAAGAATTTAAATGATTGAGGATATGGAGAATAAGGATATTTTAGATAAGGTAAGAATGAAGGGCATGAACCAAGGGATATGGCTGGCGGTTCAGGCGCTAGCCTACGACGGGCGATGGACGCAGGCCGCAGAGGAGCTGGTGTCTTCTTGTGGATTGACCGAGGATGAATGTAGGGAGCTGCAAGAAGAAAGCGGATCATTCAATGATGAGATGCTTGATTTTATTAACAGCGTATTCGGACATGAGGATATGATAAATAATAGTATAACTTTGGAGAATATAGGGTATCATAAGATAGGCTCTATATTTAAATATAATATTGGTTCGAAAGAAGTAGAACTGGAGGTGGTTGAATCCAGTGATGCTAGTTGTGAAGGATGCGTATTTAATAATAGTAAGAATTATTACTGTAAGGATACCCATTGTATTGATGTAGATAGGAAAGATGATATAGACGTTATATATAAAGAGGTAAAAAGATCATGAGTTTAATAGATAAATTAGAGGATTTGGTGATCAAAGTAGACACCGAATACCAACAGAAGATGGAGGCGGTGATCCGGGAGATAGTTCCGGGGATGCCGGAAGGGAACGTGCGCCATGCCGCCGAGTGTATGTGTACGGACAGGATGGGGAGCATGATGGATATCGATATTTATATATTAAAGGAAGAGGATAGACCTTACGAATGCCATTATCTAAAGGATCTGCTGGAGGATAGGGTAGCTAGAATAGCCAAAATGCATGAGGATGAAAGTTATACATACAATATGGATGATAATTATTGGTGCGCCACATGTGGATCCCATTCTCATAAAAAGGATTCCAAGACAGGGTATTGTTGGTATTGCGATACAGTTAATTGGGTTAAAGAGGATGGGAAGGATGTTGGAATATAAAAACAAGCAATTATATAACAAGGAGGAATAAACATGGGAAGAGGTGTTAATACAGGCGCCTTGTCTCCGGTCGGCGGTATCGGGGAAATACGAATGCGAGCAAACCTGCGAAAAATAGTGGCGTACAAAGATTTCGCGAAACAGATGGTCATGGCACAATACGAATGATAGAGGAGATTGGTGATTAAAACATTAAATAACATTAAACATGAAAAAGAGTAGAAGAATTGTAAAGAAAATGAGCAAGAAGAGCCTTATCAACAAGAAGGCTCTTCGGTATATTATCGCAAACAGTAATTTATGTGAACATGCGATAAGAGAATTGGAATTAGCCGGATATAGCAAAGAAGAGGACGGTCCTAACAAATGGATGCGCGAACAGGTAATAGAAGCTGTCGCGCTGTTCTCTTCTCATGGTAACAGCGGATTCTCGGCACCATTTGAAATCAATCTCGTCAAGAAACTTTGCAGTTTTGATATAATCTCTCCTTTGAGATTTGACGATGGCGAATGGGAAAAAATAGGCTTAGACGGGAGTTGCCAGAATAAAAGAAAATCATCGATATTCAAAGAGCCGGACGGGAGTATCCATGATGTTGATGCATTTTCAAAAGTTCCTGTAAAAAAGTTTTTATTCGCCACTCGAACGTGGACGGAGAACATCCATAAGACAGGATGGATAGGAGGGTTGTTTGAGACGGACGAAAACGGAATACTCACTGGAAGATATTTTGGTAGATGTAATGTAAAAGACTATCAGAACGGATATATGCCAAAAGGCAAGAAAGAAATACCATGCAGGGAGATAGAGATATCGCCGGACAATTGGATTATGACAGTTGAATCAAACAATGAGGCTTTGATTGAATTGTCAAAGATTTATGATATAGTCTGGCGACAATGCCCTTGCTTGAAAGGCATAATGGACACCGATGTTACACCGGAGCTTGAAGAACTGGCATACAAACAAATGTAGGGATAAACAATGGACGACAAACTTGTCCGCCATGCTGAAATGCATGGCGGACAAATACGAAACCGCCGACTTTATTGCCAGCGACCCCGTCCAGTTCCCAAGGCGGTATTCCGGGAGGGACGCGGAGGTCAGTGGGTTCATTACTTCGTGGCTCTCGTTCGGGAATCGAAAGGCGATCATCGGGGCGGCGGAGCGGATGGACAGGGAGTTTGGTGGCAGTCCTTACGGGTGGCTGATGGATAGGCAATATGTGAAAGTATATAATTACCTAAAATATAATGATATGAAAATTCAAGTAGAGTTAAATTTAGAAGATGTATTTGAGGAAGCTGTGTACAACGAAGCGACGTTGAAAGAGGAGTTTACCAGCTCGGTCAGGTTAGCTGTAGTACGTGAACTTAAAGAAAAGTTCAAGAATGAGTTGATGAGAGAAATATCCAATCCGATATCAGAGAAAATTGAGGATATAGCGAGGGAATCAATGAGCGATCTCATTGAGAACGCCAGCGAGAAGAAATATAGATTCAGGTTAGATTATATGGATGAGGAGTTGACAGTAGACGAGTTTATAAGAGGCAGGGTGAAGAAAGTTGTAGACAGCAACATCGAGACAATGGTAGAATCAAAAGCCAAATCTTTTGTCAATGAGTTAAGGAAAAGGTATGATATGGCGTTCGCTGCCTTTATCGTGGATAATATGAGAAAGCAAAATATGTTGAAGGACGATAAGATAGCTGAGCTGTTAAAGGACAACCCAAATGAGAAGTAGGGAAGATGCCAAAGGAAGGCGGCGATCTGTGCTCATGACGCCGCCCGTACCGGAGAAGGTCAGGGTATTATCCCCGGCATGGTATAGGGCGGCAGTGGAGTTTCAAGGTAGGCCGGAGCAGGAGCGACTAGCCTTTTGCTCGTGGTGCTGTTGTCATGGAGGGTGTAATTTGTGTACGGACATAAGTAAATACAACATAAAAGGGTTTAAGATATATGGAGGATAATAATATGGAGATGGAGGAACTTAAAAATAAGTATAGTTTTTCCGATGGGTTGATGGAGAAAATAAAACACTCCATTGAGGTATTAAGAAAAGGGGAGGAGTTTGCCCTAAGATTTTACGATAAGGGATATTATCTAGCTTTCAGTGGAGGCAAGGATAGTCAGGCTCTTTACCATATAGCTAAATTAGCCGGCGTTAAGTTCGAGGCTCATATGAATATGACTACAGTGGATCCGGCGAACGTAGTATCTTTCGTGAAGAACAATTACCCAGACGTGATAAGGCATGTTCCGGATATTAATTTTTACCAACTTATAAGAAAAAAGAAATGTCTTCCATCAAAAACGCAAAGATATTGCTGTGAAGTCCTCAAGGAGAGAGGAGGCGGAGGTACGGTGACTTTAGTAGGGATAAGGGCGGAGGAATCCAAGACAAGATCTAAAAGGAATGAGATCGGAACCAGTAAAAGAAAGTATGATATATCATTCGATCAGTTTGATGAGCATAAGGAAAAGATGGTCTCTTGTGTTGGTGGAAAGGATAAGGTGATAATATCACCAATATTAGCATGGACGGACAAGGATGTATGGGAGTTCTTGAATAAGATGAATATCAAGCATTGCGACTTATATGACAAAGGGATGAAAAGAATAGGATGTATATTATACCCAATGTCAAGTATCGGAGAGATGATGAAATATCCGTTTGATTATCCTCATCAGACAAAGAAGTTCCTAAATGAGATAGAGATACTTGTAAAAGACGGTCACTATCAAGAGTTAGGAGAAAATCCAAATATGGTATTAGCGTGGTATTTATCAAAGAGAACAGTGGATGATTTTAAGGGACTGGTGAGAAGAGTACAATCCGGGAAATTCAAGCCTAATAAAAAGAATAGAGAGCTATGGGATAGATTCATAGATTATTTTGATATAAAAAATGCAAAATTTTAAATATGACAAAAAGAGAGGCCATGATATTAGCGTTAGAGGTATTCGCTCAAAGCGTTGATATTTTAATAGAATCGGATAAGGTAAGTAGATCGATACGGACCACGAAAGATTATGATTTGGTAAATATAGCTTTCTATGATTTAGCGGAAAGCCTTCAGAAAAAAGCTGATAGAATGAAAAAGTAAATTAACTATTAATAATCATTATTTAATTTAATTCAAAAACAAAATGTCTACTTTTGTAGACACATAAAAATTACACATATGAAAAAGAGTAAATTTGTAAAGGAGTTAGAGAGGATCATCGATATGGTTAAGGCCGAGGATGATGGTTTCGAGTATGGTGGTAAAGTCATTTTCTATAAAGAAGATGATGATAACTATGAAATCTCGGTAAAGAACATTGAGATGGATCTGACGGTAGAGGCCAATATTATGGCTAGTATGGGTGATAGGACTTTTGCCTGTCTTATGAGTGAGGTCTATAAACAAAAGTTTACAAAGGCTATAATGATGTCGGAGGATGAGGATGATGAAGACAATTGATAAGATGACCGATCAGGAGATATATGATCTTACTGATGAGCAGGTAGAGAAATTGATCGTAACAAGATGTGCGGAGGAAGGTGTCAGGTTTATAGATGAGCCTCCAGTCATGAAGACGTATGGATATAAATCTATTTCTCCATCTCATTTCTTCTACTATTTGGAGGGCTTGAATATAGCCGTTCTTGATCAGAATGATGCTATTAAGATAGCTAAGTTATTAAGTGAATTTGATCTATACAGGACTAGATATGATTTCACCATATCCAATGAGGAGCTATGCAGTAGATTGGATATAATCAATATCAGGCATGTTCCGATGTTTGACACGAAAGATAAGGAAGCTTATAAGTCTGTCAAGGATAAGAACAACGAGATCGAGGAGGAGTACAAAGATCAGGTAAACGAATACAAAGAGAATGTAAAAAAGATGGGTGAAATCCGTGCCGAGATATGGCCAAAAGTAATTGATGTAAGGCGCAAGATTGATCACATGAATCATCTTAAAGTTCTTTTCGTAAAGGAATATCTTCCGTTGGTAGATCACGACACGGACAAGGCTATGATATTTTTCAAGAAGGCTTATGGCGTGGATGATGATACGGAAAGATATATTCGTGAAGGAATAAAAGATTATCCTTTGTTTAACAATAATATAGATTAAAATGCACAATTGGTTTAAATGTACGGTTTCTTATGAGACCGATGCCGAGAACGGCATGAAGAAGAAGGTAAAGGAAGAGTATTTAGTAGATGCCTTTTCTTATACCGAATGTGAGGCTAGGATCATAGAGGAGATGAAGCCATTCATCTCCGGTGAGTTTAGCGTTGATATCAAACGATTCAGGATAGCGGAATTGTTTGCCATGGATGGAGACCGGTTCTATAAGGTCACGGCTGATTATGTTACGATAGACGAGAAATCGAGCAATGAGAAACGCAAGGCGTTTAACTACATCGTTCAGGCCAATGACCTTGATCATGCCAAAAAGAATTTCGAGGAAGGCATGAAAGGAACCATATCAGATTTCGTTATCACTTGTATCAAGGAAGAGAAGAAACTGATGGACTTCTACGAGTTTGATGGTAAGATCAGGAATCCGGAGAAAAAATGAGGATAGTAGGCAGTAAAGCTAGCTACGAAACCACGTCGTCCATAGCCGAGAAGTTGATGGAGATAAGTAAAATGGAGGGTACGATTTATCGTATCCTCACATTGTCTAACAAAACTTATCTAGCTTCTAAATTAGGATATAGCAGATCGGGGTTCTATAAAAAAATACAGAACAGGAATTTTAATATCCGGGAACTAGCTCAGATATTCGATACGATCATCAACTTCAAGGATCAAGATTGGACTGAGGGTAAGATTAATAGGCTTAAGAGGTATAGGGCTATGAGCCTTATGGAGTTCAATAAAAGTTATAAAAAGAAAAAGGCATGAGAGGTAGGATGTTACCGTGTGAGAGATGCGGAAGGATGGTAACCATAAGGAGTAAGGGGTTGTGTCCCGCATGCAGAGCAAAGGAGCTACCGCCAAAGGAAAGGGCGGCGATACGGGTGAAGGCCAAGCCAAAGGGGAAGAGCCTAGCCGTTTTCTTTGGCGCCCATGTGGCTAGATTGAGTATGACAAGGAGATCTGCTACCGGCGCATACATACCATGCCCGGGGGTAAGCAACATATGCCACTTATACCCTAAACGGAAATATAAATCAGTTGCTGAGGATAATGATAACATTATCTACTTGACGGCTGATGAGCATACAAGATTCGATTATCTATTAGATACGATGGATTTCAGCCGGCTCTTGGACGAGTTTGGCAACGTATGGCTGTTGGCAGCCAGAAGGATGAGGGATCTCGCACCTAGAGTCGAGGAGGATGGTAAATTAAAAACCAGATTATTATCATGGATAGAAGAAAACAAAAATTACTTCTAGCTCTTGGATACGAGGCTATAAGTGATACGATATATAAGAAAGGAATGGATATGGAAGTCATAAGCGATCAAGAATCATTTGATGATATGAGAGTCCGTTTATCCAAAAAACATCGTGTGGTTATCACGGATGATGGCATTGTAATAGAGTTTGTTCATAATAAGCCAATGGACGAGAATGCGCCATCATATTATTGGCGATCATCATTACCAATATTAAGATCATATCATACAGATCCTAAATTTACCGCTTTCTTTGGCATATTAGACGTTTTGTCAACGATCCCAAAGAAAGATATGGTTGAGGAGGAAAAGCCTGCTGAAGAACCTAAAAACGAGCCTAAGGAGGAGATGGAAGTTGAGTATGATCTGGAGACAGAGCAACAGTATTATGCCGCTGAATGGATAAAGGATATCCCGACACCGGTGTTATATAGAATGACTGTCGCCGGCAAACGTGTGTATTATGAGATGGATGTTGATGGGTATCCTATCATATACGATGGAGCCACTAACAATATCGCCAATGGGTATTGTGATACGTCCGGAGCCTTGGAGAAATGGAAGAATGAGATGAGACTCAAGGGCAAGGACCCTGATGAGTACGCTAACTATAGGGCTGATTTGGGTACTATCATGCATTATCTATTTGGATTGTATCTGACCGGGGTTAAGATAAAGCTGATCCCGACGTGGATAAGAAAGGCTGTCAAGGAGGCTAAGCTGAGAATAGACAAGTATAGGATGGAGCGGATATTAGTGGATAACATTGATGAGCTGATAGAGGATCTAATATCATTTGCCATATTCTGCAAGGAAAGACATGTAAAACCTGTATTGATCGAGAAGATGTTGAGGTCAAGGAGATTGAAAGTAGCTTCTTCGGTGGACGCAGTGGTGGAGATGGATAGTGAGCCGGAGATGGTGGAAATAGAGGTCGAGACAGGAGAGTTCTATAAGACGGGAGCCAAGAAAGGTCAGCCTAAGACGGAGAAAAAGAAGATAAAGAGATGCAGGAGGATATTCGCTATATTGGACTTCAAATCAAACAGGAAAGGCAATTTCTATGACGAGTACGCTTTCCAGCTTGAGCTATATAGAAGAATGATACTGGAGAATTACGGAAAGATATTGGAGATAGAGGAGATATATAACTTCGCTCCGGGTGATCCTACCGCTAAGACCAGCCAATATAAGTTGAAGAGACAGACTGACAATCCTATATTGAATATGGCTACCGTAGTATATCTTCAAGGAAAGTATAAGTTCGAGAAAACTAATTATACGGTTACATCAAGAATCGGATCCTTGGACATAGAAGGCGAGTTTGACGTTAATAAGTTGATAAGGAAAGAACCACTGAGGGACTATATATATAGAGTCATGAATGAGAGGAGAGGATGATGGAATTTAGGGAGTTCAATAAGAGCGTTCATCGGTATGAGCTGGATCATAGCAAACCAAGGAGGAAGCTGACGTGCCCGCAATGCGGCAAGGATAAGTGTTTTACGCCGTACGTGGACGTAACCACCGGTCAGATCGTTGGAGAGCAGTTTGGGGTGTGTGATCATAAAAATAAATGTGGTTACTTTAAATATCCAACAGGGAGCGAACTTGGGAACAATGATCTTTTTACCGATTCAAACAAAGTATTAAGGAGGTACAGACCTCCTATGGATCCGGATATAGCCAACTGCATTCCGGTAAGCAAGATGTTTGAGACGCTTAATCCTTTCGAGACATCTGATCTTCAGGATTATCTATCCAATATATTCGGATCATATCATACCAATAGAGCGTTCAGCTTATATAAGATCGGGATGATGAGATTCGGGGATTGGGGTAAATGCTGCGTGTTCTGGCAACTTGATAAAAGTTGGGTGATAAGAACCGGGAAGATAATGGATTACGGACCAGATGGTAAGAGGGTAAAGGTTCCCATGGATCATGTATGCTGGGTTCACATCCTTGACGGTCAGGATTATTTATTAAGACAATGTCTGTTCGGTGAGTTTCTTATCAACTTCTATCCTAAAGAAGCCCCGGTATATATAGTTGAGTCGGAGAAGACGGCGGTCATCTGTAATATCGTATATCCAGATAGGCTTTTCATGGCATGCGGAGGTATCCATATGTTGAAAAGGGAGATGATAGAGACATTGGGACGTAGGAGAATAGTCCTATATCCTGACAAAGGATCGGCGTTTAACGAATGGAAGAAGAAGGTGGATAGAGATATGAAAGGAATGAATATAGAGATAAGCGATTTTCTCGAATCAAAGCCCAATATAAATGAGGGAATGGATATAGCGGATTATTTTATTATTAAACAAATTTACAATGGCAAAGGTAGTTAACAATTACAAGAAATTCAAGGTGCTTGAAATAACAAGACAGGAGATGATGGATAAGCTCACCAGATATGGGTGCTTAGGTATTTGCGATATGTGTAACAGACCTACGTCCGTGGGCTATTATGTAGCGGTAATCAATCAATGGATGTGCGAGGACTGTTATAATGATTTCATCAAATCGGTTGACAGGTATGAGGAGGATATGAGAATAGAGAACAGAAATTTTGATAGATTCTGCAATCTATTTAATGTTGAGATAGAAGAAAAGGTATGAAAGAACTGTCTTTAGCCCAGAAAGCTATGTTAAACGGATCCGTATGTCCATATTGCAAAATCCCATCCACTATGATAAATACGGTGGAGGGGAAGCAAGTTGGGTGCGAGAAGTGTGGGGCTTGGATGAGATCCGATCCTTTTGGGAAACCGATGGGGAGGCTGGCTAAGCCGGATCTTCTTAGGAGTATGGATATGGTAATGACTGAGATTAATATATTTGCGTATAGGACAAAACGGGATGTACAGGATATTTACAAAAGCCTATCTGGTGAATTGGATATACCAATAGAACATGTATCCCCATATAAGATGTCTTTGCCATCACTACTTAATACCATGAGATATATTGAAAAGTATGGCGATAATCATATACGGATATATGATAGAACCATGGTAAAGAAGGCTTGCCCTAGGCACGGAGCGGTGGCGATCGGGAGCAACGCCTGCCACGGGTGCCCGGAGTTCCTGTTCCATGTGGTAAACGACACGACCAATACGGTGGTGTGTGATATGGATATGAGCTATGGCGACTGTATAAAGAAGAGAAATAATAAATTTGGTAGATAATATTAATTATATAAAAGATGAAGGTAATTTTTATTCATAAGCCTACTGGATATTATGTAGGAGGGTCGATGTTCGACAAGTCTTATTGCAAGGATAAGATGATAGAGAAAGGAATAAGTAAGGATCGAGCCGAGAAGTTAAGTGATATAATAGGCCCATACGCATGCATATGGGAGGTGGAGAACGGAGATGACCCTTATGAGAGTATGAGATCTAGGCTAAAGGATAAAGCTTCATATCTGGATGGAGAGGATCTTATCATGGAGAATTATGATGATGAGGAGGACGAAGAGGATGGGGAGATCGACTGAATATTACAGAACACATCCGGAAGCCAGAAAGAAGAAGGCTGAGACGGATAAGAAGATCAACGCCAGACCTGAGCAGAAAGCCAAGAGACGGGAGTTGGGTCGTAAGAACTACAAGACCGATAAGTTGAAGGGAAAGGCTTATCGGAAGGGGAAGGACCTATGCCATACAGCTAAGGGGTTAAGATATAAATCAAGATCAGCTAACAGAGGATCTAAATCCGATACGGCTGGCGATAGAAACGCAAGAGGATGAGTGAGGATAGGATATGGAGGTCATCCAAGGAGATTATCATGGATGCCTATGAGAGAATAAGAAAGTATCAGTCGGGAGAGCTTCTCCCGGCTCGTACTGGATACGCTTATCTTGACAAGGCGTTGCTGGGAGGGTTCTACCCACAACATGCGGTGGCTATCGGCGCCAGGCCCGGAGTCGGCAAGTCTTATTTGGCGCAGAAGATCATGAGCAATGTGATGAATGTCAATATCAATCCACAGGCAGATGATTATGTATGGTTAAGATGTGAGTTTGAGATGAACCCAGAAGATTTGATGTTGCGTTCACTATCAAAAAAAATGGGAAAGGATATACAAGATATTCTCCTTAACGAGATGTCTGATGAAGAGATAAAGGAAATGCAGAAATGTCTTAAGGAGGAAAACTCCAGCAGAATAACATACATCCCTAAACCATCAACCGTAGATGAGCTTCAAAACTTTCTGTGGAATGAGTATATGCCAATAAACAAAGATAAAAAAATGGTATTCGTGTCTATAGATCATACGGCCCTGATACAAGGTTCAGGAGATGCCAAAAGGAATATCGACTCGTTGATAACCATGTGCAATATAGCTAAAAGGACTTTTCCTAATATTTTCTTTCTTATAATATCCCAACTCAATCGTGATATCGAAGGACGACGGGATCCAAAAGATCATATGCCAAAGCAATCTGATTTTTATCAATCAGATACATTGGGACAGTTATGTACGGCTATGGTAGCGTTAAATATCCCGAAGAGATACGGGTACTCCTCATACATGCAATTTCCGCAAGGATGGTATCCTAATCTGGAACGTTTTAAAAGTGAATCAAGACGATCCTTCCGTGTGGATGGATTATTATTCCATCATATCGTAAAGGTCCGTCAACGGTCATTAGAGGAGATTGATGCGATACATGTAGATATCATGAAAGGATATGAGCGATATTATCCTGATGGAGGGGTGGTGCGCCAAGAAAGACCGGGAGGCTCGGATGCCCCCGTGGGTAGCGGCAAGCCGGACACGACCGTGGTGACGCTGCCGCCCCCACCTCCCGGTGTTCCATTGGAGCAACAATATATACCGCCCAGTGATGATTTCAATGTAGTACATGACGAAACGCCTTATTGACATGAGATTGAGACATAATTACTTGCTTGTAGTGATAAAGGTGCTGGAAATGTTCTTAAAGACCGTATTGTCGGTTGAGGATAAGATGGGGATAAAGGAAATTATATCCTCGTTAAAGGAAATGGCTAAATACAGCATCAGATATATCATAAATCGGGAACGGGAAAAGGAGATCATGAGTATCTGTGATGAGGTATCCAATAAAGTACAGGAGTATAAAAGGATAAATGACAACTCAATGATATTGGAATTGGAGAACCTAAAAAGGGAAGTTGTGGCGGTGGAGGATCTTCTTAGCTCATACAAGGGGGTTCTTGACGCCGAACTGGTGATAGCCGAGGATGATATCAGAATCATACGGGACAAGATCGCTATAAGCCTGAGGGAGGACGGAACATGTAAGAGCATGACTGATGCTGATAAAAGGGCTAGGGTGGACGTAAGATACGAGAGGGCGTTAGAGGATTATCGAATCCTTCTAAGATGCGCCAATACGGTTAGGGCTAAGATGTCGGTTGTAGGGCATCTTAACCAATCTATAAATCAATCTATATCAGTTGGTAGAGTTGGTATGGCTAATGAATCTTATACGGTAAAACAATATGAAAAAGGGAAAGAGATTATCGAAAGCAGACGCCCTTAGGGTGTTGACAAAGGCTTACAATTTAATAAAGAATGATAATTATGCATTTATATGCATAGCAATAGAAAGAACAGCGATTGAATTATCACTTGCTGAAAGATCATGTGTGGCGTGTTATCTTATACCAGAACTGAAGATGTTCAAACCTGTAAACAGAAAAAAATGGAGATTTTTGGTTTCATTCATCAAAGAAAAACATAAGGTTACATATAATAGAGACGCTAATAGATATATATAACGGAAATGATCATCCCGATATAGTCGAGAGGGTAGCCAGAAAGATAAGGTCAATATTTTAACTCATTAGCTTATGTATAGGTGATTATATACCATTTTACACAAAAAAAGATGAGAAATGATATACATTTGTACGAAACATTATACTGGGTATCACCAATACCCTCTACCGGTTGCACAAGAGTGAGATCGCCGGATTCTTTTACTGAACTAAACGTTTTTGATTTTACTTACCCAACGAATGTTTTAGGGTAAAACCTTATATCAAAGACCTCTTTTGCTCAATCGTCTTGTCCGAAACAGGGGACTATATGATTCGATTGAGTGAGACAAAATTAGAAAAGAAGAATGTGAAATTAAATAACATACGTATGTTTTACAACATATCTGGTGTAAAGTAGTATATAATAACCTATGTATATTAATTTTGAACAGATGATGACATCAGGATTAACGATGTCTGATGTCGGGTATCTCTTGATGATCCGGCAGAAAGAGGAGATGGCTAGCGTCATTCCAAAGGAGAAAATAGATAGTTATAAAGCATCTGGTTATATCGAGCTTCAGAAGAATGGGAAGTGGAAGATAACGCCAAGGGGAGGGTCGCTGCTGATGCTGATAGAGACACCCGGCCTGACACCGGAGGTCGAGGGGATCCGGGACCGTATCGTTGGTGTGTATAACGATATGGGTAAGGATACAGGAGCTATCAAGGAGGTAGAGAAACGGCTCGTATGGTTCGTAGCTAATACCAACTTCAAGGAGGGACCTATAGTAAGAGCCGTAATATCCCACATAGATCTTAAACGTGAGTATACGATGAGATTGGATAACTTGATATGGAAACCATCAAATGTATATAGTGTGCATATGAGTTTATCGGAATCAACGTTATTCGATACGATCATAAAAATGTATGGCATGACGTCTGACTTGTATCTTAGGGAGAACAAGAACAAGGAACTGGCATGGTTGTTCGCCATAAGCCGGCTCCCGGATCCTCCCAAGAAAATGGATAAGGAATACGCTATCACAGGCGATGTTAAGATGGACATCGAAAGGATATCGGATATAAAAAAAGAATTAGGTAGAAGATTAAAAATGTCGATTTAGTATGGAAAGAAAAGAAGTTGAAAAAGTAGTCAAGGAAACGATATTCGAGAAAATGGGTGAGTTTACGGGTCTTAATCATGCCGCCGAGATCAATAACGAGGATGATCTGGAAACTGACATGGGTATGGATCCCTTGGATTTCGTAGAGGTGGTGATGGGGATTGAAGAGAAGATGGATATAAGGATTCCGGATGATGTCTTTGGCGATAAATCTGTCGATGAACTAACTGTAGGGATTTTTGTGGATATGTTGTATGATTGGGTTAAGGGTAAGTAATGGATTTCGGATATGATGATTGGGAAGAGGGGTTAGAGACCCCTCTTGTCGATGATTGTGATGACGATCATGAGGAGGAAGAATATGATTTCAGTTAAGGAGTTAAGACCGGGCAATCTTGTAAAAGACAAAGCTGGTGATATATGGAGAGTAGGGTGCGTTACTGGTATGCGTAATGAAAGTAAGTCATTGATCCTTGAATGTGAGGTTGATGATGGGATAATGAAATGGTATTCCGGGGAAGATGATGTCATACCTATTGAGATAGATGATAATATACTTGATACTATCTATTTCAAGCGTGATAAGGGGCGGGATGTATATCGAGGCTATGGAATATCTATAGAGATTTTTGATGATGGGTATTATCTTGGGCTTAGGGATCTGGAAGACGATCTAAGCGATCCTATTCAGATTAAGAATCTTCACCATCTACAAAACCTGTTAATGGACTTATACGGACATGACATAAAAATAGATAAGCTTTATGGTAATACCGGAGAATAACTTATTATGTAAGGTTATAAACGGAGAGAAGGTTCTCGCCGCCTCTTACTCGCAGATAGACACGTTCATCCAGTGCCCATATAAATGGTATAAGACTTACGTGGAGGGTCACAGATCCACGGAGAAGCACGAGGCTACGTCATATGGTACGGTTATCCACCAGACAATGGAGTATTTCTTCAAGAACGGATGTAGACCTTCTTATGAGGATATGAGTAAGGCTTTCAATTACTATGCGGATATAGAGAAGATTCCTTTTGATAGCGTAAAATCCCAGATCGAGTCTATGCAACATGCGGCTAGGCTAATAAGATGGATTGTGGGGTTGTTTGAGAAGGATGCTGCTGGCAATTATAAGAAGGCATGGTCTGATCTTACGCCAATGGAGAAGGTGGTCCGGGGGTCGAGACCGGCCGGCGTGGAGGAGGGCTTCGTCCTGCCTTATAAGCTACCCAAGCCACTTACCTTGGATGGCGTGACGTACGATAAGGTACATATCATAGGATCGGTGGACTGGCGTGGAGAGTATAAGACAAAAGACAGGATAGCTATGTATACGATAGACTGGAAGTCCGGGAGAAAATTATTCGATGAGGATAAGCTGCTTCACAATCTCCAGCATCCGATATACGCCTTCTACATACTGAGAAAGTACAAGGTATTACCGGATATGTGCAGCTATTTCTTTACCCGCATGCTGGACAATCAGAACGTGAAGGTAGATAAGGAGAAAGTAGAGAGATCGGTCAAGGAACTTAACGATATTCTCCTTGACATGTATGATTTCGAGACAAATAAAATAGATAGCTATCAAGCTCACGTTTGGGACGACGCCAAACAGGGGTATAAGTACGAGAAGCGCTACCTCATGGGACGCCAGCCGGCCTGCCTTGAACCCCGCCCCAAGCCCTTGTGTTTTTGGTGCGATTTCTCGATCCACAAACAAGGGACATGCAGGTACTCATCGGATTGGGATGAGTCAAAAAGAAAGAATAAAAAAGATTAACTTTATTAAAAAGCCTAGGTAAATATCTAGGCTTTAATTATATTTGTGTCAATAAATAAATGATTATGGATAAAAACGAAAGAGAAAAACAGGTATTGGATCTTCTGATGTCTAGAAAGGATATTAGGAAATTGGTAGAGAAATCAAATGAATGTTATTCTAAAATGGATTTCGTTGGTGCCATGAAATGCCGGCAGGAGATAAAGGATATCGTAGACCGGGAATCGAAGATCATGTTGACAAAAAGCGAGTCCTTGGTGAGTTTGATGAATAACGCTGATAATGAATATAAATTCAATATGCTGGTATGGCTACATTCCATGATGTGTATGGCGGATGTATTTAGCGGGATATTGGAGGATTTCAAGGATGGGGTAAGAAAAGCCAATGGTAACTCCAAGTTCGTTAAGTTCGATAATCTGGATCGGTTAATGGCAGAATGTAAGAAGGAGATTGATTACCTGATGAAAGGCACAAGTAAATCATTCCAGATATCTTTTGCCGTAAGAAGCGATGAGCTAAGGGAGATGATAGAGAATATGGTTGGCGACAATATCCGGGAAGGGTATGATATGTTTAAGGAAGAGGCTAAGATGACCAAGGAGACAGACAGGAGCAAGATAGAGGAATTTAATAAAAAGCTTGACCATGATCAAATGTAATATAAAGCTAGGCGATATAGTCCATACCCAGATAGGAGTAGGAGAGGTGATAGCCATAAGCAAAACCAAAGAAACTTTGATGGTGAAGATGGATGATGGTCGGGAATGCCCTATAAGACTAGAGTACGTAAAAGACGTTTTTGATAACTACAAATCCAAATGATTTACAAATTAAGACCATATCAAGAGGAGTGTGTTAAAAGTATCTCCGATTACATAAATTCTGATAGACATGATCCGGTATTGATCGTAGGTCCTGTAGGTTGCGGTAAGTCACTGCTGATAGCAGAGGCGGCTAGATTGATGGGAGATAAGACGCTGATTTTACAACCATCAAAAGAATTGCTGCAACAGAACCACGACAAGATAACGTCGTATGGCATACCGGCTACCATCTACTCCGCTTCCTGTGGTAAGAAAGAGCTGTCTAATATGATATACGCCACGTTAGGGTCTATCAAGAAGGTTGTTGATAAGCTTAAGGAGATGGGGATCAGGAACGTGTTGATAGATGAGGCTCATGCCGGGTATAGCCCGGAGGACGGCAGTGAGTTCATGACATTCATGAATGAACTGAAACCGAAAAAGGTGATAGGGTTTACCGCTACACCATGCAGGCTTAAAACGATGTCGATAGGGCAGGTGTCATATTCCCAGCTTAATTTCATCACTCGTATGAGACCGGTATATTTCAAGAACCTGATTCACGTGATACAGGTAGAGGAGATGATAAGGCAAGGATTTTGGACACCTCTTAAATATGAGACATGGGATTTCAATGGAGATGCCCTTAAACTTAATTCTAACGGCTCCGAATATACGGCCGAGTCTATTAGTGAGGCGGTGAGAAAAAACGGCTTAAACAACCTTATTTTACGTCGGTTGATGGTATTAAAAGACGTATGCAGATCTATACTGGTGTTTATGGATTCTGTTGAGAGCTGCAATACCGCCGCCGAATGGATGAACGCAAAGATATGCGCTGGCATGGCGGAAGTGGTTCACGGAGGCACGCCAAAGAAACAGCGGGAGGCTATAGTCGAGGGGTTCAAGTCAGGTAAGACGAAGGTAGTGTTCAACTATTCCGCCCTCGGTACGGGATTCGATCATCCGGGTCTGGATTGCGTGATAGTAGGAAGGCCGACATTCTCGTTCTCGTCGTTTTATCAGTGGCTTGGAAGGGCAGTCCGTATAAAAGACGGAAAGGATAGTGCTTTGGTCGTTGATTGTTGTAACAACTCGTCAAGGTTCGGTGATATAAGGAAACTTAGTATAGAGAACTACAAGGGGTATGGATGGGGAATGTTTATCGGCGATAAGCTAATAACTAATATCCCGATGGGGGATAAGGTAACGAAAACAGATCTGGATATCAAAGCCGCCAAGAAAGATCGTAGGAGGGGGCTGGCGCAGGGCGTAACCGCCGCCCCTGTTCCCGGAAGGCCGGATCATCCCCTTGGATCTACGGTGATGACATTCGGCAAGTATTGTGGATGGATGTTTCATTCGATTCCAGTATCGTATTTCAAATTCATAAACGAGACATTTGACTGGGATAATGACAGGAACAAGGATATAAAAGAATACATAGATTTTTTAATCAAAAACAACAGATTATGACAGGATGTATATATCATGAGGCTGATCTTGACGGAGTAATGTCAGCGGCTATAGTAAAAAAGTATTTCAAAGGGGACATTGATCTTCTTCCTTACAATTACGGCAAGGAAATACCTGACGTGAATAAATATGATAAGGTGTTTGCAGTTGACGTGTCATTTGGAAACAGAACAAGATTCCTTTTCGATGAGTGGAAAGAGAAAGGTATAGATGTCGTATGGATAGACCATCATAAGACCGCCATAGACGATATGAGGGATTACGAGGTAAAGGGCAAGAGACGTATCGGAACGGCGGCTTGTGAGCTTACGTGGGAATATCTTTTCGATGATATCGAAACCCCTGACGTGGTAAAATTATTGAGCGCTTATGATGTATGGGATCATGATCGCTTCGAATGGAGTGATGTCATGGCGTTCCAATACGGGATGAGAGGATATTGTGGTCTTGACGTGGATATGGCGGCAAGGGCCATGGATGGCGATCATGACTTCATATATGACATGATAAGGAACGGGGAGGCGATACTGGAGTATATCGTCGAGAAAAACAGGGGCGAGATAAATATATTCTCATTCGAGGCTGATGTATTTGGGTACAAGGCTATATGTATGAATACCACGGAGTTTAACTCTACTACATTTGAATCTATGTATAACCCTAAAAGACATGATCTGATGATGCCATTTTGCTGGAACGGAAGATTCTTTAGATGCTCGTTCTATACCACCAAAGAGGAGGTGGATGTCTCGGCGCTGGCACGCAAGGCCTATCCCGGTGGAGGCGGTCATAAGGCGGCTGCCGGCTTCCAACTTAGCGTGGAGGATATGATGGGATTCTTGAAAGAGAGGAGGATGTGATATGGTAGGATTGATATCTATTATTATAATAATAGTAATCTCCTTTGTCATGATGATGGAGGGATGGGAAAAATATGATTCACAAAAGTTTTACACAGGGCTGCTTGTGATAGGTATAAGTATCATAATGATATTTCCAGTAATGCAATATAATATGGAGAATATGAAAAACGTATGCAAATTCAAGAAACTTAACGAAATGAAGCTAGACGATTACGGCTTCGGTTTATTCGAGTACAATGGCGTTCTTTATTTCAAGGAGGCAGAGGGTGAGAGATGCTTTGATGTAAGAAGCGGGAACGAGGTTATTATCGGGAAAGATAAAATTGTAACGGCCTTGGAGGATTGATCATGAGAAAACTTGACGACACCAACAGGACAAGAAAGAAAAACGTACGGCACTCGTGGGTAAAGGCGGGGCCGGGGATCCAACGCTGCGCTATTTGCGGAATTACGAAGCAAAGCGAGTGGAGAGACGGGAAGACCTCGCATTGCGTATATCTATCATCTGGTGAGCTTTATTCTATGACAGGAGAGACACCGGAATGCAGGGATCTTAGTGAATTTTATTAATAAAACAAAAAGGAGTTTGAAATGAAAGAGGAATTTAGCAAATACGACAAGGTTGTTTATGATGGTGAGGTATTTGAGGTACTTGAAACCGCCGACAATACGGGGATAATGAAAATAGAACCGTTATTTGATGAGACATATAAATTTATTTGGGTTGATGAGGAGATGGTTGTCTCGTTAAGCAGGGCTATCAAGTTAAGGCTTATTGATGATGAGACGGCAGATGAGGTGATGAATTTCGGGAAGCCAAAAATAGGAGACGCGGTGGTGGAAAGCGGACCGTTTGTAGGGAAAGACGGCAGCGGCAAGGACGACCGGGCCGACGGCAAGCTTCGGTGGGATCTCCTTCCTTTGGCTGAGATAGAGGATATCGTGAGGGTATATACGGAGGGGGCTAAGAAATACGCCGACAATTCATGGCAGAATATACCTGATGGATTTGAGAGATATAGAGCGGCTTTACTTCGCCATATGACGGCGTACATGAAAGGCGAGAGATATGATAAGGAGACAGGGCTGATGCATTTGGCACAAATTTGTTGGAACGCCATAGCGTTATTATATTACGATAAACATAACAAAGGGTTAATAGAATGGAAGAGTCAGGAAAAAGAGTAGAAGATGAGAGATTAAGAGCTATCGACAAGAGGACTGGTAAATACGTTAATGTAATCAAGCGCACTATTGATGATAGCCTATTCCCGATAGTTAAGTTTCTCAGTTACAATTATAATGAATTAAATTATGATTGTGTAAAGAATCTGAATTTTGATGTAGACGTAAATTGGGAGCAGCGTAGATATCAGATTGTTAAGGATTTATTATCTAACAATTTCGATGGGAGAAAGATGAGTATAGATGAGGTAGATAATGCTATATTTACCGCTGATTTGATTATTAACAGATTAATAACTATTTGAGATGGTAAGAATTGATTTTTTCACGAAGAAAGACGCTGAGTACAGCGACTACATGCGGTATATTATCGCCAACACATTACAGGAGTATGAGGGTGAGGTTACGTTAAACCAGATCCCGGAGAACAAAGCCACGGAGGAGGAAATATCCAAGTACGGTATAGAGGTATATCCTACTATCATCGTCAGCGGTGATAACATGGATGGCTTTAATAAACTTGAGGGGATGGCCAGAAAAGCTGATCTTATTAACGTCATGTCGTTATACGACAAGAAATAGGCTTATGACGATAAGGGATAAATATTTTGGCTGGAAGGATATATTCTTTGGCAGGTTCGTGCATTGTTGTAATGAAAAAAGTGACCAACCACAAGGGAGTAATATACCTCTAGCCAAAATAAACTTCGATAACAAGACAGGATATGTGGAGGACGGGACTATTAATATAGCCGAGCTTCTTCAATATCTTTGGATAAATAATAAGGTCTATGGGTGTGAATATGCACCCATAGATATATCCTCTGTCTTGCAAACATTGATTAGATTGACCGAGAACGCTAAGTTCATATTTGACGACCAACCCGGCATACATGATATGATCCCATATAGAGGTTTTTTTCTTAGAGATGACTTTTCATCCGGGAAAGATTATTCACTTGATTTGGATAAAATAGTGAGCGGGATGGGTGGATGGTATGGAGAGGATGAAGACCCATGCTATTCGATGTTTGTTAGCCAAGATCAGATATGGAACTTAAATCCGATATTAAAGGTATTAGCTGATGAGGGATCTATTCTAGCCAAGGAACTTGGGTATGATATGAACTCATATGTCAGCGATAATGGATACACGATATACAACCCATATCTGTCATGGATCAATCATTACTATCATTATTGCCCGACATTTAATGAGGATAAATTAAAGCCTTGGGATAGGGTAGAGGATAGAAAGAATAAGTTCAAGATGACGGATAAGGTCAAGAGAGGTGCCAATAACTGGTACTATTCAGGCGGGACTATATCTTGCGTGGATAGCTTCTTAGGGAAGAAATACAGGAAGAATCTCCGGACTTTCATATATCGTGGAATAGTGTTCTTTCTGGATCGGATATGGCATACGTCTTTATTTGATAGGATGGGCGTGAAAATGAAGTACAACGCTTATTATTGCTATGCCGCTACCTCCGGGATATGGTATGATAAGGGATTCAAAAGAAGACTAGCCAAGAGGTTTAACAGGTCGTTGAGCGGCGGCGGGGAGCTGTTCGGGGCTAACCTAGCCTGCATGGTATGTGACCGTAAGGATATCGATTGGGAGGCGCTTCGTTTTTGGCTTGAAAAATACGATGATCCTACTGATAAGGGTATGGTGAATAGTCCTATCCAATTTATGTATTTATATTTATATTACACTTTTAACAAATAACTTGAAATGAAGAAGATAAATGACTGGGTTATAAAAACATTTGGGTTGAGAGGTTCATGGAGCTGGGCTAAGAAACAGATGTTAAATGGAGCGATCATTAAACGTAAAGCTACTACAGGGACATACAAAATAGCTATTGATAATGACAAGAATAGGTTACTTGTAGCCACATGGGGTCATCTAGATCAAAACCCTGTATGGGAAAGGTGTCCGCATAGTTTATTAGATGAAGATGCGGTTGATTATTTTGTTACAGCTCATAAGGAATTATCATATGGAGGTATAAAGATCAGAATGAAAGATGAATTTAACTATAATGATAAAATATCGAAAGCATGAAAAAGATTATCGATAAAGACGTAGAGGCTCTTAAAGCCGGAAAGAAGGTGACAAAAGGTTTTATCCATATGCAATTGGATGATAAGGGAAAATTGAACTTGTGGAGTGATATCAATATAACTGACAATGGTGATTATATATAACTTTACACCGGGTTTATATAGTTACGATTAACAAACGATACCGGATGTACGCCGGGAATTAAAGCACGTGAAGAGACCTCTTTAGAATCAGTTTCGTGTAAGCGGATTCAACAATGTCCCTATGAAGCGTGAAAATATGCTTTTGGTGTAGAAAAGTATATAAGTACCTAACATTATAATATAATTTAAAAGATGGCAAAGAAACAGTTAAAGATCCCGTTTAAGGACGGGAGACCATGTAAATGGGTTAAGGATGTTCATGATGAGGAACGTGATAATTATGAGTTTGATGAATGCCTTGAGATATACGGGTTCGTCCGTGGACGCTCTTCGGCTGTAATGATATTAAGACCGGCGAATGATCATGGAAAGGATTTCGATTATGCCAGTAGCGCCTATTACCAAGTATTCTTGACAGACAGTAAGGAAGTAATACAGAATATGATGCATGGAATCATATATGGTAAATGGACTTTTGTTAAGAGAGGCGAAAATTTTGGTATAAAATTGGTTAAGGTCTTACCTAAGATACATAAAATATCCCTTGATATGATCGCAAAGGATATTTTTAGGTCTGAGAATAAATGAACAATATGAAAGTATTATCATTATTTGATGGGATATCATGTGGGTATTTAGCATTACAAAGAGCCGGTATACCTATAGAGACTTACTACGCCTCGGAGATAGACAAGACATGTATAAAGGTAAGTCAAAAACATTTTCCTAATATTATTCAATTAGGGGATGTTAATAACTGGAGAACATGGGATATCCCTTGGAAAGACATAGATCTGGTCATGGGAGGGTTCTGTTGCCAGAGCTTCTCTAGCTCAGGTAAGGGTAAGGGATTCATGGACGCTCGTGGAAGGCTTTTCTTTTGCTTCTCGGACATCGTAAAGCATTTAAGGAAGGAGACCAAAGGTAAGGTCCTGTTCTTGGGCGAGAACGTCCGGATGCGGGATGAGCATCGCCGGGTGATAACGGAAGAGCTGGGCGTGGAGCCGGTGGAGATCGATAGCGCCTTGGTCTCGGCACAGACCCGGCATCGCCTTTATTGGTGTAATTGGCCGGTAGAAATGCCGAAAGACAAGCATATATCATTGGATGATATTCTAGAGCATGACAAGGGTTGGAATCCGGGAGCCATAAGAGGGAGATATATAGGGACCATTGTCGGTAGAAGGATAGGAGAGGACGGGTATCGAAAGGATTGTGACATGGGCATAAAAATAACGCAATGTCTGGAGATAAGAAAAGATAAGAATACCACTCCCATCAAGAAAAGTAATTGCCTGACAACAGTCATGAAAGATAACGTGATCTCATCACTACCTCCCGGAAGATATCCTAACGCCTTTGACATGAAAGACAAATTCAGATACCTGACCCCGGTGGAGATGTGTAGGCTACAGACATTGCCGGATGATTACCTTGACGGGATAGCCCCAAATACGGCCATGTCTTTAGCGGGCAATGGATGGACAGTGGATGTGATAGCCCATTTGCTAAGGAGCATCGAACGTAAGCAGATAAATGATATTGTAAAGGAATTTCGCAAGATTACTGATGAGCTTATGTTCGGGTCATTAGAAACGGATATAATGTGACATGTGAAGGTAAACACGAGCAAAATGAGACCATACGGAAGAATCAAGACAGTTAAGGGATCTTTATGGAAAAAGGATATACATCCACCGAAAGGGCACAAGAATTGATGGGAGGACATATGCGATCCTGTACCTAGAAGTACTATGAAGCTTAAATTTAAAACAGAGTTAAGAGATGATTATAAACAAGAAATGGTCAATGCCGAACAGCGAGACATTCAGCATAAAACCGATAAGGGAACTTATAGATAAATATCGAGAAGAGGGGATGGTTATAGTGGATCCATTCGCCAGAAACAGCGATATAGGGACAATCACCAACGATCTTGACCCTGATACTAAAGCTATGTATCATAAAGACGCCACAGACTTCCTGCGTGGTCTTAAGGATAATATGGCTGATATGGTATTATATGATCCACCATATTCTTCGAGGCAGGTATCTGAGTCGTATAAAAGACTTGGAAGATCTGTTAATATGCAAACAACGCAATCTAGTTATTGGGCTAGGCAGAAGAATGAGATAGCTAGGATCACCAAGAAAGGCGGGGTGGTCATTACCTGCGCATGGAACTCCGGCGGTATAGGGGCCGGTCTTGGTTTCGAGCAGCAGGAGATTCTTCTCGTGGCTCATGGGGGATGGCATAATGATACGATCGTTACTGTAGAGAAAAAGATCAAGGGTTAGATGAAAGAAAGGATATTCACCACAAAAGAACAGGGGAGGGTGCTGGTCGAGGCCGGCCTCCCTATCTCCACCGCCATCGGTTTCAGAGACAAGTATCTGGATCAATTACATTCTATGGAGGATGACGCTGGTCGTATAGGACTGATCGAGGCCGTTACCCCGGATATATCCAACCCTGTTTGGGATGTAGGGACGTTACTGAATTTACTCCCATATGAGATAGAGGGTTGTACATTCGAATGTTATAAGCTAGAACATGCATGGTCTGTAACGTATAGAGATATAGATGAGATCCCTATATATTGGAGTAGCGAGAAACTTCTTGTAGACACATTGTTTTCGATGATGATGAAATTACTTAAACATAAGATTATATGAGCATAAAGCAAATAACAAAATTAAGGTACAAAACGAAAGATAAGCCTCCTATGGAAGGTGTTCCTCTTTTAGGATACAACAAAAGATATGACTGTCCGTGGATAGTAGTGTACAGAAGCAAAGACAAGTACTACACTTGTATGAAGTACGACACCGAATTTGAAACATATCCACCGGAAGAATATGAATATTTATATCCATGAAAATATGAAACAAGTAACAAGAATAAGATACAAAACAGAGGATAATCCGCCTATGGCTAATGTCCCTCTTATAGGATACAGCAAAAAATATGACTGTTGGGTAGCGTTAGTATACAGAAAAGGGGATAACTATTACACCAATATGGAGTGCGATGTTGAATATAAGACATCTCCTCCAGATGAGTACGAATACGTATATCCGTGAGAACTAGAAGGGATATATTTATATTTAAGCATGATTAATATTATTTTAATATTATTCATGCTTTTATTTTTGTTTAAATCATATCTTTGTATCAACATTAAAAACCAGATTATTATGGATGGAGACAAACAAAAAGTCAATGAACTTACGATGAGGACATTGGGTTCTCATTATGGCGGATATGCCTATGTAAAGGTAAAAAATCGTCAAGCTGATGTAAAGATAGATTGGAAGTTGTTGAGGGCTATAGAAAAAGGGGAGGTGGAGATAGACAACGAAAAATATCATCTATCCGGAATAGAGTACGTAGCTAAAAGATATCAGGACATGTTTTACGCTGGTCGTGATATTTATTATTTCAAGGGTATGGGAGAAGGAGGGACAACCAATCTTCTTAGAAACGCTATAGATGATTTACTAGACACCATAAGTAGTAGAGAGACTTATCGTAGTGCAGAGCATAGAATGTACGCCCAAATGAATCAACTTACTGAAGCGGGAGCTATGATCAGCTTGGCTATTGAATTAATAACATCTAATATCCGTCATAATTATGGAGAAATTAATTTTGAACGACATCCAAGACCTGTGGAGGTGGAGGGAGAAGATAAACATTGATGACCTCAAAGAGGATCCTATGGCTGAGGATATGCCACTCTATTTCCCATGCGCTGTTATCTGGCATGTTGATTATGGGGAGCATGACGCTGATAATTATATATGTTATGGATTTGTTTATGTAGCAGAAATATTAGGGATATAATTTAGTTTATTTATATGAGCATAAAAAAACAGATAGTTCTTGACGAAAAAGATTACGATGAATTAGTGAATTATGCTAATCTTAGTGATGATGAGATAAAAAGCAAAATCGCCAGCGCTCTAACCACCGATATAGTATTTAGCTTCGATTTTGATGTAAACAAAAAGGTTACGGGGAATATGAGGATCGAAAGCGCCACCCATAATCTAGGATATAATGAATATGATAATATCGTAAGGGCTAGAGACGAGAATATTCACCATGCTGTTTATACAGCTATATATGATTATCTTGAGAAAATAAAGAGAGATAATAATGAGCTAAGCGCAAAAGATTGGATATTATTCACATCTATAATCTTATCTATTTTCGCAATGGGATTTGCAGGTGGATGGTTGGTATTTAATTGATTAAATCATGGGTAATTTAAAAGACATACAAGATATAACCGGTCTTACGTCAGAAGCTATATTCAATATACGTAAACCTGTTGATTATATGTGCAGTGATATAGACAGTCATATAAAAGATATCAGGACACAATGTGATTATATTATGGATGGGGACGAGGAGGATGTTAAATATTATTCAAAATCAATCAAATCAGACGTAGATTCTTATTTCGAGGATATACGGTCAAAGGTCGAGAATCTCCGTGATTGGGGAGAGCAGTGGAAAGCATTGGCTAAAGACTTGTTTAATGAGTTGCTGGAAATAGATAGCGATAATACTATAGACAGCTATCTGTCTTATAAGGCATTGGATAAGATTAAGGAACATTTAAAATAAAACTATAAACATGAATAAAAGAAAAACCAAAAAAAGACTCCATTTAAATAATAAAGAATTTCAAATCTTATTTCGTTCAGGCAAGAAATACTTTAGATATGCGATAAATAATCTATGTCTTGCTTTTGGATGTTCTTCATTAGAATATTGGATATACTTCTTTGAAGGTAAAAGAGTTGATGGGAGTATATATTATAAAAGCATTTCACGACTAGTTCTTAGATAATGATAAATTAACAAAATAAATAGACATGAGCAAATTACTATTTTTTGATTTAGAGACAACCGTGGTTAAGTTCTGGAGAAACGGGATACACCAAATAGGAGGGATCGTGGATATCGACGGGCAGGAGACTGAGAGGTTCGACATCCGCCTAGCCCCGAACCCTGCCGCCACGATAGAGCAAGAGGCGCTGGATGTGGCTGGTGTTACCTTGGAGCAAGTGCAGTCGTATCAGCCTATGGAAGAAGGGTACAGGCAGTTAGTTGGTATATTATCCAAATACGTGAATAAGTTCGACAAGAGGGATAAAATGTATTTGGTGGGGTATAACAACGCCGGATTCGATAACAGCTTCCTACGGGCTTTATTCCAGCAATGTGGGGATAAGTATTTCGGATCATGGTTCTATCCTAACTGTATGGATGTATATGTTATGGTGACACCGTTCCTGATGGGTGTAAGAAACGATATGGAGAACTTTAAGTTGATGACCGTAGCCAGAACTATGGGTATTGAGATCGACGAGAATAAGCTTCATGACGCTACTTACGATATTGAGCTGACTAGGGATATTTTCTATCGTATAATCGGTAAAATGGATGTTAAGTTATGAGAAGTATCTTAGAGGCGATGCATGATTATCCGGATGAGGCTCTTGGGCTATTTTTCTTTTTGATAGTGGTCTTCTGGTTATTGTCAGGTATATTCGAGAAAAAAGATAAATGATAAACTCGATAAGATACTGGATCTCCTAAGATCTCAAAATGAAATGATCAAGGATATTCACGACTATGTGAAAGAAGTTACCAGCGAGAAGTATATAGGAGAATCTAGAATGACAAGCTTCTCTATTAACTTGGCCGCTGATATACTTACCGAAGCCATTAGCCCTAAGATAAAGGAGATGATGGTGGATCTATTGAAAAAACAAGGATGGAAAACTGAGTGAAATATGGGAACTTATGAGAGAAAAGTAAATCAATTAAAGGATTTGATGAGAAGGAAATACAAATCAGCTTACAATAAATCCAAGGAAATGGACATAGATATAAGCTCAATGACATATCTTCCATGCCCAGACGCATTTAACGTCATAAATATTGAAAAAATGCATGTTATTCTTGATCGGGTCAATAAGATCATAGATGAGAATAAGGATAAGCTCAAGAACCCAACTTGCGCCACTTGTGTACATCTACATGATCGGGAATGGGCGAAAAGATACGGGAAAGTATGCTGCTCCATTTGGCAAGTGTGCGACCATTATATAAACCCTAACAGGAAATATGATAGGGAGCAAAAGACTTATACGAGACGCCCAAGCAATAAGGCTTGTCCTAATTATGAATATGGTGATGATAATTTTGAAAACAGAAAAAGATGCTTAAAGAAAAAGAATACCCGATAAACAGCTATGGCCCAGTACGCACCAACAAAGACCGGACGTGCGTCTGCTGTGGCGATACGGTTCCCGCTGGTAGCAGCAGGATGATGCCGAGGAACGCCAAGTCCAGTTATTGTCTATGCATATCTTGCTTCAAAAAATGGAAATCTGTTGGTGGAGATCTTAAACTGATGGACAATCTCAGCAATGTGAAGAAAGAGCATATCATATATATGTCTAAGATCATGAAAGGTAATTGTGACATTGTTAAAGGTCATAAGCTTTATATAGCCCTAAAGAAGGCGATAAACGAGAAGAAGGTAGCCGTTATCAGATTCGATACCGACCAACCGATATGTATATCGACAAGAATCATGAATCCTTCATTCGGGGTGATCATGGACGAGTACGGCAAGGACATATTTCAAGGTAATCTCAAACTAGTAGATGTCCCAAAAGGAGTTAAAGATTTGATAGTTAACTATATAGAAAAATATCATAAATTATGAACTTCAAGACATTTGTATTCATGATCCTTACATTCAGGAGAGTAGATCCTATACCTAAGAACATAGGTCTTATGTTGAGTATAACATTCTGGATATCTATAGTATGGATAATATCCAACTTTGCTATATTGATAATGAGATTAATAAAATAGACAAGATGAAACAAGGGGACGTGATATACAAGAATGGCATGGAGCTGCTTGTAGTATTAAGCTACGACCATGAGGAGCCATGTAGGGGATGCTTCTTCTACAAGGACAAGAAGTGTGGATCAGAAAGACTAATAAAATGTTGGGATTGTAACAAGGAGTATATATTCACGGTTATACGGGAAAATGATACGACTGAGCTAGACAAAATGATCAAAAGGCATAAAGAAGCATACGAGAAGATGCTCAATATAATCAAAAGGATTGAGAGAGAATGTCAAAAATATGTTATCTGGGATACTGTGCATGTGATGTTGAAAGATGATGGAGAGTTTATTATAAAAGCCTTATCCAAGGATAAGGCCGTGCTTTTAAATGATTTCATTATATATGTCAACAATAATGGGAGTATAGACGAAGAGGACTATGATCTATTATTAACTAAATAATTGATAGCACAAATGGACAAAATAGAGAATATAGCAAACAAGTATGTTGAAAGGCATATAAGAGATAGACATCTAAGCGATGATACGATAAAAGAAATAAAAATAGCTTATATTATGATTATAAAAGATTTTATAGCTATTGTCGATAAATCTACATCAATGAATGAAGATGATATAATATACGTCGTTAACAACATATCATCAATATTATATGAACCTGTAGAAATCTCTAATACCGATAAAAAAATATTGGAGATAGGGATAGCGCTAGGCCTAAAGGGCGCCATATCATGTATATTTGGTTCATTATTAAAAGATGACTGCAATATAAAAGATGAGATAATTGATATATCTAAACATATAAAAGAAAAATTAATATCAAATAATATGGAATGAATCACGCTAGTCTTTTCTCAGGTATAGGAGGCTTTGATTTAGCCGCTAGAGAGGTAGGATGGAACAATGTCTTTCAATGCGAGATAGATCCATTCTGTCAAAGTGTATTAAAATATTATTTTCCAAAAACAGTATTATATGAAGATATTAAAAGAACTGATTTCACTTCATGGAAAGGGAAAATCGACGTGCTCACCGGAGGTTTCCCTTGTCAACCATTTAGCGTCGCTGGACAACGAAAGGGAGCGGATGATAACCGTTATCTCTGGCCGGAAATGCTTAGAGTCATACGAGAGACAAGACCGCTCTGGGTTATTGGCGAGAATGTTGCTGGAATCACCAATATGGTTCAACCCGGTAGTGAAACTGACGTGGAAACGAAAAGTGATCAAGATGAAGAAAATTACAAGGAAACGATACTTGAGCAAGAATATATCATCAATACCATCTGCAACGATCTTGAACGTGAAGGATATTCCGTCCAACCGATCATTGTTCCAGCTTGCGGTGTCGGAGCGCCACATAAACGGTATAGGATATGGTTCATTGCTTCCGACTGTTCAGACGCAAGGGTTGAAGGTTTGCGACAAGGACGGGAAGACAAGATTCATGGATTTGAGTTCACTTCCCAAACAAGGGATAAAATACGGAGACTTATTACCGACACCAGTGGCCTCAGATCACACAGGTTCTTGTACGATAAGGAAGATGACAAAAAGCAACGGAGCACCGAGAACAGACTCTTTAAGAAATATGCCTGCCGTGATTGGGATGGACGGGGATCGACTCAATGGAAGAGTTTTCCAACTCAGTCCCCTATTTGTAGAGGAAATGATGGGCTACCCTTTAATGTGGACAACCTTACCATTCCTTACGGGAAATGGAGAAAAGAATCAATAAAGGCTTATGGTAATGCCATAGTGCCGTTGATAGCGGTGAAAATATTCGAGATGATAAATAAAATAGAAGGATATGAACAACAAACAACTTTATAAAATAACATTGACAAGGGAACAACTGATGCTGATATCCCGGTGCGTGGAGGACATAAGCAGATACGCAGCCGGAGACATGGATCTTCAGCATACCACGGAAACTTTGATAAATGATATGGATAGAACGGAAACGCTGGGGATAAGAAGCTTTATAGTCAATAACTCACGAGCGATAAGAAGAAGGTTGTTCCCGGATCTCGAAGACTATGAACATATAGGGTATGATGGAGGTAGTAAGGATATGATCAATAGAAAGAGACTTATCGGAAATACCTACCAGATATATAGATCAATACTGCATCAATTGGCTATTGACGAGAACTGGAATAACGTGTATAGCGACATGACGTTACCTTCAGGCGATATGGGGACGATTAAGGTGGAGAGGGTTGACGATGATAAGGATAACGACATTTAACGATACTAAAATATGAGCTTATTTGTATGCGCTAAATGCGGTTGCGTTGATAATACCGCTACGTCTAGTTATTGGATGTTGACAAACGAGTATATGGTGGATAAATTCGACTATGCCAAGGAACTACAGCCGTACAAGGGCATGGGGCTGTGCAGCGAATGCGGGAGGCTGGCTACCAGTCCCGACGGCCGTGATGTCGTGGTGCCCGGTAAATGGCACGGGAAGTTCCCAAAGGAGAAAGCTACCGAAGAGCAGTTGAAACATGTAGGATATAAAAATCTAATAAGATGAATAAGATAAGAAAAGGAGAAGTTAAAATATATAAAGGGAAAGAATACATAGCTATCCCTGAGATAGAAGAAGAGAGTTGTACGGGATGTTGTTTTTACGACAAAGGGATTTGTTTAATAAATCATGCTGATGATCCTAATTGCCTTCATAGCGGCATGATCTGGGAACAAAAAGAAAATAGTATGAGCGATATCAAAGAAAAGGCTATCAAATTAGCCATAGATGCCATGAAGCCCATACCGATATGCTCATCACCATGCTACAGTATAAGTGATAACAGATCGCCGGAGGAAAAGCATGAGGAGGAGATGAGGTTTTGTAAGGATCTTAACGACCTTAGATGTGAGATGCTTATTGACATGGCCAAGAAAATAGAGGAGTATTTATTATAAGAGGTGATATGAGAAAAATAATAGGAATAGATTTCGATGGGACATGTGTAGTAGACTCATACCCTTATGTAGGAGACAATATCGGGGCTGCTAGCGTATTGAGGAAATTAGCTGATAGGAATCTACTGATATTGTATACAGTGAGAGACGGTAGATATCTACAGGATGCGGTGGATTGGTTCAAATATAACCATATTAATCTATACTCAGTAAATTATAATCCTGAACCAGTATCATCATCACCAAAATTGTATTGTGATTATTATATAGATGACAGGAATATCGGCACCCCGCTCACGGATAAAGGATATGTTGATTGGGATAAGATGTTGGTGCTATTAAGGCAAAAGAACTTATTATGAAGATAATAAAAATGAATATCAAAAGATATAAGGAGATTATAAGAAAAAAGGATATACTAACACGAGCCTTATCAGAGGCTCGTAAATTAAACAAATCAATAATATGGGAATGAAATATTTTACTGATGCGGGGATCGAATGCACCCGGGAGAATGTAAGCTGATTGAATCATTAAATAGATTAGCGAAGAAATGGGAGAAGGACGGCAAACGTCTCTGGTTGTATTCCGCTAGTGGGGTTCTTACCGTCATGATGCATGGTGATAGGGAAGACAATCCTATACCTGAGATGCTTCCTAACGCAGGTACAAATCCAGATAATATTATAACTACAATCTCAGGAATAGGTAATGATGGAGGAGATTGGTAAACAAATTATAATTTATGAAAATAGGAGAACAAATAATAGTATTTTTAGCTGTGAACAAGAATGGTGATGAGATTATTCTTGACAACACCCCCGCTCGGCAAGGAGAGATATGGACGGATGAGAGATCGGCGCATGACGATGAGTATTTTTCCGTCGAGGATCATAATTCGGCGATCGTACTCCCAAAAGGTACTATCCGTAGATTAACAGGTAGGGACTTGAAGTGGGAGGACGATCCTATATCTCTTAAATCCGTCATCGAGGGACTTCTTCATGTGGACATTGAATTTTATAAACAGAAGATAATAAACTTCGTAAAATGGATATAATGCCTCATTGTCTAAAACCTTAGTTTTATTAACTTTTAAAAATTACAAACATGAAAAAAGAAGAAAAGAAATTTGTAACAGAGTATCAAATCAATGGCAAAAAGTATGCCGGTGAAATATGGGCAACCTCATGGGAAGAAGCTGAATGTTTTATAAAACAAAGAGCTTCTACCGAAAAGGCTGTTGGGTTTATTCCTAAAGATTAATCATTTATACCACATCCAAAAAACAGATATTATGGCTACTAAAAAACAGATATTAGAATCAGATGAATTACTTCAACAAAAAAAAAGAGCTTATCATCTTTCAGATGAAGGATTCGAGGAATATAAAAAGTTCTTGTCAGATCCCGATCAAAAGAAATTCTGTTTCAAGGGATATTATTATGTAGAGGTGAAGGAGCAGGATGATAAAGAGCTATTAGGGGCAATGGGACGAGTAGTATATGAATAAGGATAGAGGTTATAAGCCTCTATCCTTACAATACTCATACATTATCATAGAAATGTCCATATCTCTTAAAAACATCTCTTTTCTTCCTTGACAACTCCTCTAGCTTAACAAATCCTTTCAATGTTATCATGACGGTCATGGCTTTAGCCTCCCAGTATTCATCACCGGGATCAGACCCATATGTAACTAATCCATAATTACGAGCGGACTGATATGCTTCTATCCTACCTCTCTCATTCCTAAAAACATATTTTAATTCCTGTAATAACGGATACATGTTCTTAATTCCGATATAATAACCAAATTGCTCAAAATACTTTGATGATTCACGGATAAGGACACCTTCTCTTGGAATAGACCTTTTAAACATATCAATTACCGGTTCATTCTCCTTTATAGTATCTATAGCTGTATTTAATTCAGCTTGAACCATTCTCTTTTCTTTCTCACTCTTTTCCTTAGCCTCCAAAGCTAATCTAGCTTCCTTCTCAGCTTTCATCCTAGCCTCATACTCATCAGCCCATGCTCTTGCTGCTTCCGGAGGATTATTAAAATTTGGCAGCTTCACCAAACCAGTAGTAAGAAGCTCCTTTATTTTAGAATTACACCAAACCTTGAATTTAACATCAAGCCATTGGGCGAAATCTATAGCCACATCCTCATATAACCATGTTCCTCCTCCGTTTTCAGAGCTTCCTCTCATTTTTATAACTAATTGATCCTCAGATATGTGTGTCTGGCTCACAATTGTACTAACTAATTCATTTACATATATTTGCCTTAAATAGTCAACAGGTCTCTTATTATATGGGCGAGCCATATCAGTGGCATTAATAAGAATACCATAACTGGTCTTAATAAAAGCTACATTATTTCCATTGTAATTAAAAATGGTAGACAATCCCATTTCGTTGGATTCGGACGTCAAAATTCCACTACTGTTCTTCGTAGAATCATGAAAAAGATCTACATTTGTATTCATAAAATAATTACCTATTCCCATCCGTCCGAGATGGATAGATGGGAATACAAAAATAGCCAATCTGATTGTCTTAAACAATTGATCGGCTATTTTTTTTTGTCATACCATATCAGTTATCTTCCCCTGTCAAAATACCAATTAGCGTCCTCTCCGGACTCATCCTTATTCCTACCACCTAGAAAGAATCCCATCGTCATGCCGTTGGTCATCAACCAGTAGTCGGATGTCTGCTTAATATCCCTAGCCGTCTTGATATTATACCATTGCTTACCAAACGAGAACTTCATGAGCTGCCTCCATAGTTTGCTCTCGCCCTTATATACGCCGGTCTGGACAGTAGCGAACGGATCCCAGTTTCGAGGATCGGTGAGGTCGCCTAACTTCCGGGCGGTGACCAGCGGATCTTGCAGCATGTCTATGGCGTTAAGCTCCATGAACGGGGATGTCTGGGAAGCGATCTCGTTGATCGTCCTGAATCCTATATAGGTAATGAACTGCCCGAACCAGCTATCCTCATTATCCTCCCTATATCCCATCAAAGCCCGTCCTATGGCCATCATCGTGGCGAATACCGCCATATTGATAATCGATCTCTTGATATTGATCTGCTCGTAGGGGGTAAGCTTATCATACTCTTCCTTAAGCACGTCATATGCCTCTCCCATCCTGCCCTCCGACATCGAACCATAGACGTTCCCGGCCAATCTCCATAACGTTCTCATATATCCCTCCTCGAACTGGTTGGTCTGGAAATTGAAACCGGCTTTCTTATACGCCCGCTGTACGGCCAATATAAACCATCCACGGTGAGGCAGCACCATATTAAGGATAGCGTTCCGGCTAGCCCCCACCCGGTTCTGCTCGTTCAAGGCGCCGTCACAGATCTGCACCATACTCCTTACCCTACTGGACAAGGTGGGTATATATCGGTCTATAATATCCTTGTTAGCCTCGTTCTTAGCCACGATCTTTCCGTCCTTGACATCTACCATGTTCCACATAGAATAATCCCTTAAACGCTCCCAATCGCGTTTAGCCTCGTTAGCGGACATATTTCTGTCTTTCATCATCATCTCCTTGAAATTGGAGTATGACCAGAACTGACCTTCGTATAGGCGGGTATCATCCATGACCGAGATAATGACCTGCGGATCCAACGGGGAGTTAAGAACCTCCATCATCTTAAACGGCAGGTCCCGGAATAAGGTTCTCCAGATCTTGTTATACGCCGCCGATCGTACACGGTTGCGGACATTGAATACGCCTAAGGCCTCTCCAACGACATATAGCTTGTTGGTACGGTTTATGTCCCCGATCTCCGACACGTACGTACTTAACTGCTTCTGGGCTTCCCCATAGGCGTATTTCATGGAGTCCTTGCTTATATACTGTCCTACCATACCCTCCAAAAGGAAGTTGGCCTGCCCGGTAAGGGCGCCGGTAGCCGCGACGAATGGGGAGAAGCCTAAGTTGGATTTGGATACGAATTTGGTAAACATAAGAGCCAGCTTATTAAGATCGACCTTATAATTACCTATATTCCATTCCGCCCGCTTATTGTTTATCCTGACGTCATAGATACTGGCGTTAACCCAATCTTGGAACATCCTATAGGCATGCGTCGCCTCTGGGTTCTTACCGCCGTCGTATTGCGTCTCCAGCATCATGTTCCTATATCCCATGACATCATCCAAGGCCGCCCTCTTATACTTGTAAGCGGTGGCCTGTAAGGATAACATGGAATAGGAGTAGGCGAAGTCATGGGACACGTCATCGGCGTTCTCCAACTTACTAAGATAGTATTTGGGGATCATACGATATTTGTTATCGTTCTCATCAATCCCTCCTAGGTCTTGCCCCTGACCATGTATAGGGTCATCCACCCTCTCGCCAACGATATCACGTACGGCGTTGCCGATGGCCGCCTTCGGGTCAACCCCGGCCTGCACCATCCTCTCCACGCCGCCCTTGGATATTTGTGGTATCTGGTAGATGTTCCTGAACCGCTCATCATAGTCCTCCATAGCCTTACGGCTTATGTTAAGCAACTCCTTCCTCATCTCCCACTTATCCTTATTGATCGTAGCTTCCTCCCCTTCGTTGGTAATACCGTATTTCTTGAAAAAAGCCTCGTTTTTGTACTTATCGAACCTAGGCGTATGATATCCATAACCCAGATCGGGATTATAATTAGGATTACGGAAAGAACTCTCGGCGTCAGCCTCATCAAGCCACTGGTTATTGATCGTCAGATCGATCATATTAATATCAAACCCGAAACGGGATACGCTCTCTTCCTTTGATATACCATTTTCTATGGCATCAAAGAACTCGGATACCTTATACGTACCGTTATTTATCTTCCTAACGAAATCAGAATATCCCTTGGGAGAGTATCTCCTCATATAAGGATACAGCCGGGTCCTGGCGTACTCGACAAGGATCTTATCAGTCTTACCCATCGCTATGTCGTTAGCTAGCTTATTATTGAAGTCAGGACCGTATTTCCTTCTCAAAAACGATACCTCCACGGTCGTCCATGACGGGTTTTTCCGAGATAACTTGGCGGCCATCCTATCCACCTGACTCCGGGAGCGGGCAGACATATGTTCCTTGGCGAATTTAATCTCATCCATACCCTTGTCGTATGCCATGGCATCCCTTAAAGCGTTACGGTAAGAATCCGTGACTCCACTCTCCACCGTATCAGGCATATCCATCTCAATAGCCTCAGCGGAAGCGGCGGCGTTAATAACGCTCTTAGCCTCAGCCAGACGATCATATAACTCGTTTATCTTTCTTAATGAGGCGGATCCACGTAACCTATCGAAATCATATTCCCCGTATCTCGTGCTATCCCGGTACTGGATAAGCAAGGGCCTTAGCTGGTCATTGATCTCGTTTATTGTCGCCATCGCCTCCTCTACCTTCTCTATCCTTGATGATGATACAGATTGCTCCGTGATCTTATCAACCAGATTCTTGTAATAATCACCCTCCTCGGATCCCCACATATCCTTGGAGAAACCAAGATGACCGCCAGCTAGCAGGAACTCAAACGCAGCCTTGCCGCCCTCGGACCGCTCTATCCCACGAAGTATCTCCTTGAACTCGGCGGAAGCCTTACGACCCTCGTTGGTATTCCCGAACTCCTCGGCCCACGCCTCGTCCCATGCCTTGATCTCCTCGGACATCATCAGAGCCTCGGATCCCTCTTCCTTTGGTGTCCCATCGGAATACCACTCGCTCTTGGCTATAGCCCTATCACGTAAGATATCCAGATAAGATCTCCAAGCTATAGGATCGGATTGAAACGCCTTCCAATCGACCTTCCCGTTCCTCACGAACTTATCCATAGCCACATACCGGCTCCTGCGGATACGGGTCATGAAATCGGACGTAGCTTGCGATACCCTACGACCCAGTCTTTCCTCGACCTTCTTATTGACTTTCTCGATCTTATCGTAATAAGCCTGCACCATAGGTTTCTCCCGGTTCTCATCCAACCACTTATTTATCGTATCCAGATACCGTTGCTGATCCTCGAACGTCATGTCCGAGATATCGAAATTCTGGATGGTAGGCTTGAATATATGATATACCTCCTTAGTGATAGGCTTATCCCCGTCATATCCTACTATGTCGTCACGGGTCTTCACCTTAAGGCCTCTATCGGATAGAAGAAGGTCGATAAGCTGTTTCTCAGTCTTACCCGTAACATTCTTAAGATCATATATATCGATAATAGCCTTAGCCTGCTCGGTCCTGTATAGCAAATCGTATTTAGCGAAATCACGGGACGAGTCAAGGTAATCCGAGTTCTTCCCATTTATCTTCTGTATAAGATCCTCATTATCCTTTATCCCCCATCCACGCTCTTTCATCATCCTAGTCATCTTATTGATATTGGATATACCCTCGGTATGGGCTTCATTATGGGCCTTGGCTAGACGTTGGCCTAACATACCTAAAATAGCGTTACCACTATGCTCCAGAGTACCAAAGAACCGGGACATGACATTGATATCCTTATGGATGTTATTTATCAACTTCTTTATCCCATTCCAATATCTTTCCGGGATATTAAACATCCTGAGCTGTCCATCCAGCCAGTCCTCATTACGATCACTTCGAAGAGCATTTATATCAGACATGGATGTCTCAGCCATACGTAATATATCATCCATATCCTCTACCATACCAACCTTATTGCTGCCATAATAATCAGCCGCCTGATTATTGACGAATCCACGAAGGTTCCTGATCAGAGGAACTATCTCCCCATATACGTTATCGATAACCTGTATCGTCTCATAATCCAATCCTTTTCCGCTCTTACGTAGGCTACTGGCGACAGTGACCAAATACTCCACCTCAGCCTTGGCGGTCGCTATGACGCTCTTGGTGGATAATAGGTTGTTATTCTTATTTAGCTCACCCCCGACTTGTCTTACCTTCTCGCCTATATCACGTAGAAGGGAGATACTCTCACCGATCCTCTGGCTTTGGCTTGACCTCATCCTCTGCAATCTGGTATATAGTCTTTCCAATGACCTACCGTTCTTGATCAACTTATTAGCCACATCAACATCCGATAATGAGTACATGAGATGGTCGCTATCCTTTAACAGAAGCACGTCAAATGCGCTTGGATCATCAGCTAACGCCGACTCCTTTATCCTATCAAGAACCTTATTCAAGTCTGATCTTTGAGTAGAGAAGAAATTCCTTATAGCCCGGATTATCCTGCCAAACAAGGAGAGCTGGGAGTCCTCGGACGAGGTCAGATCCTCTACCGCCTGTTCCATCCCCGGCACGAACCGCTGGGCCAACGTCTTGCCTAGGATCTCCCGCTTCACCATCCGATCCAGTTCCTCCCCTTGGTATTCCTTCCCATACACCTCATAGTAACGACCGGCGAATTGATTCCATAATGGCGTGCCGACAACAGAGTCCAGAACCTCGTCAATCTCCTGTTGGTTACGGTAAGTATCGATCAAGAAATGAGCCACCTCCTCATTAAGATCCTCTACCGTAGCTCCCTCAGCCAAGGCGATAACCCCATTGGCCATATCGGACAATGCCCTAGCCGAAGGCTCGACACCATTACGCATCTTATACTTATCCATATATTCGGACATACCCATCACACGGATACCTAACGTGGATAAGATGTTGGTGATATCAGTCCTGTTCTGGAGATCCTCCGCCTTCTCATTCTCAATAACCCCACGGACATTACTTCCGTACAAGGCGTTATCCTCCATCATCAACGACAAGGCTAGCTCCATGAACCCATCATACTTATTATTAAGCTCCTCAAACTTACCTTGCCTTAACATGCTCTTGATCTCCGATCTGCTTACCGTAACCTTCTCCCCTGATGTCGTGATAAGATCAAGATCGTTATTTACCTCCGTATCAAAACCGATGGAGCCTAATACGTTCATCTCAGAAGACATACTACCAAACCTATTCCTTAGCCTAGACAAGGCATCCATAGCGTTATAAATCTTAAGACCATCGGAGTTGCCGGCCCCTGTAAGATAATACCTATCTCCTAGCCTTATACGCTCCCCGCTCAACAGACCTTTCTTGATAAGGTAATTGACAAACCCTCCACGGGTACTTATATTAGAATCTGAGCTGATGCCAAGGACCGGGATGAACGAATCACTGTTGTTAAGGGTTATGGAGGACGAGCCAAAGGAGATGTCAGCCGTACCGGACGGGACGTCGCTCTCCTCGACACTGCCGGCCAAGAACCCGGCCTCGATCCGCCCGCCGGACGAGCCTTTTATGGCGTTGGCGTAAGAGTCGTATATCTTGCCGTCATCCGATTTAAAGAACAGGCGAGGCTCACCGGAATCATACACCAATCTTGAAGATGGGGGCGTATAATCTTCAATATCGTTTAACGGCAAGACATTCCCGGAGAATATAATCTCCCCGTCTATATTTCCGCCCTTAACCCTAATATTAGGTCGTTGCCCGGTAAAAGCGCTTTCCACGGCCTTCCATAGCATACGGGCTGTCTCCTTAATATCTATATTCTCCCTGATAGCCCTTATATCATCCCATGACGCCTCTTTCAGTATCGTATCGCCAATATTATCCTCGTTTATGGAATCCAGATCCACCCCCTGTACCGTGGACGTATCTACCACCACCATATCATTGACATCACCTACCTCTCCGGAGGTAAGATAAGCCACGACATTGTCACTATTCCCAAGGCTTCTGGCCAACGCCGGGGCATCCATATCGCTTATGGCGGACAAGACCTTGGCTGACATAAGTTGCCCCCACTCGCTGGCGCTAAGTCTGGCACTTATGGATCTGGCCGCCTCCTTATTCCTTGGTGCGGATCTCGTCCAGTCTCCGAACTTAGACCTGAACTTATCGTTATAAATAGTCATATAAGCTTCAGCGGCCTTATTAAGGTCACTTACGGCGGCTATACCCGCTATCTTATCGAACAAGGTAGATACCTCGCCGGAAGGAGTCAAGACACGGGCTATCTTACCTTCCTTATTCCTTTTAATTACGCAACTGCTCATAAATAAATGTTTTTCACAAAGATAAATAAAAAGCCTCCACGAATAAGCGGAGGCTGATATTCTTGTATCCCTTGTATGAATTTATAGTCTAATCCATATCCTTGTTGTTGATAAACTCACCAACACAATGACCCGCAAAACCGGCTATATACGCTGCGTGTTCATCCTCTCCAACCTTAAATCCAAGAGACATGTTGCAAAATTGGCATACGCTCATTGCTATATGGAATGACTCGTGACATATATTTCTCATTATTAAATCATCGTCGCTCGAAAAATTCCAAAGTATGGCAAATTTATCATCATCGTCCCTATCCCTTACCAAATTCACGAAAGACGCCTCCTTATCCATATCATCTTCATCTCCCCATTTCCCCTCGTGTTCAGGTTCCATATTCTCGAAACGATCACACAACGTCTTATAATCTAATCCAACCGTGATAATCAAATCCAACGGATATATCACGAAATCAAATTTCTTTTCTCTCATAATCCCCTTAATTTTTCTATAACCTCAAAACACATCTTACACTCAATCCTACGATACAACTGCCTTACGCCATCTATCGTAGTCCAATAACGACCACCCTCTCGGTGCAGGAACTCACTCATTACCTTAGTGTCAGCCACATCATGTAGATCGTATGAGTCAAAACATAACTTACATATATCGTCAAGATCAAAATAAGTAACCTTATTATACGACATACAACGGATTTGTCTCCCATCAGGAACCTGAACATCGAAAACATTTATCTTCTCCATATTAAAAAACAGAGGGATGCCGATCCCATCACAGACCGGTATCCCTTATAATAAATTAGCGACAAAAAGCATGGTGATGGACATGCGCCACAAATGTAATTACAAAATTCGTAAAAACAAAATATCAAGGACAATCGCCTATGCATTCGCACGGAGCATCGCTTTTCAAAACCCCATACACCCGATTGTCGCTAGTCAGCCATCGTTTGCCGTCACTCGTAATATAAGCCTGCCGGCATCCCTCCTGATTCACCGTGAGCGTCTTCTTAATACCTTTTGGAGTTGTTATCTCCAGCTCAAGAGTCCGATCAAGACCGTTGTTCATCACCGAGCCAAAGGAAACGGGGGCGCTTCCGGTCCCGGACCCCGGGCTGACGGTCAGAGGCTGGTCCGTTACCTCGCCTACCCCGTCCTTCCAATTAACATTCAAATCACTCATAATTATATCCTTTAGTTATCTTCTACTCACAAAGATAATAAAACAAGAGAACCCCAACCGGCTTAAGTCGATCGGGGTCTGAGTAAGCGAAAAGAAACTGATTATCGTCCCATCATTCTCAATACGGTCCTAGTCGCTGCTTGCGCCCAAGTCCAGCTGTCATTAGATGTTACGTTAACCGTCTGTTGAGTACCATTTACATCCAAGTTAATAATCTCCTTGTCAAGCTCGATAGTAGAGTCTCCAGCGGCTTGCGTTACCGTCACGTTGGCTGTCTGGCCACCAGCGGCAGTTACCTTCAATGTAGCTGTCAGTTCCTCGATCGTGACGTTGGCCGGTACGTTCGAGATCGTGATGCTCCAAACGAACTCGCCAGAGGCTCCGGGATCGTCGGCGATAACCGCATCGTTAGCCGTAGTCTTTCCAGCCGCCGTGTAGTTAGCCGGGAGCTGTAACGTAAGCCCATTCTCCTCAGCCGGCGTGACCGCGAACGTAAGCTTAGTACTGTTAGACTTACCGGTGATGGTAACATTACCGCCTGTCTTTTGTACGGAAGCGTTAGGGCTGTCTGATCTTACCACCTCAGCAGCCGCTGCCTGATTAACTACCAACGCCTTCTTAGCCCCGCCGTTCGTGGCGACCGTAAGGTTGATAGTGCGTTGAAGACGACCGGTGTGTTTCTCACCGGAGAAATTAACCGCCTGATCTCCTGATCCTGATACCGGGTCGACGGTTACGAAACTGAATTTTTGTGATGCCATACTTAAATATATTTACAAATGTCATTTTATTATGCCAAAAATAACTTGTATCATATCACAAGCCAAATATAGGGGGGGGGGTAGATACGACTAGCCCTGTACAACCTCAACATACAACCCTACTAAGTCCTTTAGATTATGACTAAGAGGAGTTCCGCTATCCCTAGTACACTTATATACATCAGCGTTCTGGATGTAATATTTATCCTTGAATATCTCCATTGGAGGGAAATACGGGATAGGATCCCCTATGGTCCCGGCATGCTCCTTATCAATGACCTTGTATAAGGAAGCCGTATTTAGTCCGGGTTCCCATTCCGCTGACAACGTATGTGACTGAATAACCTCATAAAGGATATCCGTATCGTCCTTAACCACCCTTAAGCAGAATCCGGCATCCACCGACAGCCCGAACTCCGCTCCCTCTTGTCCCCATATAGGGAATAGGACCTTAATATCCAATTTCTCGTTAGAAGATAAAGATATGGCCTTATTATTAACTACCATCCTAGAGAATTTGGCAGCTACTTTCTGGGGATCAGAAGCGTCCTTCTCCTTCGCCTGTTGCTGGATGTACGCCGTGGTAACACTTACCTTATCAGGATAGCCGGACTGAGCGTCAATAGCCCTCACCTGCTCTACGGTAGTGGCTAAGCTTACTTCCCTCTGTTTGACTCCTAACGCCGACATCAGGTCATTATCATACTTATCCATCATCCCGATCAAGATCTTGCCTTCCGTCATATCAAACTCCAGACCTATGATCGTTATCTTACCAGCTATAGCCCCATCAGACAAAGCGTTATTCCTATCATATTCAGGGATATAGATATTTTGGTCATCCAAGAAAAACTCATGAAGATTATTATTCTCATAAGTCCTGATCTCCTCATACTTAGCCGATTGCTCCTCATTAAGAAGCCTTGAGTCATCCAATTTAGCCTCGATAATTTCCTTAACCGTAGCTTTAGGATTGGCCTCCTTGAACGCCAATTGCTCCTCCCCAAGCTCTATCCATGGGGCGGGATTCCCGTTAATGTAATCATCATAACTATAGCCCTTGGCGTAATTATCATCAAGCGGATCGTCCTGAACTAATTGATTGGGATATATTTCCCTGTTTATATATGTATATGCCATAATCTGTTCTTTAATCTTGTTCTTTAACGGCGATGCTATACTTACCTGAAGCGTAACACCAGATATTTATCTCGAAAGGCTTGTTAGCCGTAGTGGTTATAGAAGTACCACTCATGCTTACATAAGCCCCGGAGTTGGGTATAGCCTGCGTGAAGGCCGCCGACGGGACGCACCTGATCATCAGCTCCTCCCCTATCTGCATCCCTGACTGCACGGATAGGGTGGTAGCGGCTGATAACGTAGCCGTGATACTTCTCTTGCTAATAGGCAGGTTAGCTAATGTCGTGACCGTATTAACTCCTATAAGCCTATTCATGGTCTTCTTATCGGCGGCCGCCATCAAACCGTTAGTGGACTCGTTGGCTACGGCATATGTCGTGTTAGGAGGGGTAGCCCATGTACCATCTCCACGCATAAAATTAGAGGTGCTACCATTAAGCTGTCTCAATAAGCCGTTGGCTGTAGTAGAGGCCAATCCGTATGTGGTATTGGTAGGTACGACCCATGTACCATCGCCACGAAGGAAGGATGTCTGTTTGCCCGCAGCGGGAGCCGGAACCAATCCCGCAGCACCGGCGGCGGAAGCCGTAGCTTCCTTCATATTGGCGTAAGTGGTATTAGTGTCTTTATAATAAGGGACACCACTGACAATAGGACAGGCGATATAGCCAGAAGCGCTTGTCACGGTACTTCCGTTCTTTACAAGACCTGTTGATCCATTAGCTCCCACAACACCATACGTTGTATTAGTATCCGTCCAAGGCACGTTGACGAACATCTTCCCACTACCATCCAGCTCCACCGGATAATTCTTGCCATTCTCCGCATATCCGATCATCACCAATCCTAAGGTCGTGGTATTAGCCTTAGCGTATGTGGTATTTGTCGGAACCACCCATGTGCCATCACCACGCAAAAACGACGCTTGCTTGCCGGCAGCCGGCGCTGGTACCAATCCCGCCGATCCTGCGGCTGAGGACGTCGCTCCGCCCATGTTGCTATATGTAGTGTTAGGAGGTGTCTGCCACGTTCCATCACCACGAAGATACTTACCTTGCGCTCCGGCGGCAGGAGCAGGGACCAAACCGGCCTTTCCTGCGGCAGAGGAAGTAGCCGCCCCCATATTGGAATATGTGGTGTTGGTGTCCGTCCACGGAACATTCACATACATCTTACCACTACCGTCAAGAACAACGGGATAGTTCTTCCCAGTTGCAGAGTATCCGATCTTAACAAGACCCAACTTATCGCTCGTGGCTTGAGCATAAGTCGTGTTATTATCAGTCCAAGGAACATTTACATACATCTTCCCATTACCGTCTAACACCACGGCGTAATTCTTGCCACTAGTATCGTAACCGATCTTAACCAATCCTAAAGTATCAGCCGTGGCTTGATTGTACGTGGTATTATTATCTGTCCATGGGACATTGACGTAAGCGTTGCCGGACGAATCCAGTTGCACCTTATAGTTCTTCCCGGAAGTCGTATATCCTACCTTAATACCGCCAAGAACGGTAGCGGAGGACGTGGGAGGGGTGAAGGTACTTGGTTTGCCCGTAACCCCGGACCAAGGCACGGAGGAAGCCTGACTGGCCGTGTAAGGCTCATATCCATCCTCACTGCTTAATTTAGACTCGTCTTTTATCAGATACATCTTACCTGTAGACGTTACCTTTACCGTATCACCACTTTGAGCCGTAGCGGTGGTAAGGGCAAATCTGGCCGTATCGTCAGCTACCACGATCAATCTCTCCAAAGCCGCCTTAGGCAACCTATCTATACTGATGGTTCCGGACGCGATCTTAGAGGCATCAAAATTAGCCAATGTCGTGGAGATAGTTACGTTGCTTCCGAAGTCCGATGAAACACTACCGGTAACAGCCCCGGACAGCGCTATGGTCCTAGCCGCCTGTAATTTCGTGGCGGTAGGGGCATTATCCGTCTTAAGAGCATATTTGGTAAGATCAATATCATTAGCCTTATCCAAAAGCTGCTCTATCTGCTTGCCATTGTATTTACCTTGAAAATCTTCCATATCAAACTTATTTTTTGCTCAAATATAACTATATACATAAACACCAAGAAATCGAGGGGGGGGGTAGATACGGGCAGGTGTTAGAAGCTGCCGTTCCCATGCAGGAACCCGGCACGGAATATAATAGCCTTGTCTTTAAGTTTCTGAACAGACTCCCATTCCCATTCACCCTCACAAGGTCTTATGACATATTTATTGCCCCAGATTTTGAATTTCCGTTCAATAACAAACATCTCCTTATCATTAAGGACATGAAAGATACTCCCAACGGGGAAATACTTATCAGTCCTCAATATAACTCGATGATGTTTCTCGTCATATTCAGGATCGCCTACGATACGGGCCTTATAAAACTGAAAATCGTTTAACGTCTGATCCACAGGCTCTATCCAATAATGTCCTTTAGCCATTGCTATTTATGTTTATTTATCTATATTTGCAGTGTAGTAACTCATAATGTTTTAAGTGATTTTCAACCAAAGGGGAAGGGTGTCCGTGAGGATGCCTTTTTTCATTCCCGCCCACCCTTCCTATGAACAAAAGATCTACCTCGAACAAATGTAATCATAATAAGGCTACGGTCAAAAAGAAACCCTATCGGTATTCTATTGCCGACAGGGTTCTCCAACGTTGTATCAAACTAAATCATATCACTCCATTTGATTGTGTCACCGACGAAGCACCGCACCGCCAGATACCTTACGAACGCCGTCCCTTCCGGGGCGTCAGGGTCTTCCAGATAAGCCAAGACAGCCTTGACTATTTTCTGGTCGCAATCCAATACCTTAGGAAAGTAGTCGCTATAGAACATAGCGAACAGGTATTGGATATCTCCCCAAGTGGCGTTATCAGGTTTCTTGGCCCCGCATTTATCGAACATCTGCTTAGCGTCCTCCATCGTCCATCTTCTCTTGGACCCGTCGGCGTTAAGCATCTTGTCAGCGGCTTCCCTAGCCAGCTCCTTGGAAAAGTGATATCCATGGGTGTCTATATACCGCTTATAATCCGGGTCATCGGCGTCTGCTCCTCAGTAGTAACGACTCCTGCGTCCCCTGCGCATATACGGCTCGGTACCATCGAACTCGTCACGGATGCCACGCTCACCGAACCATCCCCTGCGATACATCTCGTCCTCACGTTCATGGAGTCTCTCGCGTTTCTCAAGCTCACGCTCGTCACGTTCCAGCTCCCTCTCGCGTCTTTCAAGATCACGCTCACGGCGTTCTAGCTCATCCATTCTGCCGTCATGCTCCTTGCCATAGTGGTCGTATATTCCACCACCATAACCCATGTAAGTCCCATCCGAACGTCTGCTACGTCCACGGCCGCCTCTACGATCGTAGATCTCGTCATTGTAGTCCTCTTCGTGACCGCCGCCTAAATCTATAACTCTCATCTTAACCTAATTTTTTAATTAACAACTCTTTTAGCTCATCGAAAGAGGATCCCATCCTATCGACTTTCTCCTCAAGATTCTTGATCTTCCGGTCTTGATCCTTAGTCTGCTTAAAAGCCGGATTGATTTCCTCAAGGATCGAATCACAAGCCTCTAGTGTCCTCCTATGCTTATCGATACTATCGAGAATATCGGAGCTGGTTCTCTTAGCGGCGTTAAGCTGGTTCATGATCGGATCGACCGAGCAGGCCAAAGTTATGTTATTGGACATAGCGACATCCCTGCTCTCCGGTACGACATAGGTCATGGAAGACCCGTTTATCTCCACGGTAAGGTCTATCACCCTATCCTGTAGTTGCTGATATTGCCCCATCTGACCCATCTGGGGTTGCTGGAACCTAGGCTCGGACACGTTAACCACATTCCCCATCCTGAACACCGGAACATCGGACGTATCCAGCGTATATACTTGAAATCCTTTCTTTAAGTCTCTAAACATATCTCGATTTTTAAGCGGGAGGGAATACCCTCCCATTAGACATCCAATCTAACCTATCCCTCATCAACAGTCGTCTCCGACGCCGAGGCGGAAGTTGTAGGCACACAGCAATCCATGAGCCTCAATACACCCCTTACCTTGTTGAAATAAACAAGGCGTTCGGTGTTGTTAACCATAGCCGCTCCGGTCACAGCCACGTTGATCGGATTCACCACAGCCACGCCGGTTACCGGGCAGCATGTGTCATCACCTACCGTGGATACGGTGCTGTTCGCTGGAATAGCTATCTGCACTGGCAATGTCTCGCCTGTTGTCGGAACCACCTGCCGGATTTTCAGCAGCAGAAGGCCCTCGCATGGCAAGGACAGCCATATCCTTGGGTTGATGCCGAAGATGGTGTTGGTAGTAGTCACTACCACGTTCTTCGTGACCAACTCATAAAGAGACCCTATTTTAGAAACACAAGCCATAATAGCCTCCTTCCTTTATAGAGTTAAATAGCAGCGTTTCCGTTGTTGCAGCATCCATTGTTGCACCCACATCCGTAATTACCTCCATAAAATGCTTGACCCCATCCATAAGTCTGGTAAGGAGAGCATGAAGGATAAGCCGGCACAGGGGTAGGTCTCAACTGGTTGATCAAATTCTGAGTCTGTTGCTGAGTCAACGCGGAGGCTTGGTAAGCCGACCTTTCATCACGCAACTGATTGATCGTATTCTGCATCTCACGCATTTCCAATTGACAAAATTTATCATTAATCAAGGTTGTTTGAGCATCAATCTTAGCGCTCAAGATATTGAACTGCGTAGTAGCCTGCTCACGATTGTTTGTCAATCCTTGGTTGATGTTACTCTGAAGAACATTGGTTTGCTCTAACGTCCGTAATTGATTGTCAAAGCCTTGCTGCGTTATCATATTTTGAGTAGCGCACGTGCTTTGATTGATCAAAGAACTCAAATTGCAGCAGCAAGAGCTAATTTGATTACCGATCTCACAACCTTGTTGCTGTACGGCGTTAATAACAGCCTGAGAGGTCATACCTACCTGACCAGCTACCTTATCGATAGCGCCTTGTACGTTACAGATAGCGCTTTGCAATTGAGTGGTAGTACAGTTCAAGGCGTTAGCGATCTGCTCGATAGCGCTTCTGTTACCTTGGATGGCCTGCATCAGCAACTCACGACCATAGTCGTTATTCAATTGAGCGGGAAGACCATTAGCGCAATTCTCACCACCGTTACCAAAACCATTGCCAAAGCCACGGCCGCCCCATAACCAGAACAGGACGATGATCCACAACCACCAACCGTTAGCCCCTCCGAACTGGTCTTGGTTGTTACGACCGTTCATCAACGCAGCGACTAAATTCGGATCCATCTTATTACCACCCAAAAGGCTGGTAAACATACCCGGAATCATAGATAATAAACCATTAGCGGCGCTACCGCTCCCGGAACCCATGCCGTCTAACAGCACGATTTTGTCTCCACTTGTACCCATGTCTATTTATTTTTGAATTAATAATAACCCCACTTGATAGTGGGCGTTACAAAGTTCAAAAATTAATAATCCTAGGATCGTGATATATGTCATCATCAAAGCACGTCATGTCATGCAATTGGTATTAATAAGAACCGGTACAAGACAAAAAATCCGGAACGTATCACTACGGCCCGGATTCATGCAAATCTATAAATTCAATGTTTCAATGCTCGAAAGAAAACGTCTCACGACGTCAAAGAGAGATTAACTACACGAAAAATCTCGCATCAACTTATTTGTATTAGCAGTGTATTCATTAACTATCTTACTGGATGAGGGATTATCCTCTATCCTTGACAGGCGGTTATCGTCACTCCTTACCGTAACGTCACCCATCCTTCGTACCATGTTTTCTTGATATGATGATGGATCGGAGTATATAAGATCATCAACGAACCTGTATATCGCACCATCAACCGTCTCACCTATCTTCTCATATAAGCCGGATTGGAATGACACGAAATCATCATACCTCCCACGAGCCAAGAACGAACCGTCCGGTCTCGCCTCGACACCGCCGTTGACCTCCCGGAGCAGGCCCGGATTCCTTTGGTACAGATACCTATAAAACCCGGCATCCATCATCCTATCCTGTCTATCCAGATAGAAAAGGTTTCTCATGCTACTGTCACCGGACTCGATAGCCACGTCAAACAGAAGATCCCTTACCTGACCTTCCGGCAACGACATCTCCATGCTTTTTAACGTACCTCTGTCATGGTGATTCAAAGATACATTATAAAATCCATTAAAATCAAGGAAACGTAAGACATTATTATATAAATCCGATTTTTTTAACCTTTCCTTGATCTGGATCTTCCTTAACGATGTACAGGATTTGATAAAATCCCGATCCTTCCCCTGTCTAGCCTCGTATCTCCTGAACTCCCGATCGATATCGGCATCATCCATCTCAGGGGTAACTGGATGCTGGTATATCAATCTGGCAAGGATCATGTTCTCGGTATTCGAGGATGAGATGTTGGACATAACCAGCTTTTTTATATTATCCTTGACCACGCCAATATCGGAACGGGAAGCCCCGGCGGGGACCACGCCAGCCGGCAAGTACGAGGGCCGCTCTATCCCGATATTGGCCAACATCTCATAGGCCTGATCGGTGTCGGTTATCGGAGCCGTGTTATGGTACGTATTCCTACTAATATACAACATGCTCCTATCATACATATCGGAAGGGGATGTATTCCCGGATCTTACATACACCATCCTATCCCCAGTAGAATAAGTATCCTGAACCTCGTATATCGGATTCCCTTTTCCTGTTATCCTATCAAGATCGGAGATAAAGCTATCGTATACCGAATTGCCGGCCTGTATGGAAGACAACATGACGTCCAGCGACGCCATAAGATCACGGATATCCTCAGGTCTGGATATAACCATCTCATCGCTGATCGCCTCGCTTATATCCACGCCCATGTCGGCAAGATCCATGGCTATGTCATGCAGACGTCCGGCAACGTCCTTGATGTCCTTAAAATCATCCATATCGATTATCTCCCCAACCTTATCCCTTAGACCCTTCATATCCTTAGGCATACTGATATACGGTGTGGTACTATTGAAGTACGAGTCGGTAATCGTATTTCCGTCCTGACTCCGAACCTCCATACGGGTCATATTACGATACGTGTCATACATCCGATCTGCGTAATCCTGATCCTCCTGATACCGGAGTGCCAAGGAAGGGTATGGGATGGAGGCGAAAGCCTGATCGAACTCCCGGCGGTCGCTGATACCGCCTACCGCCCTCATGATCGTATCCCTTACCTCTATTGGATTCAAGCCCCTTCTCTTTCCTAACGAGTCATATGTATCCTCATATATCATATAATCATCACCAAGGCCTGACTCGGAGGACAGGAAATACATATCCTTCTCATTAAGATTCCCCTCAGACATAAAATCGACAATCCTCCTCATCATATCCCTTACCCGCTCATACTCCGATCGGTTAGTCATGATATTATCAATCTCATCAGCGTCATACATCCCGGATCGTTCAAGATTATATCTGTTGATGAATATATCACCGCCTGAGAGGAAATTAGATACAATCATATCATTAAGATCATTGATATTATCAACCCCCAAGGAAGTAAGGGTGTTATTGATATCCTTAACCTCATCGGCCATGAAATTGCCAGCGAAATAGTTCTTTCGCTTGATAAATGACATAACATCATCATACCTAGGTTCCCCATTACTATCCAGATCATATTCTGATGACATGGACATCCAATCGCCAAAGAAAGACACGAAGTCGGGGGAGTAGGCCGTACCCCAGACCGATAAGGCCTGCTTCTGGTCGCCCAGCACCTCCATCGCCCTTTGGTATAATCCGGATGGTTGGTCGTTCGGGGCAAGGACATTATCTACCCTATCCTCCTTATTTTTTATAACATAACAAGATCTGCCCATTACTAAATCGTTTTGTTACAAAGATATGAAAATCCCGCCTACTCTCACGAGCGGACGGGATACTAAATAACAACATAATAACAAACCTTATGTTTACTCTGAAAAAGTACAAATCTTTTTGCCGATCCTCACGAACAGGCAAAAACTCAATCCTAAATTATAAAAAATGGAGTTTATCGTTTAACGAAAATATCTTTATCTGATCTACTCAGAACCCTGCCTTTCAATTCCAAGAACCTAGGCATCCATTCTTTAGATATCTTAGACACGATCCACTGAAATCCCTTAGGAGTCACATAGACAGTATTAGTGCCATAGAACTCGTCATCATTACGATATCTATAACGAGCATAACCGCTGTCTATCATCCTTTGGGAAAGCAACCACCTCTTACCGGTCTTAGCGAAGAACTTCTTATCCTCAAGCAATATTCGAAGATTCTTCTCCGCTATATCATATCCATGAGCCTCTAGCTTTTCCCGAACCTCTCTGATCAACATATCTGTCTCTTGGGCTATTTCGGCTGTCTTAGCAAACTCAACCATAGGAGCCTGTTCTTTGATGATGTTATCAGATATCCTTTTAGCCTCTAATGCAAGCTTAGCTTCTTTTTCAGCCCTTTCTCTAGCTTCCACCTCATCAGCATACATCCGTAAAGCCTCCGAATAGCTAGATGGTATTTTATTTATCACTTTATGAAAAACATCCCTGTAAACATTAAATACAGATCTAACCTTTCTAGCTATAAAATACTCCATACAAGATATAGAAATCATATAAACATTTACAGGTCTTCCTACTGTCGTATTTTCGCCATTTGTGGCTAAAATCTCATAATCAATACCTTGCATAAACTGATCACTACTTACTAAAGCTCTAACAGCTTTCTCCTTAGCCGAATAAACCAATGGCCATACATCATCTAAATTAACAGGGAATTTATCACCAAGTTTACTTAGATTTAAAACCTTTTCAAAATACGATCTGATAGATAAGTCATCACTCAAAACAATATTACACATAATACAAAACAACAAGGGCCGTTGGCGTCCGTTATTCCACCAATAGCCCTCATCTATCGCCTACGCCTAGGCGAGTTAATATCTTCTTATGGCCCAATAACGGATGGACACCGCAAATATAAGACCTTATTTTGAAACTACAAACAAACAAGAGATATTTTTACAAAAAATGTAATCAGCCATATTCCTCTGTCATATATAAAGCGTAGCTATACCTATCCTCTATCATCTCCACCACCTTCTTGATATCAGATAAAGTTAGTTTCTTTATCTCCATATTCCTACTATCCATCCTGACAAAAGAGTTCTTGAACTCCTGCTCGGTTATAGCATCCAACCTAAATAGATTGTATTTTATAAGTAACTGGCTTACGTCAAATATCAGGATATTAAGATCAATATCATCCTTCAACTCATCAAGAAGATCACGCATCATAGCTTCGATAGCATCAGTATCAAGTTCCAGTTTCTCGGCTTCCTTCATCAACTTCTTGATAATACCATTGTGCTCGATTATGATGTTAGCGTTATCGTCATCGGTAGGTAGAAGGATATCCATCGTACATTTTATACCAACCTTATCACTAAGCCTTTTATTGAACTCAGTCATATAGTCAAAAGCCTGATCCCTGCTTAATGCGTATGTATGATCAAGCAACTGCTTTTGTCTGACCTTGACAAAATAGTTACTGGTGTATAACATCATTAAGACCTTTACTCGCTGGATGCGCAGGTCTTGCATGATCTTCCGGTGTAAAAAAGCGTCTAATTGCATAATATAAAGAGTCCCCACCGGGGCCATCACACACCCGACAGGGACCAACTTTTAAATATCTTACTCGTCAGGTGATGGACTGACGCCGCAAAGATAAGATGAATAAATTTACCTAGCAAGGATTTTCCGCCTCATTTTCTCCGGATACTACGTTACCGTCGGAAACCAAAGACTTGTCCTCGGCAGCCTTCGCAGGCGAGGCGGGCCCCGATTGGAGGTCAGACGGGTTGACGAACGGGGTCTCCGTATCCTCGAAGAACGTCTCATCCCTCCTAATACTCATTCTGAACTTAGGTGCTATGAAAGGATCGTTGTTAAGATCAATATTAATCGTAACGTCATTCATCAAAATATCCTCCTTAGTCCTAGAATCGCCTATCCATCCTCTTACGTCAGCGGTCATAGGCATCCTGCTAGTCGCTTCCTTGATAGCTTCAAGCCGGTTCTTGATAACATCCACGTCTCCCGCCAGCGGAATCATATATGCCTTATTATCCAACCCTGATCTGGCTATAGCGTTATTAAGATCCATTATATCATCAATACTTACGCCTCCGCCTAGACCCTCCGTAATCCTATCAGCCATCGATCCGATCATGGATGAGAATGACGATATATCCTGATTTTTCAATCTTACGGGGTACAGGTAATTTCTTCCATTTCCTGTCTTTATAGCTACGACCGGGATACGTGAATCTTTATAGTCACCATACTTGTCCCTGACGATAGCCGTACAGAACGGGAATATATTATACTTAATATCATCCCTCATCGTAACCTCCCCATTCTCTATATATCCTACGCTCTCGACTTTACCAACCGTCTCGTTGGTAAAATCATTCTCGGATACCATCAACGTACCATTATCATCACTTACGCTAAAATTAGGTCTTCCCGGCAAAACACTGGTAACTGTACCTACGAACGGTATATCAATCTCGCCAATAACAGATCCTATATTATCCCTATATAACTCAAAGGCCCTACTCCTTAAATCAGCGTTACTTCCTTTTGAATCCGGGTCATTGGCTTTCAGTACCGAGACGAAATTGCCGTCGCTATCCACGATCTTAATAACCATATTATCAACCAGCTCTCGGTAAGCCGACTTAGTCTCATCAGAATTAGGGTCAACGGCGTTAAGACTATTGTATTTATCATACAATTCCTTGGTATATGGATCTGACATATCCATCTTAAACCTTACCATATCACCCTTGCGGAGGCTAGCCGCTGCTTCCTGATTCACCGACTCGTTGTTAGATCCAAACGTATCACCCGTATAATAAGGGACAATAGATCCATCCTGCCCCTTGCGATACACCATGAACCAGTTGGAGGTCGATAAGGCGGTCTGCCGCCCCAATATGACACCAGTAGCGTTCTCGAAAGCCTGAGCGTCATCCTCGCTAATCATCCATCTTGAGTGGTTATCTGACTCTATAACAGTAAATATGTCGGTTCCGTTGGTGAAATCCATCACCCTTCCATTATCAGTATCAGTGGCATCAGATCTTTTAAGCCCAAGACCGTCCATAAACCTGTCAAGTCTCATTCCGCCAACCTCATAATACATGACCCCACCGATCTCTCTCTTCTGGGCCATCAACACCACCGGGTTCTGGGCGGCGTTAACTTCCGTCCTGCCGGTGGATGTCCCGGGTTCGCTCTCTGTGAGGACATCACCCATAGGTATGGATTTATCGTAATCCTTGACAGCTATACTTCCATTATCATACAACCTCATCCATTCCACGAATTGAAGAAGAGGATCATCAGAATAGTTATTGATAATATCAATAGCCTCATTAAGCTTATCCTGATCAATCTCATTGCCATTGTCAGCCTCATTCATAAGATCATTATAAGTCTTTATAGCTTCTTTGATCTGATCCTGATCAAGACCATTGATATTCATATCTACAATATCATCAACAGCGTCCTTGATATTATCATAAATATTATCATGGATCTTCAATCTATCTATTATCGATCTAGCCTTATTGATCCTTGAAATAGGATTATCCCCAAACCCGTTAACTAGACTATCGACACGAGGCTTGTTATTATCATATATCTGTCTCTCCCTAGGAGATAAGACATCCTCATTACCGTTCCATATCTTTATAGCTATATTATTGATTCTATCGTCAGAAGGATTTATGATATCCTCATCATCAGGAACCCTCTCGACTATATTACCTTCATCGGTCTTAATCTCGTTCTCCATAGATCTGGCTATCATATGATTATATGTCTTGAACATAAATGCCTCATCCTCCCCTATAAGACCATCTTGGTAAGCCTTGTCTATAGCTTGGTCGTTGGCGTAAAGATCATTGGCATCAGGATTATCAGTATTCCTGAAATCATACTTGCTATCATCCTCCTCATAAGTCTTACCCCATACGTTCGATAATATCTTCATGAACCCGCGCTCCTGCGCCCGGATGAATCTTCTGTCACGCATACGACGAAGAGACTCGTTTATATTCTTATAAGCCACAAGATTATGACGATACTCACTAAGCAATGCCATAGCCTCCTTATAATTATCAACCCCACGGATAGATACGACGTTCTCAAAATCAGCTATAGTATCATAAGCCGCCATAAGATCAGCGGCACTGATCCTTGAATCATTTCTATTTAAGAACAACTTAGATATATCAGCCTCTGAGTTAATTAACGTAGTTAATTTCCTCTCCAATGCGATCCTATCCTCTGTTAATTTAAGAAGCCTATCATTCTCCTTGACCAACTTAGCCTTATCAGATTCAAGAGCGTCCTTCGACGCAACACTTTGTTGAAGCCTCAAGATATTCTTCTCCATCCTCTGTATATCATCCGTAAGCTTCCTAAGTTCTTCAAGATCCCTGCTCGAATCAGTATTAAGACGAGAATATATATCAAGAGCGGGACCTATATCCGTATTGTATATCCTTCTTAACTGATTGGCAATATCGTTCAAATTATCCTTCGCCTCAAGGCCATTATAAGCCATATTGGAGATATAGGCGTTAAACGACCTATTGGATATACCATCGGTAAGGGAGTCGGCGAATCTGTTGGCCATAATGAAATTATCCACCTTCTTATTAAACTCGTTGACAAGATCGGCTTTATACTCATTGACCTGCTCATCCGTCATATTCATATCGGACGCTATATCGCTATTAGGTATAGATTCGACTACCGTCCTGAAATTCTCCTTCGTATCATCCAGCATCCCCATCTCCGAATCATAACGAAGACGATTGAATACGGCGTCACTGAAATCCTTATTTATGATCCTACCATCACTCTCGTACGATGTGTCTATGCCGGATAATTGAGCGTTAAGAGCCATACTGCCACGAATAGCACGGACAGCGGCGGTGGTCAAGGCGCCGGCATTGGCGTTGTAGGCCTCCACCATCCCCTTGTTCCGGGATATGTCTTGGCTCCATTCCTTTATACCCCCAATAGTCTTTCCACCCATAATCGATCCGATAATCATACCGATACCGATCTCCTTCCATCCTTGGCTAGACCCGTACGTCTCCTTGAACCCATTCTTTATAGCCTCCATATAGCCTATATTCTGCCGGATAGCCATAGGATTGTATCTTGATTCTACCCAATCCTTGGCGGACTTACTAGCCACTCCCTGAAGACCTTCCTCATACAGACCCTCTGACACTGGGCGCTTGATGATATTGAACGTATTTCCGGCTACCTTCTGCCATTTCTTTGGTGTTATGGCTCTTAACGTACCATTATCCATCCTCTCGGCACCTACGCCAAATATATTGCGTTTTATGAACTTATCCACACCAAGATCCATGCCGAACATATCGCCGAACATAGCTATATTGGATAATGACAATATGCCGACGTTGGCGGCAAATACGGCATTAGCGGCATTGGCATTGTCAGCTCTGAACTTCATAAGCTCCTCATATGGGACTTCCCTTCCATAAGCGTTACGGTAAGACTGCCTGAAATTCTCCTCAGCCTCCATCAGCATGCTTCTGGCCTCGACAGACGCCTCCCACGAGGTAGATGTGCCAAGGAAAGCGAGGGTGTCCAGTCCCTTGCCTATCCTCCGTCCCGTACGGGCGGCCCTAAGGTAAACGCCGAACGCTTTCTTGGTATCCGAAGCCGCTTTGCCTATCCTAGCCAAAGCCACGCCTGCCCTAGCTCCCGTACGAGCTAAGTTCATCAATCCAGCACCGGAATATACAGCTGATGATAACATGGCACCAGCGGTAAAAGCAAGACCGGATAAGAAATCGTTAGACCAGAAATTAGCCGTAGTCATGCTCTGAAGAAAATTCATATCCCGCTCCTCTCGATTGTAATAATGAGCTAGACCATAATCCATCTTCTTATCCTGATCATCCAGCCATCTCGTGAAATCGTTATCAAATACGGCGTTAAAATTACCTCTGGATACACCGGCGTAAATACCATAAAAAGGCTGGATAACGCCGCCTAATCCGTATAAAGCAGCCTTACCCGCCAGCTTACCCAATCCTCTCATCCATTTCTCGGTCCTACCTTGGCTCCTAGATAGACGCGTGTCGTTATCTACGCCTGGAATATAAGACTCGTATTTAGGTATCCAAGTACCGCTACTGAGTCGATATCTTGAATCCTCCAACGATATCTCCGGACCTGTAAGGTTAAACCTACCCTTATAGCTTTGGTCAGATGCCATATATCCCAATGGGGACATATGTTTCATATCATCATAATAATTTGTCTTAACAGTATTCTTGATCCTCTCCGACAATGACGGTATCTGGGACTTTGATCTCTCGGAAGCGGAATACGGATCCAATACCGGAGGCAGGTCACGATCCGGTATATCATAGGGATCCGTACCAATAGCCTTTATATTATCTACGTTTATGGTAGGATATCTGTACTTCTCGGCAAGATCCTTTCCGTTAGAGGTATTATTATAGATTTCCATTGTTTCCATTATTTCCACTATTTCCGTTATTCCTGTTTCTTATCTCCTGATCAATCATATCAGCTATGGGCGAGATGAAGCTCTCGAAATCATCAGTAGTAGATCTTCCCTCGCTCCTCCAATACACCTCATTCTCCTTGCTAAGTATCTGTTGCCATGCCATGACCAAATAATACTGCGGGCAGAAGTCGATCTTCCTTGCTACCTCATCAGCATAGTTAACGCCATCCAGATCAATTGAATACAACGGGGTATTACCCTCTCTAGCCCCTCCTTTGCTATATATATCAACATTTATCCCAGAAGAACCATTATTATACTTATATCCGGAAGCCCTTAACTCGTACATAGAAGCGTTATCGAACAACACGTCAGTAGCGATCATCATCTGATTCTTCCTGATATTACCGTCATTTATATTCGTAAACATATCTATATAAGGCATTACCGTGTCCTTGGCCCCGCTAGCGTAAGCGAATGGAGCTACCAACAATGACTTAGCCATCTTCCCATAAGCGTTGTTGCTTGAGCTGGCGAAAGATATGGGTACGACACCGGAATCATAGGTCTCGGACAGGATGCTTACATCCTCTTTGTAGAAAGTAAGTCCATTCGCAGCCAGATCAGCCTCGCTTACCTCAACAACAGATCGACCATCACCTCCATTATTGCCAATGATCTGATAATTACCATCACCTATAGGGGATATGGTAAACGTTATCTTCGTATTGGCATTATCCTTATCCTTAGGAATAAAACCGCCACCACGGGTAAATAGGTCACTAACCTTTATATAATCTTTCTCTTCTTGACTTTTAGACGGATAATCACCGGAGAAGATATACTCACGCTCGGCATACTCATGACGATATTGTCTCAGGTAATCCTCGCCAGCACGTTTAGCGTCATCAGCGATCCTACCTAAATCCCCACGACTCCATTTATGTCTTAATAAATCATTCCTCTCTTTATGAGCCTCATCATATATAGCGGTAGCGACAGCGATCGCCCTGTTATCCCCGGCAAACCTATCTCTTATTTCCTCAATGTGCTTATTCTTACTAGCCCCAGATACGGCAAGAGACATTATAGATTCAATATCATCAAGCGAAAAAGACGTTCCCATTAAATCATTCACACGATCCAATAAGACACCTGATTGACCCGAATCCATTGATACATGAGGCATTTCTCCTTCAACACCGTAATTAATAGTATTTATATTATCATTTAACAAAGAGCTGTAAGCGGACAACTTACTCCAATCATTTAATGTTATATCGTTTATACCATTTATATCAAAAACCTTATCGCCATTGTTATTAATATCTCCAAGATTGAATGTGCCGAATCCATAACTAATATCTATACCTGACCCACTGTCCGATCTAGCTTCTCTCTGAATTATAGTATCAATACCATCCAAAACAGCATTGCTCGCCTTATTGAATCCATCATTGATCTTATTATACTTCCCTCTTTGGGTATTTAATCCAAGAAGCTTCAAATAACTATCCTGACCATTGTAATCAAGCAACTCGTTCCTTGACCCTCCATTGGCCTTGAAATAAGCCATGACAACCTGATCGTTATCCATATCCTTGACCACGTTACTATTCTCAGGATCAGACGCCCATGCGTCGATCTTCCTTCTAGCGTCATCTGATAATGACTTAACGAAATTACCCATGCCGGTAGTCACCGCCTTCTCGTTGGCTATGAACCCGTTCATGAACTCATCGCTTATGCTCACATCGTCAAGGTTTGCGCTCTTGGTAACCACGGTAGGCCCGGTCGTGTCATCACCTCCGCCACCTCCATTCTCCGACTTACCCGATTTGCTGGCTCTCATCAACGCTGCTTTCTCCATGGCTAGATTATGCCTTTTTGTCTCATTAAACTTAGCTCTCTCCATCATCTGCTGATTAGCCTTGAAATAATAATCATCAACACCCAACGTCTCGTATGAGTTATTATAAGACCATCTCAGCCCGACGCCACGAAGGAACTGCTGTCGTACCATGAACATGCCGGCTCGCTCCGGGCTGTAGTTGCTACCGATAACGCCCTCGGCCTCCTCCACGAAATCATTTCTCTGCTTGATAATATCCGCCAGCTCCGACTCCAACTTAGCCCTCTTGGCCTTGTCATTGCCAACGCCCTTTAGCTTGGCTCGTATGGATTCTTCCTTGACACTGAAATCATCAATATACCCTTTAAGGAAATCTGAGGTGCTTTGAACATTAAATAAGTCAGGATTCGTTCTAGCCATATATCTTCCCTCTAATTGCATCTGAGCCTTACCGTTCTCAGATATAGAAGCCATGGCTATATCCCTGACCTGAGCGTAACTCATCTCATCTATATACATCTCACGCATCTCGCCCGTCCTGTTGCCATTGGCATCAGTCACCGGTACATTGACTTTCTTCCCCTTGTTAAGGGAGATGAAATTCTTCATCTTCTCATCAATCTCAGCGTGGTAATCCGTATAAGGGGTATAATGTATAGGATTAAGACGTGTCCCTACCTGACCGTCATTCATCCAAGCCACGGCATCCGCAAAAGCCTCAGCCTCGTTTATAGGACTATACATCTTGGGATTGTTCAGCTTCATATCCTCCATCTTCTCGCTAAAAGCCCGGATCTCCCTAGTACCGGCAATAGCATTCAACACACGGGTATCCAGAGCTTCTCCAAGACGAGCCTGTATGCTTCTGGCTATACCGTCGGAAGCCAAATTAGATTTACGATACACGTTATTCACGTCCTGTATCAGCCCATTTAACCTATTCTGAAGATATTCCCTATCCTGAGGTTTTATAATGTCAGAATTGATAATATAATCAGCATACTCGTTTATAGCCTGCCGATTGGTATCTATCTTCTGCTGCATGTACCCCATCCCCTGCATCATGACATCCATGTTGTAGGGCGATACATACTTGCCGTAATTCCTTAATATACTATATTGTGAAGCCATCCTTTATCCTTTCTTGCCTTTAGTTACTTCCTGAGCAGGATATAATCTCCTATAACTCAATATATCTCCTTGAGGATCAGCGATTAATTGTCCATTGGGACCAATCTTTACATCCCCAAATATAGACCTTAATGTATTCATGGTCGTAGCCGTATTCCACTTCTGCTGGATCTCGTCATTTACGCTATCGAAATACCTAGCCCAGTTCTCGTCATTTATAGCCAATCCCTGCAATATACGTTGCTGGTAAGCTTGACGTTGGGCTATATTCTTATCATACGTATCAGCCCAAGTACGGGCGTTTACATTATCAGCCCAAGCCCTTTGAGCCACGTTCCCTTGTTCTACCTCATTAATGTATCTACCTATATTGGAACTCATGATAGCCTGTAAGTTGGATGATAAAGCCCCTCTCTGGGAATCCGGGACATTACCCATCTGATCCAATTGTGATTGGAAAGCACGATTGGTCTCAACCATATACTGATCAGCCGATCTCAACACCGGATCCACGGTAGGAGCGTAATGCCTTTCCAGACCTTCCGTTGTCACGGCTCCCGGGGTCATCCTAAATACCTCGGGGAAGTCAAGACCGCCACCCACTATATTCCTGCCTCCATTGCCGCTGTTCGACTTACCGGCATTTGTATTGGTCTTAGGGAGCGTATTGGGATCAATCAGCTCAGGCATATCCAGTTTAACATCAGGTTCCTCCACATCACCTATATCCATAGGACCGGGAGCCACCTTATGAGGATCAAGTATAAAATCAAGACCTTCCATTCCTTTCATGGATCTCAATGCCTGCATCTTAAGCATATCCTCGCCAAGTATCTTATTAACGACATCCTTGTTCTTGTCAGAGAATAGTTGGCTAAAATGGGTGATACCAGCATCGTTAAGAGCCTTATGCTGTTCCTCTGTAACAACGTCTAGACCGATCATAGGGCGAGATGTGGTAAACAAACCTAATTTATTGTCTCTCATCCTATCATGATATGCGGCTTTCTTGTCTTCCGGGTAATTACCTTGACTATCCTCACCGCCAAAGGAAACGAGCGTCGTGTAATCCCGAAGCGCCTCGGCGTTGGCGATGATCGGGTTCTCAGCCGTAGCCAAGCCCATCCAGCTACTTGTCTGACCGTAGATAGCGTCTTGCAATGCCCTAGCCCTAGCGCCCTCTGAAGCTCCCATATAAGCATCGTAAGCGACCGGATTGAATGTCTTATAATAATTCAACCTCTCATCCGTATTAATACCTCCATAAGAGCCATCAGTTCCTTGGCGTTGATAACCGAAATAGTTAGGATCATTGTTGAACCTATTCTCGATCGGGCGGAAAGTTAATTTACGACCGAACAAAGACGTGCCTCCTATCTCCATCTTCTGGCGAATACCAGCCACTTTCTTAAGCAGCTCTTTCTTAGCCTCAGCTATATCCTCCTCCGTAAGACCGTATTCTTTCATGGATCTGGATATGATGTTATCTATTTCACCACCCTTAGCGAAATACGTATCCTCATCCTTCTTCATCTTCCGGTCTTCCTGCTCCTTGTATATGACATTAGCGAAGTCCGTAAATCTTCCCTCTAATCCATTAACGGTATCGTTGCTATCATTTATAGCCTTAGATAATACGGAGGCGTTTAAACGCCTTGTATTCTCGTCATCTATCTTATCGTTTTTCTTCAGCTTCTCCAGCGCCTTTTTCTGATCATCGTAAGCCGATTTAAGACCGATCTTAGCCTTATACCTGTCCATTAACGTAGCATACGTATCCTTAGGCGTGGCTTTGATCCCATACGTATCTCTGATGTATTTAGCGAAATCCGGCTCTATGGTTGTGTCGTCGGTAATAACCTTCGTTCCCTGCTCCAAGGAAACGGGGGTTCCACCATCGGCGTGCTTCTGCCCCATAGCCTCCATCGGCGCCTCTCCGGGCTGCGTCACGTACTCACCCTTCTCGACCTCTACGTTGGCTTGATCTTCCATCGACTTAGGTAACGGATACAGATACTCACCGGTAAGGCTTCCGCTATCAAACCTATTATTAGGTCCTAGATAAACGCCCCCGCCATCCTTGTACTGCATCTGGGATTGCCTTCTTTGTCTGGCCTCACGCTCCTGAGCCAACCTGATATTGGTACGAGTACCTTTCTCAGACGCTATCCCAGAAACCACGTTACGAGCCAATCCCATGATACCACTAATTCCTGAGGCTATGGTGGTTATCGTATTAGCCGTTTTAGCCCTAGTGGATAAATCTCCATATCCCTCACTTCTCATACGACCTATACCACGACCCATCTGAGTGAATCTAGACCCTATATCATCAGCTCCATAGTAAGGGATGGTGGTAAAATCAAAAACATCCGTACTACCAGACTTATCAACCTTCTTATTACTTTCAACCAAAGCGCTCAAATCACTTGTATCAATGGTATTAATATCAGGATACTGAATATCAAATCCTATCTGGGTAGACGAAACCAAAGGCTCCACTCCAATACCCTGAAGACCAACAACATTACCGGGCATGACAGGATCAACTTCCCCGGCCTCTTGATATTTAGGTATCTTCCTCTTGATTACATACTTGCTCATATCAAATTAATTTCGTTCTGACACAAAGATAGTTTAAAAAAATAGAGACTCATCATTTCACAACGATGAGTCTTTTTAATATCAATCTTTTAAACACGTTATAGGATTGCTCCACTTCTTTTTCCACTCATGACCAAGATAATCTATAAGTTTATCATAAGTATCTATAAAGCCACCATCTATAACCCCGGTGATAACATTCTCTACAGCTACTATGTCGTTTAACTGATTCTTTGTGGCCGTATTCCTTATCCCACTCTCATGCTTGTTAAAGACGATAAAATTAATAGCCTTAGCTACCCTTGATATCTTATCAGACAACTGACTCTTGTCGCTAACCAACCTGGCGACGGCCGAACTCATCTTGATATAAGCCTCGCCAGCGGCATTCCTGTCCTCTATGAATCCATCATGCAACCATATTATCACCTTGGCGTATATCTCTGGATCCAATTCCAATGCTACCATAACAAAAAAATACGGATTTACATACCATTTCTGACCCTCTCCCTTTCCTCTTCGGTAAGCCATTCCGTATTTTTTGAGATCGGTTATCTTATTGATTTTCAATTCATGGTTTTGTACCGTAAGATTTCTTACAGTACATATATCATTAATACTCAGCTCCCTAACAAGAGCTTTCATCTTTTCCTGAAATCCATTAGTAGCAAACAAATGATCAAGCCTTCTAGACTCCAACCCCATAGATTTACGTTTTTCATTCAAGGCTTCCATAACTTCCGTTATGCATACAAACCCGTCCTTGGACATAACAGAAATGTTCCTACCTAATAATTCCCTGCTCTCTGATGATAAAATCAAATTACTTTTCATATCTTTACTAAAAGTTTTTAATTAATAAATGCGCCTATCCGCTCGTGATGAGTAGGTAGGCGCACAAATATAAGCAATACCAATATTATTACAAAATATAATAGCCTATATCATAGATAATAAAATCTTGAAATTTTACATATCTCAAATAATTACAAGATGCTAGATCCTTTTTACAAACAGTGATCCTATAGCCTTAACCAAATCATAGAAACCGGCAGAACTGAGACCTACAGCCACTCCATATAATAGAGCCTCCCACCATTCACTCCCTATAAGCAATGGAGACACCTTTAGTAGCCACGCTAATATACAAACCAGCATACCTATGACTACGGCGGATAGGACTTTAGCCCACTTATGGGTGTCAATATACGGCACAACCTTGGCTAACTGCGTAGCTGACATCGTGACGAAAGCCATGATGCCGGTGAAGGTAGTTAAATCAATAGTGATAGCCCCTTCTGATGGGATTACCTCTTGCGCCATCAAAGCGAACGGCGTCAATAACATAGCAAATAAAAATAACAATCTTTTCATATCTAAAACGTTTAATTACTTCGCAAATATAACACTAAACTGATTAGATATATAAATATTTATTGGAATATAGATATACGACAATATCCAGAACCTATATGTCCCTTTCCTAAATCATATAATCCACCCAAAGGATTAGGCATTTTTTCTAATTCCCCTTTCACATCTGTCCATACGAACCCGTTCCCATCTATCATTTTAGTGTTAGTAAATACATATTTATCATATTTCACGCATCCCGGATGACCGGATATATACGAGGATCCTCCACCACCAGCTTGAATAGCGTTCGACGATATCCCGCCGCTTGGTCCTCCATAAAAGCCTCCTCCTCCACCAGGGGAATACGAACCGCCATCAAAACCACATCCTCCTCCCACTCCTAATAGACCTCCATTTCCGTTAGTTAAATTATTGCCGGAGTTAGATCCTCCCGCTACTTGGGATGCAGGAGTTCCCTTGGCATAGCCCCCCAGATACGCCTTCAACCCTCCCGCTGATCCTCCGTGCCCAATAAAATAATACTCACATCCTCCACCACCTCCCCCGGCTACCATAATACGGGTCTTTAAAGAATCTACGTTTAGAGGATCGCTATTGTTGGACAACCTCAAATCTGTAGCTCCGCCCCCGGCTCCCTCATAGATATACCTTCCAGCGCTCTCATTAGTCATTGAATGCCCTGAACCTCCTCCATTATAATTATATTTTACAACATTACTCGTCTGCTTAAGTCCACCATTTCCACAATACACATAAATGATATCACCACCAACTAACTTGATAAATCCAGCCACATATCCACCATACCCAGGGTCATTAGATCTGGTAAACCTATCTTCGCTATCATTGTAACCATAATTACCTTGACCACCCCAGCACTCAACATAATAATACGCCGACTTTGGAGCCACAAATGTATGGTAATTATTACTATTATAAGTGTATGTATACAATACATCCAAGCTTTTGGAACCTGTCATTACACGTCTTCTCATAACATACCTCCCCTTAGATATTTTACTAACAATGCTATAACCATCCTCCTATCATCAGCCATAGCATTTACCCATCTATTCTCCCATCCTAAACTACTAGGGGGGGGGGTAAAACAAGCCCCCTTAAATAACACATCAAATAAAAACAATAACTTATTCATAACAAATTATTTATCATTAAAATACTAACTATTATTTCTACTCATACCTTTTATGTTAAGGCTTAACCCCGGTATCATGTTAAGCACCAACTGCCTTTTCGCCTGTTCCTTACGCATGCGCTCGACCTCCGCTATCTGCGCCTCTGATTGGGGATCGTTCTTGATATTATTAGCGATGTCCTCTATAGCTTTCTTATTGGCTCCGGATTGAGCTAGCATCTTATATAACAGGTCTTGGCCTTCCTTCTCCCACCAAATATCCATAGATGGGCGAGAAGCCAAAGAAGGATCGGCAGGGGCTACCGTCTCAGGTACGGGCTGCTGACCTCCGTCCCCCGTGCCCGAATCCCGCTGTCCGAACTCGTATCTCATTGGCTCGTTCTCCGGAACACCATACCTATTAGCGAACATATCAGCGAACTCAAATCTCTTCTCATTTCTTAAGGTCGATCCAAGAGGCCTACCGTATCCTTGATTCCATGCCACGGTAGCGTCCTTGTAGTTGACGGCGTTATCGAAATCCGATTTAGAATACATATAGTAATTATATACATTACCTTGAGCGTCCTTGTCGAAAAACTTTCCTTGATTGATGTAATTCCAACCTAACCCCGGGACCTTGCCTTGATACTCATCCACGAGATAATCCAACTGCTGTGTCAATGTCGGTTTCTTCCCATACCTGCGCTGTAGCTCCTTCTTCCTCGGTCCAAGCCATTGTTGGATGCCAAAATCACCGGCGGCTCCTAGGGCATCGGTGTCCCCTCCGGACTCGGCGGCGATGTTCGATAGGATGCCGATAGCTTGAGTTTGTGGTATCCCCTTCTTATCGGTCAGATAATCCCATATCTCATCATACACAGCCATCTTATTATCCTCTGATCTATCAGGATCAATTACATATTTACCATCTCCATAAGCCCTACCTATGCTTACAGACCCGCCCTTATCTTTCTTCTCCTTATCATCATCCATCAACATTTTACCAACTATAGCCGCCGGCAAAATAGCAGGAACGTTTTTAATGGCTTTTTTTATTTTATCCGATGATTCTTTCAATACCTCTCCAGTAGCTCCAAGCATGTTATTAGAATAATCACCAGCATAATTGCTACCTATACCACTCACAAGGTTATACACATCAATCTCATCCATGCTATCGATATACTTATCAAGGTCATCAACAGATGGAGTCCTTCCATATGTATTATAAAATTTATTCCACAAGCGAAATCTAGCTTGAGTATTAAAAGCTATTTTCTCTGATATCTCATCACTTGATGAGTTTGGTTTAGCCCTATAAGCGTCTTTTAATAATGACTTATCATTTTCGGATAAATAAATCTTATTATAATTATTACTTGAATCATATTTATGTCTAAACTCATGAGATAGGTTAGATAAACTCTCATCACTCCTAGTAACAACCTTATTGTATTTACTAGTATAAAACCCTTTAGCATTACTATTATCCAAAGCGGAGGATACCTCATATCTAAAATCATCAAAATCAGAATCCGCTGATACCCTTAGATTGTAAGCTTCTTCCAACCGTTTCCCATTATCATCAAGCATAGAATCTATCTTATCCTTAATATGCTTGTTAGACACATCATTTATATTTTGGAGATCAACACCATTATCAATCATCAAATCCACAGCCGCCTTATAAGAATCAGGAAGATCATTATAATTCCTTGAAATTCTCTCATGGACATCCTTGTTAAAAAAATCCCTAACCAAAGGTTCATCATGAACATATTTATCTACAAGATCATTATCTACAAGAAAATCATACAATTTACGTTTATCTTCTGGCAGAGGAATCTTCTTTACTTTATTAGCGAAAGAAAAAAATTCACCTAATACCGGGAATAGCCCTAAAGCTGATAATGTCATTCCTAAACCATCCCCAGTCTTCGATGACTCCACAAAATCTCTCACATCCATAACATCCCCAATAATAGGGATACCTCCAGCTATAATCTCGGTAATGTCAACTCCATCGTTTATCTTCTTGCCATATTCAGTATTAAGATTTATGCCACTAGATCCAACGGAGGTGTTATCCCTTGAAGCCACATATCCACCCCCTTGTTTCTTATCCATCTTCTCTCCCCATAGCCCATATTTCTCCATGGGCCATATGCCGTCTATGGCATCCACATAACCAACGGGGTGCTCCCCGTCCAGACGCCGATCCCGTCGCTCGTCCGCTGGGTACAGGGCGTTGGCCAACGGCTGCGTGATATGACCCAACCCCTTATCCTTGGAACTCGACATAGCATCCACCACAGTCCGATATACAGGTCTTAATTTCTCAGGTAGATATAATCCCGCCTCATCAACCAACTCACCTATCTTCTTATTTATACCCCTGAGGCTGAAATTATAATTACCCATACCGTTATTCAACGGGGACAACGTACCTCTTATCCCATTCATGCCTTTAACTGCGGCTCCTCCGCTAAGGATATCAAACTCCGGGGACACGTTTCTCAAAGGACTATCATCCATACCTCTGAAATACATAGGACGCTCGCCATTGACAACCCGGTTAAGACCCTCCTTATATAAATCCTTTATCCACGATGGGATTTCCTCCGGTTTATTCTTCTTAGACATATATTACGTTTTTCACAAAGATAACCATAATATCATAAGCCTAAAAACACGAAACGGGTACATAATAAATCATGTACCCGTTTATACGCTAATGCATGTGATAAGCAGCCAAGGCTCCTTTAGCTTTCTCCTTAGACTTGTACTTAGCCGGCCATAATTTACCGGTCTTGTTACTGACCACTCGCCAATCACTCCCTACTTTCTTGATACATCCTGATTTCGGGCATTTGCCCTTCTTTTTACTGCTAGTTTTCCCTGCTGCCATAACATCAAATATTTAAAGGTATATAATCACCTCAATAAACTTTCTCATCGTTGCTAAACCAACGTACTATCATCTTGAACCGGCTCTCAATGTCATTCACGAACCTAGCCAAGAACCAATCGCCACGAAGACGATCACGCCACCTCCGATGATAATCGACAGCCCTAGGATCGATCTTCCGGTCAATATCATTCACGTCCTTGATCCATACCGGGAGGTTATTAGTATCGTCTTTGACCTCGTTAAAATAGTCATTTATATTTATCTTCTGATCAACCTCCGTCACCAGTATCTCACGGCTATCGTCATTGGTTACAGGATACCTTAACCGCTGGCTCATATCGTTCTTGTCAGCGATAACCATCCGAAGCTCACCGCTGTTGTTGGTATCGTTATAAAACCATGCCTTATTGAATCCGGTAGTCCTAAGAATTTGGTAATTAATCTCATCCTGATACCTTCTGGCATCCATCCTATATTGGTAGTTCGTGAGGATCTTATTCACATACTGCTCACGTACCTGTACCTCTACAACGAACGGATATAGCTTACCGTAAAATACTTGATACGATTGGTTGGTCAATCCATGAGACCATAAACCTATCTCCTGACTTTCACTTGAGTAGTTCTTTCCGGACTGGAAATAATGCTGGTGCTCGATATAATAATCAGGGGTGTAGGATAAATATGATTTCCACTCACCCTTCAGGCAGTTATACCCAACGGTGAACGAGACGTCCGTGAAATGGCTGGTGTCCTGCAACTCCACCGCCTGTCCGTTCCTGTAGAACCGGCCGCCACGGAATTGGTACTCGCTCGGATTCCCTACCGGTATATAATCTTTCTTGGTTATCAGAACCCTCTTGAACCGATTGTCCCAGCCCATGGATAGCCCTATACCAAAGAACTTGTTATCGATATCATAATAAGACAACTCAGCGTCCGTATCAGCGTTATATATCCGGCTACGGATGATCTTCATCTGAAGATGCTCCTTAAACCAGTTTCTAAGCCCCGGTGTGACCTCCGTAAGATTCCTACCATTAGAATCTACCTTAAACACCTGACCACGCCTTAAATCGACCCAAAAATGCCCAAACTCGCAACTGATCATATCCCGACTCTGGGTCCCGGAATATCCTAACGTCGTATTATTATACTCAATGCCACGAGAGGCGAAAAGCCCACCTGTCCCTAGCTCGCTATTCTCCGGGGATATTCTTTCTGCCAGCACGTCTATAGCGTTATATAGTCCTACCTGATTCTCGAAGCGAGCTAGTATTTGATCCGACTCTATTCCCTTCATGCTTATAAGCTTTCCGAACGAGGTCTTGAACTCATGGTAATCCATAGGCTTGTACGACAGCCAAGGATCGGTCATGCCGTTCTCCGACACGTCGGCGGTGCTCCATATGACGCCGTTGGGTCTTTGGTAAGCGCAGTCCCAAAAATTGCTATCATACGTCTCTGGTAATGACCTGCCACCTAACGTAAATCGATTCTTATACACAGGACTCATCTTAAACACATTACTCCTTGATATAGGGACATTACGCTCCTGAGTCCATGATATATAATCCCCCACCTCCGGATAGAACCCCTCGTAAGGCTCAGGGCCGGCTATACGGAAATTGCAATTGATCTCAGACTCCACAAGAAACTGAGGTATGCCATAGAAATATAGGAAGAAACGACCGCTAAGATACATATCTCCGGTCTTGCAAACCATCTCATAAGCGCTCTTCCGGCTAGGGAAAGAGTATAGCGATCCGGTATCCGTATCGGTCTTATTAAGATAATCCTCCCCGGTATCGTAATTAACGAAATAACGGGGATACCCGATGTTCCGATAATCATAATAAGGGAATGGTATCATGTCCCCCTGACCGAACTGAGTCAAATAAAACATAGGCATCTTCCTCTTAAGCGAGAATCTTGATATAAATACATCACCTCCAAAAACAGGTTTACGCTTATCCTTATCCATCAACCCGCAACCACCTAACGATACCCACCTGATATCCTCTATCTGCCCGTATTGAGCCGGAGAATATTTCTTTATCCTCATATAGGGGCAGGATACGAAAGATTCACGTGTCATAAAATGAGGCGTCATACCAGCCACCTCATCGTTACGAATATTACACTCATCCTGAATACGGCTGGTATCGTAACTTGAAACCAACTCCGGATATTCAAGCATATACTTATCCATACCAAATGACATGAACAATGAATGCTCACGATCGAGGTTGTTTATGATAATAGGCTTACCGCCTACGGTCTCCCCTTGCGAAGAGATATCTGTTACCGGATATAACCCGCTCTTGATATATTTAGCCGTTGACAATCCACGTAACTCTGACTCCCCTATTTTTTGGTAAAATAAATTATAATGAGCGACAGAAGTATAGTAATAAGCATAGTTCCGTCTAGGTCCCCTATCTATCAATGCCGTTAACCACTGATACCTATACTTGCCTATATCCACCACGGACTGGGCTGTGGCCTTGGCGATACCTGTAGCCAGACGGATAGCCGTCAGCGCTATGCCGACAGGGTTGGCTAAAAAGAACACACCTCCACCGACATATTGCTGTGAAGCCGACTGATATGTATACTCAGCTATAGCGGATATTAAATTAGCCATAGCCTCCACCGTAGCCAATGATGTTGCCATACTGTAAGCCTTACTCCCTAATATCGTCCATTTAGGGTGATCCTCCACCTCCCTGAATATACCTGAGGATTTACCTAATTGATAACCATCAACAAGGCACTCGGTGGGAGCGTCAGGCTTGTTAAAGGCAATATCAGGACTTAAGAATGAATACCAGATATTACCCTTCCTGTTAAACGGATGCGTTATAAATTTCTCACGATTAATATCCTTATAGATATACATATCATCAGACAAATCGTTGTAAGGGTAATTAGGATAAAGGTTAGCCGATCCGTCGGGATCATCGTACTTAAACATATCATAAGCCAGACCGGTCCCGATAACGCTCTTATCCAACGTCCTATCGCCCCTATACAACTCATATCCTATTATAGAATCTCTTCTAGCCTTATCTATAAGACCGTTCTCTACCGCTATATCCAGAAACTCATTAACGATATCGTCATCAAGCATCACCCCCATAGGATAAATATAGGAGTCAACTCCATATTGACCGGTCAGTTGAGACGGATTACCCATAAAAGGAGCGACAGAGTTATCCGGAAACTTGTAATGACGTATAGGTCTCTGACAAAACGTGGTTGACGTATTGGGGTACTCAGCGTTATCCCCATTACCGGTGAAATAAGACTTACCCCCAACTGATTTAGGAGACCCATAGTATTTCGTCAAAGAATCTATTATGTCCTTCCTCTTTGATCCTCCCGATGATATCCCGATCTTGCTTGAATCATACAACTCAAAATTAGCCGGATACTTATTGGCAGACTCCCAATATCCGAAATCACCGTACTGATATGGTCTGGGAGCGCAATCAGCGGGTTTATCTCCACATGAGATACATTTCGCCTCATAGGTAACAAATCTTCTTAATTTCAATTCTTTCGTGAAGAAGAATACGTATTTCACCTCCAGTGGCCGAATGCCAAAACAGAACGGGGCGGGGAAGATGGCGGTGCCGGCCGTATAGAATCCGGCAAGCTCCTTCATGTCCTGCCTCATGGCGAAACCGGTGAAGAACACGCATACCGCAGGCTCGATGCAAACATATATCTTATGGAAAGTAGTCTTGTCATCATTCCAGAACAAGTACTTTGGCATCATAAATATCTTATGATCCACGTAATTCACTATAACACCTTTCTTGGCATCATTAGCCAAAGGATTAGGAGCCACGGTACCTTCCTTGTCCGAGAAAAACGTTATACGAACCTTATTGTATGATGACGAGTCGCCGATCGGATAATTATAGTTACCCATCATCTCTATATACATAATACCGTTATCAGGATCGGATAAACCACTTATGTATTTCTCGTAATCCAACTCCACCCATCTGGCGTATGAGGATACATGTGGATAGAACTTGAAATAAGTCAAGTTGCTTCTACCGAACCAATTGGTCTTGGCGTCAATATCATTCTGCACAGACACACGACTTTCCCAATCAGTAGATATGCTGGTATTGAACTTAGAATTATCACCATCGCCAAAAAGACACATGGCGTTCTCGATACCAAACTGACTCTCATATTGGGGGAAATAAGCCTCCATCGTATCCATTAACTGATCAAGCATCGTCTCCGTATGCTTCTTTCCTTCCCATCCGGGATATTGATACAAATATGTGCACTTACCCAATGACCTACCCCCTTGGAATGTAGGAAGTTGAACATCGTTAATAGTAGGATTCACGTGAGGATCACCTACCGAACACCCATTAGTACATATACCCTCATCATATAACTGCCGGACATTAGACATATCCTGACACAAGACCAAGGCGGAGGAGTCTATATCAGACGGGAATTTATCCTCATCCTGACCATCCAGCCATTCCTGAACCAGATCTATGATATTCTTACCTCCACTGGAGTAATTATCGAAATCACACAATACAGAGAATTTCCTTTGTGACTCGGCGTTACTTTGTATTAATGTCGTAGGTTCGGTCTCCACGTAATCACTAGCCAGCTTATACGTAAAATCAATCCTAGAATCCACCAAAGAGTTTTTATCCAATATAGTCCTGGTCTCTATCCTCTCGATATCATCACATCCACTAGGGAAATCGGGAGCCTTTATACCGTCTTGATCCTCCGGCAATGATATAGCAGCGCATAACTCGTCAGTAATGCCTACATTGGATTCTATAAGATCACACAGATTCTCTATATTGTCAGCAATATAATCAATAGCATCATCTACCGTAACATCTTCCCCCATCGTGTTGATAACGAATTGGGTCTCTCCTACCGTGGCATATTCCTGCTCTACATATCTGAGTTGCTTGACATCTAGCTGATTCTTGCATTCTCCTCCAAAATCATCAAATCCCCAAGACGGGTCGTTTATGATCTTTGCCGTATTCTTAAACTGCCAAAGATAACGGCGGCTGTTCCCGGCGCACTGCGGGTTGTTCTCCAATACCGAAGCCGCTGATAGGTCTTCAGAGTTGCCGTCCTCATCAACGATAACCTCCATCTCCTCCCTTGTGGCCGGACGAGGGATAAGCGGGAACCTAGCTGTCCTGTATCCCGTATTGGTAAAGAATCTTATACCCAACGGATATACCTCGTCACGCATGAAAGAGGCGTATTTAGAGCAAGCCACACCGTCTTTATACAAATTCTCCGTGGCTATAGATGTCTGCCATTTAACGAAATGACCCAAGAAGTTAACGACCGGTTGAAGATTCCATTCGTTCTCCACGGTCAAGCCGTATTGAAGAAGACGATTCCCGACAGACGTCATGCCTCTGGCTGTCTTATATACCGGTATTTCCTTGGATAACTTCTCCATGGTCGTACGCTCGCTATACTGATCCGTAAGGTAATAGATGGTCCTTTCCGTTATCGGATGTATACCTTCTATGAAATACTCAAGAACCGGGCTTTGCTCACCATTAAACCCAACCGTATTCTGTATAACACCTATCTTATAATGAGATACCTGCTTATCTATATTAGACACGGTAAGGCGGATACCCATGTTGGTTGACTTACCCCATAAACCATCGCGGATAACCATATCTTGACGATCGAATAACATGATTGGGTTGGTCAATGAGCAATATCCGGTCTTCTCAATCCCGAACTCATCGCACAACGCCACGCAGAACTGGTAGGTCCCGGCACGCAGGCTTCCCCCGAACTCCACGACCTCAGGCTCCACGCACGGGGCCGTCAGCAACGGGAACACCAGCAGCTTCTCGCAGGCCAGCCTACACCTCTCTATTGGCTTGTCATCCCCACATGTCTTATACCCATGGTAATGATACCAAAAGTCACCATCATCATCCGGATTAAGAGCCTTATCGACCATAACATATCGCTGGGGATTATATCCATCGGTCCAGTATATCACCTTCCCACATTTCTCATCCTTGATCTCTATATCGAAAATCGGGTGATGAATGGAGAAGTTAAGACAAGGGTCATCGGTCCCATCCTCTATCAACACCTCCATCAAATCACATATCTCATCGAAACGACCATCCGACTCCTCAAGTCTCTCGCCAAGGATACGATGAATATCTTTCCCTGATCCTGCTAATTGATCCTCTACGGTCTTGACATAATCCAATGACCTCATGAACGTGATCTTAGAGGTATTGTTATCAGGATTCACGAGAAAGAAATAAGTATTATCACCAGCTATATCATTCTTATACCCAATAACCTTATAGCCATCGAATCGCTTGCATAAAAGGGTGCTAGGCTCGTTCTGAATCTTAATCTGACTCCCATCGTCACCCTCTATGGTAGCGTTCAAGGCGAAACTGTACTCAGACGGGGATAGGTCCTGTGGATGCTTATCCCTGTTCATCCCGGAATCGGGAACCGCTATGTTAGAGTTATTTTGCACGATCTTATCTTTTTCGCAAATATAATAAATCCGCCAGATAATCACTTATGTGGCGGATTCTAACAAACCGTACGTATTATGCAAAACATTCAAATCGCACAAAAATAGAAAATCCTTCTGACTCTCACAAGCCAGAAGGAAAATCTAAACACTTTGCAACGTTTACCTCTAATGAAAATACAAAAACATAATAATTATGGATTTTTTCCCATGTAGCTTGATTGCTTATCGGCGTCCTCTACGGATATGTAGAAGAACCCGTTAGTCACGTATCTCTCATTGACATCCACAAAATCGGTAGATCCTTTGTCTATTCCTCTCTTCGATCCCTCGTCGCACACGGCCACCAGACTATTGAAATCATTGGAATAACCAACGACAACGCCATGTATGTCACGATTCCGAGGATCGAAAACATATCTCATCCTACATCTGTCATAAGCCAATTCCAGAGGACTTTTGTTTATCTTACCATCAAACCCTATACCTGTGGTCAAGGCGATAATACTTCTTGATATATCGCTCATAGTAGTATCTTTTACCGGCACCTTAGGCATAGAAACGCCTTCCATGACAAAATCTAATGCCTTATCTAAAAGCTCGTCGAAATCATCATCCCGAACATAATCCTTGAACACCTCCAATATATACAACCGGACATGGAGTTCGTTATTGACATCATTTAATGCGATCATAATGCTAGTTTTCGGCAAAGCTAGATTATTCCTATACAATAGAAGATCAAATATGTCATAAGTAAAGGACTAAAAAATAAAAAAACTCTCCTATCCTCACGGACAAGAGAGCCGATGTGTTTATATTATGAAGAAAAATCTACTCGCCAATCCTTACAATGCAGTCACGAGACTCCTTGTCGTAGATCATCGTGCCTACCTTAGAATACAAGGTCTTTATATTTTGCCAATTATCCTCACCATGGGCAGATACGTTGGTAGGGGCATCACCGGTATAAACCTCCTCGCCTCCGATATTGACAAAATCATATCCACGTTTCTCCATAGAACCGCCCTTATATGCCGTGAATTTGATAGTGATATTACCTTTCTCACGACCACCATACCAGTTACCGTATATACTGCATCTGATCTCAAGAGGTAATTTATCATAATTATCGCCATCCAACAACGGTCCCATCTGGATCAAAGCTGCCTCATTACCCGATTCCATGTTATCACCACCATGGATGAGATAATCACCTACCCGTTCTTGCGTGGTCTGGTACTGTTTACTCCAACCAACCAGCTTGCCGTCAACATCCGGGAGGCCGGTGTTATCGAAACCGGTAGCCGTGTCAAAGTCAATGCCGTCCTCGTCAGCCCAGATATACCTAAGCACTAGGTAGTCGAACTCCGGGATAATAACCACCGGGACCGACTCCTGCCTGCACACGAACGTCTTCTCCTCCTTGGTGCCTTCTTTTATAACTTTGTACGTAGCCTGACGTATCTCTCCAGTCTCATTGATATCAGCGGTAACCCTAACCTCAGCAGGACCAGTACCACTTGTCTTATCTAAATGTATCCAATCATTTTTCTTTGCCATATTATCTTTTTTTCTTTTTAAAAACGTATATTCGCGTCATAATCGCGGGGTGGAGAAGAGGTATCTCATTAGGCTCATAACCTAAAGATCGAGGGTTCGATTCCCTCCCCCGCAACTAAACCAATTTGATATACTTATCAAAAGCATTGGGCCACATCCGCTCACAAGACAACATCCTTCTCCTATTATCCTCAGCCAGCTCCCGATAATCATTTAATGTAATCATCGACATCTTAAGCTCCTTCATAGCCCTAGCAAACTTACCCGGTTCCTGTTGGGCGTATAGCTTATAAGCGTCACCAGCGCCCTGTACCAAACCGTTCACGGCAGCGTTCTCAAAGATCTTCATCTTAATATACGTCTCGACATAATCCTCAAGGTATCCTAACGCCGTTTCAGGTATATATGGGAGACCGTCATCGTCCTTAGGCGTAGCACGATATATGATATAAATAAATCCATCAAACCCGGTATACATAGTATTGCCAGATATAGTTATATCATAATTATCCCAATCGTACTTATCCCGATACTTGTCGGCGGCGCAATCACGCCTCAACCCACGACCTATGGATAACCTTACGGGATGATGATAATGGAAACGAACCTCGTGAGACCCGATATATATCTTCTCCGTGATCGTCTTCTCAAACTCCTCCTTACAGCACTCGGTGCAGGAGTTCCAACGGAAACCGCGCTCGGTGCGCTCGACCCAGCCGATCTCGTGTTGGAGGTCAGCCTTAGCCTTGTCGCCGCCAGGAATCTCACAGATAAGAGGCTCACACCTATAGGCGTCAAGCATGTCGAAAAAATCGGAAGGCAATACCGCCTGTTTATTACTGGTCTTGACAACCGCCTCTGACATGACCGCTATAACACCCCCGAACCTTTTCAAGGCGATCTCAGCCCACCTATAAACAGACGAGGTATCTATAGCCCCGCTATCATCGTATTTATGTAAATCGGCCTTGATCTCGGCCAATAGCCCTTTTATAGTCATATTTAAGTCTTTTGCACAAAGATATGTATTTGAATCCGTGATACAAAAAAAATCCAGTCTACCCTCACGGGCTAACTGGATCACAAAAACTTCTACAGCTTATAAACCCATTTAACTCCAAATACCTTACTCTCCGACTCAACCTCCCGATACAAGAACTTATATCTCCTACCTGATTCCATAGCCAACCTACATTCCTTATTCAAGGCCGGAGAGATATATAGATGAAAATACTTATTCCTAGGCATAAAATCCATACACGTATGGACGTAAGAATATCCACCCGTCCCACGCCTATTAATAGTACCGGTAAGTTTATTCAGATATATCTTGCGGTTAGGATTAATCTTATGACATAGATAACCGATGTTGTTTATATAAACCCCTCCCTCATCCTCCAGATACCTATCACGTATGACTTTCCAGATCAACGACTGGCACTCAAGAATATCATTCTTATCCACGATCGTATGCTTCCTCCTTTTCCCGTTCTTAGACATAATAGATCTATAGAATCGAAGAAAGTATTGATCAAGTATTTTAAATGACTTTGTTTTCATATCACAAATATAACGATTTCATCCTAATACAAGAAATTTATACACAAAAATACACCGCCTGCACCAAGGACGAGGCAAATAGGATAGCCGACAATAACCTACAATCCGATGGTATCTCTTACGCTAATGGCTTGGCGCAGGCCGATAGATGTGATTGCGTGGAGCCAACAAAGACATGGAGCGCCAACGCTATGCTGAGCGGTGATC